CCGACTCCACCAGCGCCGCCTAGTTCTGGTATGATTCTGGCAACGATCAATGTTCCTGCCTATCCGTCCCTACCGAAAAACCTTGCGGATCGGAAGAACCGCCCGGAATTCGGGGTCACGATAAAGACCAATGAGAATCGCCGTTACACAATGCGCGATATTGGGGGAATCGAACGCCGTCTGGATTCGCTTGAATATTACACAGCATTGAATGCCTTGGAGCAAAAGGCGGTCAATATGTTGATTACCGATGCGACAGGTGCCGACAGGTTCAAGAACGGGATTTTCGTTGACAATTTCAATAACCTGAAGATTGCCGATATCAAGGACACGGAATTCAAGGCGGGTATTGATCCTGCCAAGAGCGAAATTACACCAAAGTTCCGCGCCATTCCTCTTGACTTGACGGCAGTTGATGAAAATTCTTGGGTTTCGGCAAGAAACTATGACGATACAATCGCGACGATCACTCCGAATACTGACAGGTTCTTGGTCAAGCAATTAACCGCTACGGGAACCCGTAACTGCGTTACCGATTACTATATCTTCTCGGGTAAAGCGTATATGCAGCCTTCATATGACGCTGCATACGATACAAGTCGTGCCCCTGATGTGACAATAGACGTTGGAAACGTATTCAGCGATTTCGTGGATTCTCTGAATTCTATCGTTCCGCTTCAGGTGGAAAGCACTCGTATCGGGGCACAGAATGTCACTGTCACGAACACTGATATTCGATTCCAGAATGCCGGGACCAATACGGTAGAGGTCGGGGATTTTGTAACAAACGTTTCATATTCTCCGTTCATGCGCGGACGTAACGTGCGGATCTTCGTATCCGGTCTACGCCCAAATACCCTGCATTGGTTTTTCTTCGATGGTACAGCCGTCAACCCAAACATAGCGCCTGCAAGACGCCGTAACGGGGCAACTCGTCCTATGGATATGGTAAGGGCAGGAAAGTTCGGAACAGGCGTCAGAACCGATGCCAAGGGCGTTCTGAGGGCAATCTTCCGCATCCCGCCGAAAACGTTCTTCACCGGGGATCGCAAGCTTGAGATCTACGATACTCAACTCTATCAGGATCGAGACACATCTACGTCACGGGCTTCCTTCATCTACCGCGCATTCAATATGTCGGTTGAGAAGGCGGGGCTATCGACACGCTTGCCCGAAGTCGAGACAACGGCACGGGTATTGGTTCAGAACTTCCCGATCCAACAAAGTTCGGATGAGGGGTCTGATCCTATTGCCCAAACCTTCTTTGTCCCGAGAGGTGAGACTAACGATAACGCTTTGGCGGTTGACAAGGTATGGCTATTCTTCCGCAAGAAATCTCCGACATTCGGTGTGACTGTCGAGATTCGGGAAACTGTCAATGGATATCCAGCCAAACGCAAGATTCCATTTGCCACGAAGCATTTGACTTCAGATGAGGTTACAGTATCCGGGGACGGTAGCGTATGGACTCCGTTCATTTTCGATAAACCGATTTATCTGAAAAGCGGTCAGGAATATGCTCTGGTCATCAAGCCGGATGCCAATAGTCCCGATTACCGTGTATTCACGTCTACCCCCGGCGAAAACGGGGTTATTTCCGGGCGTCCGATTGTCCGAGATATGAGCAGCGGAACGTTGTTCGCGTCAACGAATAACCGTGCTTGGACAGCTTTCCAGAACGAGAACCTGAAATTCGCGATTTTCCGCAATGAATACACAACCAAGAAATCCACAATATATCTTGGAACAAGAGATTGTGAATTCCTGACTGTCGATAGTGCTACCGGAGATTTTGCGGAAGGTGAATATGTTGCCAAAGTAACTGCAAATTCTGCCGGAACCATTTCGGTAACATCTGGGAATACGACGATTACCGGGACCGGAACCAATTTCAGTCAACACCAGTTGGGGGATACTCTGGTTATCTATACCGGAGCCAATACCTATGAATTGGCCGAGATATCGGCAATTACATCGAATACGGTTCTGACCGTCAAAGAGGCTATCGAAACTTCAAACAGTGCCGCATCCTATTTTGAAAGCATTGTGGGTCGGGCATCCTATTGGTCGCCGAATGAACCTGCAAAGCTTGTGCTACAGGATTCAACAGCCCGAAGTGGTAAGGTGTTTGTAGCAGGCTCAAGTTTGCTTGGTCTGGACAGCGGCACGACAGCTAACACAGTATCTGTTGATAACCAGCAAGTGAGTTACCTGCAAGCAAGTATTGCCAAAGCGACGACGACCAAGACAAGTCTGGATATCGTTGCCGATACCTTGTCGATTGACGGGGGTGGTACATATACTTCGCCTATGGCATTCGGCAGCAACAAGTATCTGACGACACGTAACACGGTCATCAAGAGCCGTTCGAATGAGGTTTCGGATAATACCGGACGTTCATTCAGATTGAGAATGAATCTCTACAATAACGAGGATTCGACTCCATTCGTTGATCACGAAGCATCCAACATGATTGTCTATGCCTATGATATCAATAATGATACCACAAGCGAAACGACAAGTTCGGGTAATGCGGCTTCGAAATACATATCTAAGACCGTGGAATTGGCCGAAGGAATGGATGCCGACGATCTGAAGGTATTCCTGACAGCCTATAGACCGCCCGGAACGGATGTAGAAGTGTATGTGAGATTCAAGAACGAATTCGATACAAGAGACTTCAAAGAAATCGAATGGACGCAACTAACCAAGAAAGCCGAGACTGACGGATTCTCTTCGAATGCCAATAGAGACGATTTCCGCGAAATCGAGTATTTCGTCCCTACCAAAACCACATTCACCAATGGCGGTGGTGCGGGTCTGGAAAGCACGACAGGTATCCTGAGATATCAGGGCAAGGATGGCGCAGTATTCGATAGATACAAGGTCTATGCAATCAAGATCGTCATGCTATCGTCAAGCTACAATCGTGTTCCCCGTCTACGAGACGTTAGAGCGATTGCCCTATCCTGATGAAAAGCGATTACGAGAGACACGGCGATGTTCTACTAAATACCAACAAAAGGGCATTGGAACAACGCCGTCAACAAAAGGAAATGCAGTATCGTAACCGGATGCTGGAAGACCGTTTGAACGGACTTGAAAAGCGAATTGCCATGCTAGAACAGATTGTAAAAGAAAAGGTAACAGATGGCTAAATCTTCCTATCAGGGTGCAAATGTCGAGATTACAACCGATACGTTCGGTGGTCTGATTAACAAGCTTAATCAGGTTGTCTATGATATGGGCACGGTGACTGTTACCGCCGCCGCCGTAGCACAACCGAATACGACAAATGGTGGACAGACGACAGGAAACGTTCATGTTGAAGGCGTCTTGTCGTCAAATACCTTGGCCGTTTTCGATGGGATTCGGGGCGGTTCGGCAAGTGTCCCCGGCAACCTGAATGTATTGTCGAATACGATCTTTCAGGGGTTCGAACAGTTTTCGGTATCTAGTGTCAACACCTTTTCTATCGCCACATCAACCTTTTCTCTGACCGCCAACGTCACAAGCGATATCACACCTAACGGTCTGGTTTCACTCGGAACCCCGACAGCTTTATGGTCATTCGTTTACGCTAACAACGTGGTTGCGGATGGCACAGTCGATTTGAAATCCGACCTGATCCTAAGAGGGTCTACGGATAGAAAGGTTGTCGCCCAATCGACAAATACCGGGTATAGGTCGATCACCTTCACTCTGAAAACATCAACGAACAATGTCAAGGACATTTTGACGGTTGATCAGAATTCAGTAAAGCCGTTTACTGATATCACGTATGATTTGGGTGAAGCTGCCTTGCGCTGGCGCAACCTGTATGCACAAACTGCCACAACATCAAATACGGTGGTGAACGACACATTAACCGCCAATACTATGTCGGTAAGTGGTCCAGCAACATTCGGTGGGGTATTGACCGCAAATTCTGCGAATGCCGTTCACGATATCTCTGGTAGCATGACTATCGGTGGAAACCTGACCGTTACTGGCACGACTACTTTTTCGTCAAACGCTTCATTCGCATATGATACAAGTACCGCTAATACGATCACGGTATTGGGACTTCTTGATTCACAAGGAAATACTGTATTAGGTAATGCTAATACCGATAGAGTGACGTTCAATGCCAGAGTATCTTCGGCGATAACACCTTCTGCGAATATCGTCTACAATCTCGGGTCTACTGGACAGCGTTGGAATACTGTATTCGCCCAAGCCCTTGAAGGGAAATTGGCATGGGCGAACCTGTTGAACGTTCCGAGTCCGAATATTTCATTGAACCTGTCAGGGGTTGTCCAAGGTAGTGCAAACGTTACGCTTACTGAATTGGCAAGCGGCTCATTGAACTTGGCCGTGACTGCAAATAACAGTATCGTTCTCGGAACCCATACCAGCGGTAATTACACACGAAGCATTTCGGCGGGGTCTGGAATTAGCGTCACGGGGGGTAATACCGCAGGCGGAAACGCGGTTATCGCATCAACAGATAGTTTCGATAGTGTTTTGGCACGAGGGGCTTCAACAAGCCGTACAGTGACATTTAACGGGCCTATCAACGCCAATACCATGACCACAACCGGAAGTGTCGTAATCGGCGGGGATCTGACAGTTAGCGGTAACACTACTATTGTCAATACAGAAACCGTGACAATCGCCGACAACATCATCCTTCTGAATTCGAATGAAACAGGTTCCCCGACACAGAATGCAGGTTTCGAGGTTGAACGCGGAAACCTGTCGAATGTCAGTTTCGTATGGAATGAGTCTCTTAATCGTTTCTCTACAGAAGGAAATGCACTACAGGCAACGACTTTCTACGGGGAACTGAGTGGTAATGCCAGCACGGCCACCAGCGCCACGACAGCATCCCGTCTTGGCACGGCCCGCACCATATCTCTATCCGGCGATGCAACGGGTTCTGTGGCTTTTGACGGATCTTCCAATGTCACTCTGACTGTAGCAGTGGACGACGATTCGCATACCCATGACCTACGCTATTACACTAAGGCGCAGGTAGACGGAACATTCTACGACCGCACGACAAGCGACAGCCGTTTTGTCAGGGCTGATGTAGATTCTTCGGCACAGAACTTGACTGCTATTTCACTGAAGATTTCATCGGCTGATGGCTACCAGTGGAAGAGTGGCAATCACCGGATTACCCATAATGACGGGGCCGGGAACGTGCAAATTCGTCTTGGTCATTACGTTGCATCGACCATAACCGGGACGGGGGGTAATACAGTCACGACATATACCGAAACGTTTACCCAACCCGGAAACGCATGGTATATTGGCGGTAATATCGACAGCACGACGCTAACCCCATTGACGATCAAGGTGGCCAGCAACCCGACAGCAAATTCCGGCACGGCAGTCGCTTGGGGTTCTCAATTCAATATCTACCCCGATAAACTGCAATTCGGCGGTATCGACGTATTGACTAAAGACAAGGCGATATCGAAAGTTGAAGACGATAGCTATGCGGGTTGTATCAAATCAACCACAACATATGCTCTGGCTTCGCCCGTCACTGGCGGAACATATACACCGGAACCTGTCAATTCAAACTACAAGAAATTCATCAACGGGGGAAGCTTTACGTTAGGTGCCCCGACATTGACAGGAAACTTCAGGTTAAGTGTCTTGATGACCAATAACGGCACTGCGGGTAATGTTACATTTTCGGGCTGGAACAAGGTATATGGAGACACATTGAGTACCGTCAATGGTAAGGAATTCATATTTGATATTCTGGTAATTGACGGACGAAAAACCGTCCAGATCATTGCACTATAAGGGATAGGATATGCTTAAACTGTTTCGAAAAACTGGTGAATATGTCATGGATGTGTCTGACGATACTATCCTGAGACTTCCGAATGGCAATTTCGTGACTCCGGTAAGGGCCGGTTGGTCCGACAAGGATTTTGTCATCCGCGACGAAGCCGACACGATTGACAAGGAACGCACCAAAATGGTATGTTCCCGGTTTCAGGCAAAGGCAGCATTGATGCAACAGGGTTTGTTACCTCAAGTCGAGGCAGCATTGGCCAATGCCGATTCCGTGTCGAAACTGGCATGGGCCGAAGCCGTCGAGTTCCGCCGTAACAGCCCGACGATTGCCAACCTGTCGGCATTGATCGGATTGACCGAAACCCAAGTGGATGACTTATTCCGATTAGCAATGACGATAGAAGCATGAAACGATATATCTGGAACATTCTTATAGCATTGGATCAACTCGCAAACACGATCCTCTTTGGTGATCCCGACGAAACCATTTCATCGAGAGCGGCCAAAGGTCAACATAAATGGTATTGGTATCGTTTGGGTAACTTCCTTGAATTGATTGACAAGGGACACCTAGTCAAATCAAAGGAAGATGATGAAGGAAAGGATTCAGTTTTCAAATGATCTATCGTGCCATATACCAACGTATCCTGACATTGGACCCTTCCTTGTATATGGTCCTGCCCGCATTCTGGTAAGGAATTAACAATGCCACAACCGACCAATAGACTTGATTTCAAAGAATGGTGCCTACGTAAATTAGGCAAACCTGTCATTGATATCAACATTTCAGATGATCAAGCCGAAGATAGAATTGACGAAGCTTTGTCATACTATTGGGATTACCATTTCGACGGTACAGAGAAGACCTATTTCAAGTATCAGCTAACGGCCACAGATATCGCAAATGGATATATCACCATTCCTGAAAGCATTATAGGGGTTGTGAACATATTTGATATCAGTAGCTATTTGACAGCTTCCGGTATGTTCAATGCGAAATACCAATTCATGTTAAACAACATTACCGATATTGCCTCATATTCTATGTTGAATTACGTCATGACCAGACAGCATATCGAATTGATGGAAGACATTTTGTCAGGTCAATCCCCAATGAGATACAATAGGCATATGAACCGCCTGTATATTGACATGGATTGGAAGAAGGTTGTCGAAGGTCAATATGTCGTGGCGGAATGCTATAACATCGTTGATCCAAATATCTATGTTGATGTTTGGAAAGACCGTTGGCTACAGAATTACGCAACTGCCAAAATGAAATATCAATGGGGGTCGAATTTGACCAAATTTGAGAACATGCAATTGCCCGGCGGTGTAATGTTTAATGGCCAACAAATCCTGTCGGACGCCAGAGACGAGATAATGCAGCTTGAAGACGAAATGATTAGCAGTTATAGTCTTCCGGTTCACAACATGATCGGATAGCTTTGACAAAATTTGAATATGTGGTCCGGTGTCTCAGAGACGGGAAGTCGCCCAATGGTCGGAAAATGGGCGTGTTGCCGGGGGATGTGCCAGACAAGGAATTGGCGTATCGAACCGCTCATAACCTTGAACGCCCCTTATGTCAGGTATGCAATAATGAGCCGGTCAGGTTCATTTCATTGAAGAAAGGCTACGGGAAGTATTGCGGGAAGTCGTGTGCGTATACGGCTACAGGCCAACGTAACACGGCTACCAATGCGAAGAGAAACCGGGTAAGAGCAGAATCCGCCAGACACGATCTTACCAATTCCATAGAGACGGCCCGCGCCGAATACATGAATGATGGTTCGGTGACTTTAAATGAACTTTCGGAACGTTATGGGGTTTCTCTATATCGACTAAGACAGGAACTTGATACCGATCCGCATCGAAGTCGAAACGTTTTTCGCGAGGGGTTGAAAAAACGTTTCGGTCGCATTGACGTAAGATTGTCTGACACTGATTGGGTCAAGGATAAGGTAAGCCTAGGCTGGACCACGAAAGACTTTGCTGAATTTCTTGGGTGTTCTCGGGATTATGTATCGGTGCGGACAAGAGGGCTTATACCTAACAACCGGGCCACATCATCTATAGAACGGTTCCTGCAAGACCGTTTTCCGAAGGCGATTCACAACAGCCGGAAAATCATTCCCCCAAAGGAACTTGACCTGTATTTCCCAACACACAAGGTCGCTGTAGAGGTTAATGGAACGTACTGGCATAGTGCCGAAAAGGTCGGGAAGAATTATCATCTGGACAAGACTTTGGCTTGTGAGAGATTGGGTATAAGGCTTCTACATTTTCATCAACATGAAGGGGAAGAGAAACCTGATATCGTCATCAGCATGATAGAACAGGCGCTGCATTACGGTAAACCCCTACCAGACATCAGCAACATTACTCAGATACCCACAAACGTTGCTGAGAGGTTCTTTGATGAGAATCATTTACACATACCGGAAATGACGCGCGCCTTTGGTATTTTTTCGGGTAACACACTCTTGTATGTTGTTGGAATGTCATACGACAATGGGTTGGTCATAAACAACTATGCTACGAAAATCGGTTATTTTCTACCTGACGCGCCCCTTCGTATCATCGAATTTTTGAAAAGAAAAGATGAATACCACAACGCATTAATAAGGTGCGACAGACGTTATGATGATTACATAACATACAAGGAGGCGGGGTTCGCTATCATAGCCGAAACCCCGCCTTCGCCTGTCGTGTTAGGCCACCATGTTGTCTATGACAGTGGTTGCCTTATCTTTCGTTGATCGTCTTAGACGTTTTTTAGGGCCTTGATCGCGGTCATAGCATTTTCGTATTTGTTTGAGAAATCTCCATCAAAAGCCTCGCGACCCTTCTCAGATTCCCATTCTTCAAGAGTCATGGATTTGCACCCGATGTTGATCAACTCGTCCTCAATCGTGACATTGAACGGAAATCCAGTGATCACAATAGGGGTCTTGGCCACCATTCCTTTCACCCGAGCCTGCCCGGAAACCCAAGCATCCCCGTAAACCTGAGCCTGCCCGAAAACCTGAGCATCCCCGAAAACCTGAGCCTGCCCGTAAACACGAGCCTGCCCGGAAACATGAGCATACCCGAAAACATGAGCATACCCGAAAACATGAGCATACCCGAAAACACGAGCCTGCCCGGAAACCTGAGCCTGCCCGTAAACACGAGCCTGCCCGGAAACACGAGCCTGCCCGGAAACCTGAGCCTGCCCGAAAACCTGAGCATCCCCGGAAACCTGAGCCTGCCCGTAAACACGAGCCTGCCCGTAAACCTGAGCCTGCCCGAAAACATGAGCATACCCGAAAACATGAGCATACCCGAAAACACGAGCCTGCCCGGAAACCTGAGCCTGCCCGTAAACACGAGCCTGCCCGGAAACCCAAGCATCCCCGTAAACACGAGCATCCGGCCCGACATAGGCGGTTTCGGCCACATACGCGGTGTCCGCGACCCATCCGCCGCCGTTCGGATGTTGATGGGCCGGGACAGGGCCTTTGCCGTCTTCAAAGTCAAACATGGTGGTCATTTCTGATTCCTTTCCTATCGCTTACATGATGAATATAGGTTCTCCCAAACACTTTGTCAAGTGAGTAATACGAAAAATTCCCCCTACTAAATAACTGAAATATCTGAATAATGGTAGGAACATGGCAACAAACAGCTATTTCACACAACTTGGTCATGCTGGCGAACAAGGTCTTATAGAAGACCTGATCATAGAATCAATCAAGATACACGGTCTTGATGTTTTCTATCTGCCCCGGACTCTTGGGTCGGAAGACAAGCTGATGAACTCCGATGATCTGCCTTTGTTCCAAAGAGCGGATGCTATCGAAATGTACATCAAGAACGTGGACTCGTTCGAGGGCGAAGGCGACCTTTTTTCCAAATTCGGTATCCAGATACGGGATGCCATGACACTATCGGTAGCCATCAAGCGGTTCAACGAGTCTATCGGCACACCGACAGGACTCCCTAGACCTGATGAGGGCGATTTGATCTATTTCCCTTTGAACAGGAAAATGTTCGAAATCATGCACGTTGAACATGAATCAATCTTCTATCAATTCGGTAAGCTTCAGATGTACGATTTGAAGGTTGAGTTGCTGGAATACAGTAACCAAAGGTTCCAGACAGGTAATGCCGAGATAGACGCATTGTTCGCTGATTACGACATGACGGCCAACACGGATATTGAAGACATTGACCCATGGGCAGATAACACAACGATCCAGAACACCGCAAACACGTTCATTGATTTTTCGGAAGCCGATCCATTTTCGGCAGGGGGTAGTTGGTAATGTTCGGATATGACTTCTATAACGAGACTACACGTAGATATATGGTGATGTTCGGGACGATATTCAATGATATCAGCATTTCCCGAACCGACAACACCAACGTAGAAATCCAGAAATTCAAGGTTCCTCTGGCATATGGCCCGGCACAGAAATTCTTGTCCAAGGTCAAACAAGACCCCGAATTCAAGGCACCGGCTATCGTTCTTCCGAGAATGTCTTTCGAAATCATGTCAATGGAATATGACGGGACACGCGCCCAATCATCATTACAGAATGTAAGGGCGCAGGCAATAGATGCTTCCTATTTCAAGAAACATTTCTACCCGGCCCCGTATGATATCCAGATAGAATTGAATATCATGGCCAAGTACCCCGAAGACGCCTTGAAGATCGTGGAACAGATTTTACCATTCTTCAAGCCGCAATGGACAAGTAGCGTACGCCTGATAGACGATTTGGAAATCTATTGGGATGTTCCGATCATTCTCAATTCTGTCACATCCGAAGACCAATACGAAGGCACGTTCGAGGAAAGACGTATTCTGACATGGACGCTGCAATTCACCTTAAAGGGATACTATTTTGGCCCCGTCACAAACAAGAAAGTCATCAAGTTCGCCAATACATCTGTATATGGCACCATGACTTCGACAGATCTGCTAGAGAAGGTAACGGTTCAACCCGGATTGACCGCTAACGGAACCCCTACGACAGATATCACACAAACTATTCCATTCACGGATATCAAGCTTGGGGATGATTGGGATTACATTGTAAAAATTGAATAGGTCTAGAAATGGAAGACAAATTATCGAAGAGTCTCGGAATGGTGCCGTATGAACCGGAAAGGGAAGAACCTTTGTCCGGTGACGTATTACCGGATGAAGGTGATGAGCAGGCCGATTATCGGATAGCACGTCAGAACATTCTTGATACGCTGGCCATAGGTGGTTCGGCCTTACAGGATCTTATGGATGTCGCGAAGGCTTCGGAGCATCCTAGAGCCTATGAGGTAATGGCCGGTCTTATCAAAACTATACTTGATGGTAACAAGGATTTGATAGACCTTGATATGAAGAAACAGGAACGTTTCAAGAAAAAGAACGAAACCGACAAAGAACAACCTGTAAACAATACATTCTTCATAGGGTCAACATCGGACCTACAGAAAGCTTTGAAGAATAGCAAGGATTCCGATGACTGATACCGTCACATATCGCGGCAACGCCAATCTGAAAAAGAAAGGGGCGATTCAGGAATTCACTGAAGAACAGGTTCAGGAATGGATCAAATGCGCCAAAGATCCTATCTATTTCGCAGAGAAATACGTACAGATTGTGCATGTGGACCATGGGCTTATTCCCATGGAAATGTACGAGTATCAGAAAGACATTACCCGAGCCATTACGAATGAGCGGCAGGTTGCGGTATGTACATCAAGGCAAGCCGGAAAAGCCCTTTCGTTAGATACCCCTATCCCTACCCCGTCCGGTTGGAAGACGATGGGCGAATTAATCGTCGGTGATATCATATTCGGCGGTGATGGAAAACCAACGAAGATCACTTTCGCTACCGAAACATATCACGCTAGAAACGTGTATTCAATCAAATTCGACAACGGGGAAACTGTCAAGGCGGATGCCGACCATATATGGAAGGTGTCCAGTAATGTCCACAATTCCGGCAAGGAAACGAATCTGACGACCGAACAATTGATCCCGATTCTGGATAAGGCGAAATCTGTCGGACAGTCGATCAGAATTAGAAACCATGACGGTGTAGAATATCCAGAAAGAGACCTGCCGATACATCCTTATGTATTGGGGTTATGGTTAGGTGATGGTTGTCGTCGCAATGGCATTATATACACGTCGATACAGGATGTAGACGAGATTATGGATCATGTGAAAGAGTGCGGTTTCGATGTAAGTAAATCAAAGAGAGATCATAGAACCCATAATTCTGCACGTTTTAACGTCATCGGCCTTAACAGACTTTTGCGTCTTAATGGATTTCTAGACAATAAACATATCCCGGATGCTTATCAATTTGCTTCTAAAAAGCAGAGACTCGAATTGATCAGGGGATTGATTGATTCTGACGGTTCGGTTGATAGGAAAGGAAGATGTGAATTCTATCAGAAAGATGAAAAACTTCTTGATATTGTGCGACAGATTCTTTCATCTTTGGGCATAAAGGTTAGAAAGCGGCACAAGAACGTTTCAGGCTATGGGCGATATTTTACCTTGTCGTTCTCTACCAAGAAACATGTTGTCGCTAAGTTGGAAAGGAAGGCCAGTAATCAGGAATCGTGTCTGGGTCATGTGAAGAATGACCATTATTACATACATGAAATCGAACCGATAGAAAGTGTGCCGGTAAGGTGTATACAGGTCGATAATAAAGAGCATCTTTTTCTATGTAGCAAAAGTTACATTCCGACCCATAATACCACGACAGCCGTTGCCGTAATCCTGCACTACATCATCTTCAATGAATACAAGCTGGTCGCATTACTGGCCAACAAGGGCGATGCGGCCCGCGAAATCCTTGACCGCATTCAAATTGCATACGAAGCCCTTCCGCAATGGTTGCAACAGGGTGTCGTAGAATGGAACAAAGGTTCCGTCACCTTGGAAAATGGATGCAAGGTCATTGCCGCGTCTACGTCATCTTCGGCAGTGCGAGGAAAATCTTGTTCTCTTGTATATATTGATGAGACGGCCTTCGTTGAAAATTGGGACGAATTCTTTGCCTCAGTCTATCCGACAATTTCGTCTGGTAAGACGACTAAGGTTCTTTTCACATCTACCCCGAAAGGATTGAATCACTTCTACAAGATATGTGAATCTGCGCAGAAGAAAGAGTCCGAACCTGATAGGTGGAACGGGTATCACTATATCGAAGTTCCTTGGAACAGGGTTCCGGGGCGGGATGAGGCGTGGCGTCAATCTACACTAGCCGCCATGGATTTCGATACAGAAAAGTTTGCCCAAGAATTCGAATGCGCGTTCATGGGGTCTTCGGGCACTCTTATTGACGGTTGGCGATTGAAACAACTCGTCATCAATGAACCGTCATTCGAATACGATAAACTGAAGATCTACAACAAACCGGAACCCGGTAATGTCTATACGATCATTGTTGATGTAGGACGCGGCAAGGGACTGGACTATTCGACTTTCTCGGTCATCGACATCACGAAAATGCCTTACAAACAGGTTGCCACATTCCGAGACAATTTGATTACACCTGTTGACTTTTCTTCGGTCATCTATCGACTTTCGAAACAATATAACGACGCCTATATCTTGGTGGAAGTGAATGACATGGGGGAGGCTATTTCGGACTCACTTCATTGGGAATTCGAGTGCGAAACCCTTATCTATACCGAAAACGCCGGAAGGGTCGGGAAGCGTATATCTTCTGGTTATGGTAAGAATATTGACAAAGGCATTCGCACTACAAAGAGTGTAAAATCGGTGGGATGTAGTGTGCTGAAACTCCTGATAGAACAGGAACAATTGATCGTAAACGATTTTGCTACAATCAACGAATTATCGACCTTTTCCAAGAAAGGCGTATCGTTCGAAGCCGAACCCGGTTGCCATGACGATATGGTCATGACTCTTGTGTTGTTTTCTTGGATGACAACACAACAATACTTCAAGGATATGACCGACATCAACACTCTAAATACTCTACGTCAAAAGACTGAAGAAGAATTGGAAATGGACATGCTGCCTTTCGGATTTGTAGAAAACGGTATTGATGATGGGGTTGTGAGTGATTTCTAAATCGTCATAACCTAAATACAACAGAAATAAGTCTATCAATGCCTGTTTTACAAGGAGAAATTACATGTTCCAAGTAAGTCCCGGTGTGAACGTAAGTGAGGTGGATTCTACCTCAGTTGTTCCATCTGTTGCCACTACCGAAGGTGTTATCGCGGGGGTATTCAATTGGGGTCCGGTCAATGAGCGTGTGCTTGTGACTTCGGAAACCGATCTGGTATCACGCTTTTCAACGCCGACCAATGACAACGCCGAAACGTTCTTTACCGCCGCAGATTTCCTATCGTATTCAAATAGCCTGTACGTATCCCGTGCGGTTTCGAATACCGCATTCAATGCCGGTGCCGCAAATACACAAGTATTGACCGAGGATTCCGCCCTAGCCTTTACTGGCGCGAATTTCATTGCCCGCTATCCGGGGGTTTTGGGAAATAGCCTGAAGGTTTCGGTATGTCCATCGGCTAATGCCTATTCGTCTGCCGTAAGCGGTGTGACGATTTCGACAGGTGCGAATACTGCCACGATTACCACAACCGGCGATCTTGCGGCGGGTGATATCCTTCATATCGGCAACGATTCAATCGGATATCAGGATCTGACTGTTTCGTCAGTGACCGGAACCGATGTGGAATTCCTAGAAAAGTATCGTCTAGCTTCGAACACGGCTCTTGTGACAACACGCTATTGGGGCAACTATCGCAGCGTGGAAACGGCACCGGGCGCGAATGAAATTCATGTGGCGGTCATTGACGAAGATGGATTGATTACCGGAAACGCCGGAACAATTCTCGAAGTATACGAAAACGTTTCGGTCCTGTCAACCGCAAAGACGGAAACTGGTGCGACCAACTTCTATAAGACTGTAATCAATCGTGGTTCGAATTGGCTTTATTCAACGGCTGATACGATTACCGCAACCGGGACGGCAACTTACACAACTCTGATCGAGGGGACGAATGGCGACGATGAAAAGACTATCGGTCTTTCGGCGCTTGCTGCGGCATACGACCTTTACATTTCGCCGGAAGACGTTGACGTATCCTTGATCATGACGGGTAAATCTCGCCTAGGGACGGATGGTTCCGGGCTGGCCAATTACCTTATCGACAATATCGCCGAAGTCCGTAAAGATTGTGTGGTATTCGTGTCACCTGAATATACGGATGTGGTCAATAATCCGGGCGGCGAAGTTGCGGCTATTACCGCCTTCACCAACGCCGTTAGCCGTAGTTCTTACGCCTTCCTAGATTCAGGATACAAGTTCCGTTACGACAAATATAATGACGTGTATCGCTACACTCCGCTAAACGGTGATATTGCCGGTCTGGCGGCACGTACAGATAACGTGCGCGACCCGTGGTTCTCATTTGCCGGATATAATCGTGGCACGATCAAGAACATTGTCAAGCTGGCATTCAACCCGAACAAGGCCGAACGTGATCTTCTATACGGTAGAGGGTGCAACCCGGTTATCAGTCAACCGGGACAAGGAACCTTGCTATTCGGTGATAAGACTCTATTAGGTCGCCCGAGTGCATTTGATCGTATCAACGTTCGTCGTCTGTTTATCGTTCTGGAAAAGGCTATCGCCAGAGCATCAAAATCAACATTGTTTGAATTCAACGACGATTTTACTCGTGCCCAATTCAGAAACCTTATCGAGCCGTTTTTGAGAGACGTTCAGGGTAGACGTGGTATCTATGATTTCCGCGTTGTCTGTGATGAAACGAATAACACGGCAGACGTAATTGGCCGTAACGAATTCCGTGGCGATATCTACATCAAACCGGCAAAATCAATCAACTTCATCCAGCTTAATTTCGTGGCCGTTCGTTCGGGTGTCGAATTTGAAGAGATTGTTGGTCGCGTCTAATAGATATTAACAGGAGACAATTCAAATGGCATTCTCTATCAATGAAATCAGGTCGCAACTAACCTTCGGTGGGGCGCGACCTACCCTATTCCAAGTGCAAATTCAAAACCCGGTCAATTCCCTTGGGGATCTAAAGGTTCCCTTCATGGTCAAGGCAGCTTCGCAACCGCCTTCGGCTTTGGGGGTCATCGAAGCCCCTTATATGGGGCGTAAGGTCAAATTGTCGGGCGACAGGACATTCGAACCTTGGACAGTCACTGTCATCAACGATGAAGACTTTCTGATCAAGAACGCTTTGGAAGAATGGTCACATTCTATCAACAGCCATGAAGGGAACCTGACTTCGTTCAATTCATCTTCGCCGTTGCAATACAAAGCACAGGCCCAAATCACGCAATTCTCTAAAACCGGAACCCCGATCCGGGTATACCAATTCAACGGTTTATGGCCGTCTGAAATCTCGGAAGTTGAAATGAATTGGGAATCGACAGACACTATTCAGGAATTCACTGTCACTTTCCAATATGATTGGTGGGATATCTCGGGTGGAATTACCGGAAACGCCGGAACACGCGACTAAATAAAGAGGGCGGCTAAGCCGCCCTTTTCAGTAAATATACGGGGTGAATAATGAAACTTTTCGGATTTGAAATCAAGAGAAAAGACGACAGTGTTGTAGAAAGACCGTCATTTACCGAAAAGGTTGAAGAAGACGGCGCAGTTACCGTCATGGCAACAGGTGGCTCTTACGGAACCTTTGTTGACATGGACGGTTCGGCCAAGACCGAAGCCGAATTGATTACCAAATACAGGGGTATGCTTCTCCAAGCCGAAGTCGATAATGCAGTTGACGATATCATCAACGAATGTATCATTGTTACGGACAAGGAAAAGCCGGTCGAAATCAATCTGGATGACGTTGATTTACCGGACAGGATCAAGAAACTCATTACAGAAGAATTCGAGAACGTTACCGCTATGTTGGATTTCTCTAACAAGGCGTATGACATTTTCCAACGTTTCTATGTCGATGGGCGTATCCGCTATCATGTCATTATCGACAACGAAACCCCGAAAGAAGGTATCAAGGAATTACGGTATATCGACCCTAGAAAGATTCGAAAGGTTCGGGAAATTCAGGAATTACCCGATCCGGCAACAGGTGTAATCCGCAAGGTCACGAAGTCTGAATACTATATCTATAACGATTCCGGGTTTGCCCCAACCGCCGCAATTCAAGGAAAGGCTACTGCCGCTCAGGGGGTCGCTATCGCCAAGGATTCGGTTGTCGAAGCCACATCAGGCATTCTTAATGAACATAATACTCTTGTTCTATCACATTTACATAAGGCAATCAAGCCGCTCAATCAATTACGAATGCTGGAAGACGCCTCAGTCATCTATCGCATTTCACGCGCCCCGGAACGCCGTGTATTCTATATCGACGTAGGAAACCTACCGAAAGTCAAGGCCGAACAATACCTACGTGATACGATGGTCAAACACAAGAATCGTCTTGTTTATGACGCATCGACAGGTGAGATTCGGGATGACCGGAAGTTCATGACCATGCTGGAAGATTTCTGGTTGCCCCGCCGGGAAGGTGGTCGTGGAACCGAAGTCGAAACCCTGCAAGGCGGGCAGAATCTAGGTGAAATGGATGATATCGTATATTTCCAGAAAAAGCTATACAAATCGCTTAACGTTCCGGTTAGTCGTCTAGAACCTGAAATGGGGTTCCAAATCGGGCGAGCATCCGAAATCAGTAGAGACGAAATCAAGTTTTCACGTTTCATCTTCAGATTACGCAACCGTTTTACGCAATTTTTCGACGGTATCATGGAAAAACAATTGCTCCTGAAAGGTATCGTTACCGCCGAAGAATGGTCGATTATCAAGAACAACATCAGATACGATTTCCGCAAGGATAACCATTTCGAGGAAATGAAGGAAATGGAGATTTTGAGAGAAAGACTATCGACGTTACGTGACATAGATTCGATCAATGGCGCAATCGGGGGCTATTTCTCTAAGCTTTGGATACGTAAGAACGTCCTTATGCAGACGGACGAAGACATCAAGGATATGGATAAGGAAATCAAAGCCGAGCCGAAAGAGGAACAAGACGAAGACCAGAATAGAGGGTTTCCTAAATAACATAAAAGCACACGGGGATTCAAATGAAGAGATTCAAGCAAATCATATCAGAAGTGGAAATGCCGAAATCTGGCAAAGACAAGCGTTTCTTGGACAAACATAAGACGGTCAAGATTCCGCATCCTACTGCCGGGGATGAGGTATTCAAAGGGACTACCAAGAAATCAAGGACAAACCGGGCATCCTATGAAGATGGGGAAGACAAGAAAGTATATGAATCCGCAAAAGAAAAGCGGATCGGCAAGCTTGTCGAAGCCTTCAAGAAAGGCGACAAGGTTCGTATTCTAAACCCGCACGAGGAACGTTTCGGTGAAGTCGGAACCGTCCATCGGGTCGATAAAGGCAAGCAAGCACAGACTGTCAGATTCGCGGATGGTCAGGTGGAATCATTCAACGATGATGAATTGGTTGCCGAAAAATTCGAAATGGAATTGAAAGACGGCACTATCGTTGAAATGGTTCTAGAGGATATTGAGGCCATCAACGATCTATCGGAAGACCTTAACGAATCCAATCGCAAAGCCATGGAAAGTCTTTTGATGATGGATAAGGACGGATTTGACGAGGTTCTACATTTCGCGAGAGAGATTAGATAATGGCCAAAAACAACGTAAAACTTGATGAGACATGGACACTCATTGCCAGCAACGTGACGGAGATAACTTTCGTTAATATGGGACAAAACCCGATCTATATCGGGTTCTCGGTTGATGGTGTTACCCCACCAGTTGCCGATTTCGGTCTACCATACTACCCCGGCCTAGGTGAATTGAAAACCTTGACCGCAGATTTGACATATGGCGCGGCAAGCAATTACGTATGGGCCAGAACCTTTGCGCATACCGGGCGTATCTTTGTAGAAACCGCATAATCATGAAATCCCCATTCGTCAATAGAACCCCAACCCCCAAGCCGGTTATTCTAGTCAACGGCAAGCGTTCCGCGACCGCAATTCCCGGCGATGTATTATCATTTACGGGGGACGGGCCTGTTTCGGAATGGGGCACGAATCTTGTGATAGAGGCTGATGGTGTTGCTACGGTTAACGTGACACCATTGGAATTGCGTTCAGGTAATACCATAAGTTGCCCGGCATTTACCGTGGATATATTAGGCAGGTTCGGTGTAGGTGTCAATTCCGTTATCAGCAACAGATTGAAGAGGGGTTAAGATAATGGAAAGCCTATCCGAAAAGAAACCCATAAGAACATTCCGTATCAAGGTCAATGGTGAAAGTTCATCTGTCGCCTTTGAAGGCGATAACCTGACCATTCACGGTTACGGTCCATTGTCCGAATGGGGGGATGATATCCTTATCGACGTTGATGGTGTGACGACGATCAACGTCAACTCAACTCAATTACAGGCGAATACACCAATTGTATGTCCCGCGTTTAATTTTCATGTGGTCGCCAGAACCGCAAATCAGGTTGGTAAATCGGTGGTCGCTGACGATACTGTCATTCAGGATATGGCTAACACAGCCATTGAAGACATGGCAGGCGTAATTATCAGAAAACTCTAAATAAACCAATCTAATCGGAGCAAGAAAAATGGCAAAGCAGAATTCATTCGGAACAGATCCTAACATCGCGGATAATGATTATGTCTTAGGCGTAAACGTAGCTGATACTACTCAGAGTGCAGCAGGCTCTACGGCAAACTTCCTATTCTCGGATATCTGGAATTACATCACAGGTAAAGCGAAAACTGTTGCCACGATTACCAAAACCGATGGCGTATTGTTTTCGGATACAAGTGACCTAGGTAAAATCAAGATGGATACAAGCAATCCGTATCCTCTAAGAACGAATCCCAATGTCCAATACACCAGCTATAATGCCGGAACAACATCAGCAAATTCTACCCTAACGCTAGACCCTGCAAACGGAAACATGCAAACCGCCATCAATGGTGGGGCATTCACTCTAGCCGTTCCCGCATCTGACACAAGCATCTGTCTACATCTTGTCAATAATGCGACAGCCGGTGCGGTGACTCTGACAGGGTATACCAAGACCGATGGGGATTTGTTGACGACGACAAATGGAGACGAATTCTTCGTTTATATTACCCGTAACAACGGTAAATCCCTAGTTTCAGTGAAAGCCCTTCAATAATGTTTTTCGCTCCCCCAACGCTTAGACTCAAGCCGAAATCGAACGGTGCCCTTCCAGACGTTCTTCTGAACTACAATACCGGTAATCAGCTTGTAACTGTTTCGGGCGACTTTCAGAACATCGGCGGTGGGCAATGGTCGGTTACTCCTGCATGGGTCATAAATAACAATGACGGGACGATCAGTATTCCGACAAGCACTCTGCGTAGTTCGGTATCCGTTGTCATCACATATCAGAACCTTAGTGGTAGTACATCTAGCGGTTTCTCGTTAACCGTTTCAGACGCGACGACGAATATCGTCGGTGGAACGCGAAGCATCATTGTCAACGGTCTTGCGAGCCTTGCCCCGGTTACGGTTAATGGAACCGCACAATCAATTGAGGTGTCATAATGGCGCGTAGTATTTTCTACAGAGTAAAAAGCCCGGTCGGACCTTGGCAAAGAGCCACGGGAACGGTGCCGTTTGCTATTACAGGTCTGGTGGCCGATATCTATGAAGTTGACGATGGTTCAGATGTTCTTGTAAATGCGACCGTGACCGATGTTCCGGCACAAATGGCCGCACCAACCCTAGTACAAATAAAATCAAACGAATTTACAGTAGATTTGGCGGTTGCGCCAAATGATAATAATTCACCTATTACATCGCTAGATATTCGCTATTCGACCGATCAGACAACTTGGACAGAAGTTCTTGGTGTCACAGATCCTTATGTTCTAGGGTCTTTGACAGCCGCAACTCTATACTATGTCCAGACTCGCGCGGTCAACGCCGTTGGTCCCGGTCCTTGGTCGGCTTCGGCAAGTGCCACAACGAATACCGCCGCGACCTTCCCGAACCAGACAGCCCGTATCGGTGCCCTTACTCTTGGTGGGGCCGGTGGTTATCAGATTGTCAACAGTGATGGAATTCCGGCCACGAATGTTGTGGATGCTGGCGGCGGCACAGCAACAGGATACACCCTGTCTACGTCAGGTGTGATTACCCCGACAACCGACGGCAGTCTGGCGGGGCAGGATTCTACCACAATCAATGTAACGGCGGATCAGGGTTCGGCAACGATCACTCTATCCGTGCCCGCTAATGTCGCGCATGTAAGCAATGCGTCACAATTGGAAATTGCCGCAGAGTTAAGCACTCGTGCAATGGGTGACATCATCGAATTACGTGACGGTGAATATAACTCTACTGACGCAGATTTCCGTATAAAAAGAGGCGCACAGCTTACCGGAACTTGGAATGGTTCCAATTATTGTGTCGTCAAATCGGAAAATCCTTACAAGGCCATTATTGGTCATATCGGAATTGATGGTATCACAATCAAGGATTGCTATTTCTCATTCGAGAAACTGACCTTTAATTGTGATGTAAGAGGTGCAGGACAAACAACCGCCCTTATCGGACGAAATCAGGCTTCCTATGTTCGGGTAGAGAATAACAAGTTCATCGGAACCGAAAATCCTGCCCGTTACAATAGAGGCGATTTGAAAGCGGCTATCGACTTCAATAGCACATTGAACGGCAACATTATAATTACGAATAACGAAATGACTGACGTGTCTCTTGGTATCAATATCAAGGGCCGCGATAGCGTTATTCAAGGTAATACTGGTGTCCGTCTTTGGGAAGACTGTATCAAGGTTTCGTCGCCATTTGCCCGTGGTAAGATCATCGGCAACAGCTTTACTGATAAGAAAGCCTCTTATACCCCTTATACGATTACGAATATCACCTATGGTACATCGACCGTAGTAACCGTAACAGATGCTACCGGAATTACAGTAACCAACGATTTTGTGTTAGTGGGTATGACGGGGGCCGATGAATTGGCGGGACGTGTTTTCAACATTTCCGCAGTTACCGGAAACGATGTTACCATTGATGTAAACTCTACAGGCTACACGCCTTATACGAGTGGTGGTACTGCCCGTTACGTGACCGATCATCCTGACTTCATTCAGGGAAGCTTTAGTGGTGCGGCGGCAGGTGATGTTGACGATATCATCGTTAGAGGAAACGTTTTAACAAGAGGTGTCGGAAGCGAATACATGGCCGAAGGTCAAGGTATTTTCTTGACGGATATCGTCTCGCCTGTCAATATCACAAACGCCTTAGTCGAAGGTAATATCATCGAACATACGATGGTCAATGGCATCACTATCGACCGTGCCGTGAATTGCACGATTCAGAACAACGTTTGTGTAAAAAAGCTTGGTCATCCTTTAAGATCTGGCACAAGCCGTATTTCTGTTACAAATGATAGTGGGTGTATCATTCGTGGAAACGTTACCAACAATATCGCGTCTCTTTCCGCTACCACATCTTCTAACCAAATTCTGACGGTCGATTCCGCGTCATATGCGGCGGCGTTCGACGCGCCTTCGACGGGTGAGGGGGCCACGGTCGGCACGACAGCCTATGCGCCGAAAGCTGGCGGGCCACTGGCAACCGCATCGCCGGTCATCGGTGCCCTACCACACCAGAGTTTTGTTTCGCCATACACATTCACTTCGCCGTGGGTCAGTGCCCCGGTCCTATCGAATCCTGTAAACGCCGCAAGTGGCCCGAATGGTTCGACATGGAGTGTGGACACAACAGGCACGACAGGTTCCGTTTATTGGGTGGTAACAGCTTCGGCGACAACCCCCACAGCCGCCCAAATCAAGGCGGGGCAAGACAATACAGGTGTCGCGGCTCCTGCCAGCGGTAGCGTTGCCGTGTCGGCAGCAGGGACCGTAAGCGGGACGGTGGCGGGTCTAACGCCGTCCACTGTCTATTATACTCATTTCGTTCACGAAAACGCATCGGCAGCAACATCCAATGCCATCAGTGCAGCTTCGTTCACGACAACCGCTGTAACAGGTGTTGCGTATGCTGGTCAGTTGACGGCAACAAGCGGAGCAAACATCGGATATAATATCGACCTAACACCTTTGAACCTAGTCGAAAATGATTTCGTATTGGTATCTTATGGTGCAGGTACAGTAACGAATAGGACGATTACATATAACACCGCCGGATATACAGAATTCTCGCAACTCTTTTCGAACGGTACAAACGATACCTCAATGAAAGCCGCGTGGAAATTCATGGGGGCAACACCTGACACGACATTAAGCGTTTCGTCTACAGGTTCTTCGGCAGAAGCTTCGGTTGTGACAATCCAAGTTTTCAAAAATGTTAATTTGGCCAATCCTATAGACGTTGCAGCAGTTACGAGAACGGTACAAGGTACGCGCGTACCCGATCCGAATCCGATTACACCCGTAACCGCAGATTCAATGATTGTTGTTATTGCAACATCTTCTCATAATGATGCCGCCATGCCAGCCCTGACAGCGCCTTACCTAAGTAATGTCAGTAATCAGACATTCGACGGCGGAAGCTATAACGTGTCTGCGTTAATGGGTTCGGTAAAATGGAACAATAGTGGCGCATATGATCCGGCACCATTGACGATAACCGGAGACAGCACGAGCGACACTTACGCAACTATGACATTGGCTTTAAGGCCAGCATAAGAGGTTAAATTATGCCAAGAATCCTTTACAGAGTCAAATCCCCGGTAGGTGAATGGGTGCGGGTTACAGGAACCCCACCCTTTACCGTGGCCAATCTTTCGCCCAACATTTATGAAGTAGATGACGGAACTGGTGTATTAACAGATGTAACGGTAATTGACGTTCCTGCCAAAATGGCGGCACCTACAGCCGCTGTTCTGGACGCTTCGACAATTGAGGTTACTCTAGCCGCAGATCCTGCCGACAATTACAGCACAATCACTTCAAGGGATTTGCGATATTCGACAGATAACAAGGCGACGTGGACCGAAGTTATCAATGTCGTGAGTCCTTATAATATCTCCGGTCTTGCGGCCCAAACTAAAGCAGATGTTGAAACTCGTGCAGTCAATGCAGCGGGTGCCGGTCCTTGGTCGAATACAGCTTCGGCGACGACGAGTTCGACCGGAACCATTGCAGCGACTTCAACGAATCTTATCGACTATGGACCGGGTGCAGTTACCTTCACCTTGGATCGTAACATGCCGGTTTTTCAATGGGCAGATGGTTCATATGGTATTCTGACAGATGCGGCCCCGGCTATCGTATCAGGAGACACACCCGCATCCGCCCCGGATGCGGACGGATGGGTCATGCATGGCATGGAATTGTCTCCCGCTATCGTTCCTCTTTCGGGTGGTACACAGGGTCTTGACCAACTTATCAGCGATGCCGTTCTTGCAAAAAATACCTATTCTATCGCGTATGATCCAGCATTGAATATCGCGCCTTCCAGAACAGGAACGCCAGTTACCCTAGCCTCATTAGGTGCTACCGGAACCGCAGTCAAGGTTGTCAGAACCCCGGCATCAAATATTCCTACAGCTAATGGTAAACGTGATGCCACGCAAATTCTTGAAGGTATCTACGTTATTACGGCGGTGAATCAATCTGCCAATATTGGAGATATTCGCCCGCCGTTGTCAGGCGGCGGAAGTCTACCGTCTGTCATCAATATCAATGAAGCTGATTTCAGTCGGGTAAGAGCCTTTACATTACCTGCCGGTTTGCCAAACACTCTGGCAACTTGTAAGACTTATATGCGTATGCCTCAGCTATCGCATTATAACGAGGGGGAACGCCGTCGCGGTCTCTGCTATAGTGAGAACTATGCGCGAGACATTATCAGAAAGCTATTAGCCCCCGCCGCCCTTTACATGATGGACCCAAACGTTTCTGCGACGGATCGACAAGAAATTCTTGCAGGATTCATGATGAGAGCGACAGACGCTTACGGGGCCTATCAAGGCGGTTTAAGAATGTGGGGCGGCGCTGGACAGATTATTGCTGACCATTTCTGTGTGAGTGTCGTTTCGGCGCTATGTCCGAATAACACGACATTTTCAACATTAGCCGAAGCCATGCGTTCTAACCTGAACGACCAATACCGATGGGCTGATGCAATTGATATAGGTCTACCCGCGCCATTCAACTCTGTTGCGGGACCGGGGCAAGATAACGCACATAACCAACAGCCCATGTTGCCGGAACATGTGGGTTATGGGTATTGGGACTCGCGTGGTCTATCTGATCCTGATACGACAAAATACCCCACAAACTCGTTACCTACCGCAAGATATCGCGACGTGTCATATGGTATGAGTATTTCGGGTATCATGGTCTTAGGTCTTATCAGAAATGGTTGGGAAAAGATCTTTGGTCCTAGAGCGTCTTGGACAAATACAAATAACCGTTTTTCTGCTATTATGGTCATGGACCAAATGCGTAATGTGTCGAGAACCCCTATTTTTACAGCCGGGGGCAACGACGCCGACGATTATGTGTTGACCCTTTGGGACGCGCATCGTGCGACCATGCCCGAAGGTGGTGGGGCTATTGCGATCCAAGACGCGCCGCCTATGCAAACATCCATTGACCTTGTTTCAAATGGTTTCCTGACTCCTACTGCGAGCGGGGCGAATTACGATTATACCGCCCTATCTCCTGATAAGGTAGCGGAATTCACAGGATCAACAATTCCGTTGACCGGGCGGGAAATCAGAACGTCGCATGATGGTGTCCAATTCACCACACCTGTTGCAGCAAATACCACAGGCAGCATTGCATTCACCGGAACAAGATGGATTCAGGAAAGAAGACAGAACAGTTTAGGGTATTCGCCTTGGTCCGTCAACTTCCCGTTATGGAACGGTATCACAGGCGTTCGTAGAAACATTGTAGATGGGGGGACCGTACCTGCGGGCGCACCCGTCAATACGGAAATTCCGAAACTCTATCGTTACCGTTGGGCCGAAGAATCTAAGTTTTGGGATTATGTTGAATTAACCGGGACTATGCCGAACGATAGACAGAATCTGGTTTCCGGTATTGGTCTTTGGCAGAACGGGGTTCTAAACGAAACTTACCAATGGCAAACAAGAACCAATGCCGGTGTCGAAAGCGATATTGTCGGGGCAACTTCTCAGACTTGGCTTCGTGATCCTGCCTTGTTGTCGGATGCGACAAATACCAGAGACGTACGTTGTAAAATCACTGTAGATGACGGTCTTGGCGCATCTACTATAACTTACAGCAACTGGTTGACTATGCCAACGAAGGTTACGGTAGATAATACCCTGTCAACCGAACCAACGGTCATCTATGCCGATCCTTCAGGCGCAACATACGCATATCAATCTGCCGATGGGTCTATCAGATGCACACCCAACGGGACAGCATTCGCAACGGTATACACACCGATTGGAAGCAGTCTAATTGCCGGGGCAACCTATGATTTCTCACTAGAGATTTCCGCAGTGAACGGCTCGGGTCAGATTGATATGCGTGTCGGACAAGTCGGAGTCGGTTACGATAACCTAGGCGTGTCTACAGCACGTTTGAGTGGTCCCGGAACATTGACGATTACGGGTGTGGTAATTCCTGACGGAAAAGAAGTCACGGTAGGCGCGACATGGCGCGGAACGGCTCCTGCCGGGGCCTATTACGACATTACAAGAATAACGGCAACGCCAGTCTAAGATAAGGAACTAACATGAAACTGATTTGCGAAGTCACGGAAGAGATTAAGTATCTCAAAGAGGATATCGACGGTGAAAAGAAATACTTCATCGAAGGTATCTTCATGCAGGGTGACATTAAGAATCGTAATGGTCGCGTATACCCTAGCAGTATCATAGCCGAAGAGGTTGACCGATACAATGCGAATTACGTGACCAAGAAACGAGCCTTCGGAGAATTAGGGCATCCCCAAGGTCCGACAATCAACCTTGACCGGGTTTCGCATATCATTACCGAATTGAAGCAAGACGGCTCAAACTTTGTTGGTCGCGCTAAAGTCACGGATCATACGCCTATGGGCAAGATCGTCAAATCGCTTATGGATGAGGGAGCGACCCTAGGTATCTCTTCTAGAGGTATGGGGTCTTTGAAGGCGAATAGACAAGGTATCATGGAAGTACAGAACGATTTCAGACTGGCGACAGCCGGGGATATCGTTGCTGATCCATCGGCACCCTCAGCCTTCGTGAGAGGTATCATGGAAGGTGTCGAATGGGTCTATGATGTTGCTTCTGGTAGCTGGATCAGGGAAACGACCCTTGGTCAAATTGAGGAAGAAGTCAAGACCATGAATAGCAAGGAATTGGAAGAAAACGCTATCCGCCTATTCAACAAATTCATAAAGACTTTAACGTAAAAATCACAAATACATAAATACAACAGAATTCAACAAAGGAGTTTTTCAATGTCGGAACAACTTGACGAACTAAAAGCCACACGCGGCGAAAACGAGGTTAATGATCCCGTTCCTGCCGCTGGTGGTGCAGCGAAAGGTAAGAACCGCGCCGCAGATAAACATCAAAGCGTAGACCCGAATGCGGGTGAAGTCGAAGATGATGTAAAGACGCCGCAAGGGGATACCACAATCAAAAAGGCACCTAAGAGATTGGCAGACAAAGGTACAGTGAAAGAGTCGGTTGACGAAATGTTCGCCGGGCAGGATCTTTCCGAAGAATTCAAAGACAAGGTGACTGTCGTTTTCGAAGCTGCGGTTAACGAAGCTATTTCGAAAGAACATGGTCGTCTTGAAGAAGAATACGAAACACGTCTTGCCGAAGAGACTGACGTTGTTCTTAAAGACATTACCGAAAAACTTGATACGTATCTTGATGCGGTTGTCGAGAATTGGCTAGAAGAAAACTCGGTCGCTATTGAACAGGGTATCCGTTCGGAAATGGCTGAAAGCTTCCTGAATGGGCTGAAAGAACTGTTCACAGAACATAATATCGACGTACCAGAAGACAAGATCGACGCGATTGCGGAAATGTCTGAAGAAATTGAGCAACTGAAAGCAAAGCTTGATGAATCGGAAAATACTCAAATCGAATTGAACAAGCGTCTACTTGAAACAGAAATCAAAGACGTTTTCGAAGAGGTTTCGGAAGGTCTGGTCGAAACGAGCATTGAAAAGTTCCGTAGCCTGACTGAAGGTCTTGAATACAAGAATACCGATGATTTCAAACGCAAGATTTCGATTATCAAGGAAAACTATTTTGGTTCGAAATCTGTCGTAAAACCCGGCAACGATCTTTATGAGGAAGTTGAATTAGAAGAAGACGTGAAGAAAGTAGACCCCGAAATGGCGGGATACATCGAAGCAATTTCTAAATCAATTAGAAAATAAGATAACCTAAATAACCATAAGAAACAACACCATACAGGAGAGTTTTGATGTCTATCGAAGACCTAAAGAAAAAGTGGCAAGCTGTATTAGAACACAGTGAATTGCCGAAAATTGGCGACCATACCCGCAAGGGTGTTGTGGCTCAGCTTCTGGAAAATACGGAAGTTGCTATCAAGAATGGCGATATCACGTCACAAAACGGTCTACTGGCCGAAGCCGCGCCGACGAACTCGGTATCCGCTGGCGGTGTCCAGAACTATGACCCGGTTCTTGTGTCGCTAGTGCGCCGTTCGATGCCCAATCTTGTCAGTTATGATATTATGGGCGTTCAGCCGATGACAGGACCGACCGGACTTGTTTTCGCAATGCGTTCGAAATACACAAGCCCGGCAGGTACGGAAGCCTTCTATAATGAAGCGCAAACCGACTTCTCCGGTGCAGGGACACAAGCGGGAACAACTGGTACTGCCGCTACGGCAAATACTGGTACGTCAATGACCACAGCCGCTGCCGAAGCCCTTGGTGATAGCGCCAACAACGCCTTCCCTGAAATGGCGTTCGAAATCGAAAAGGTTTCAGTGACTGCCGGTAGCCGTGCCCTGAAAGCCGAATACACTACAGAAATGGCACAGGATTTGAAAGCCATTCACGGTCTGGACGCCGAGAAAGAACTTTCGAACATCCTGACGGCTGAAATTCTTGCCGACATTAACCGTGAAGCGGTTCGTACCGTTTACAATACCGCTAAAGCTGGTTCTCAGACTGGTGTTGCCGTCGCCGGAACATTCGACTTGGACGTTGATGCAAACGGGCGTTGGCTAGTTGAGAAGTTCAAGGGTCTGATGTTCCAGATCGAGCGTGAGGCTAACCAGATCGCCAAAGAGACTCGCCGTGGTCGCGGTAACATCATTCTATGTTCTTCAAACGTGGCTTCGGCTCTGACAATGGCTGGCGTGTTGGATTATACTCCTGCACTAAAAGACAGCCTGAATGTCGATGATACCGGAAACACGTTCGCCGGTACGATCAATGGCCGTTACAAAGTCTACGTCGATCCGTATGCCGGTGGCGAATACATGGTTGTCGGATATAAGGGCGCAAGTTCTTTCGATGCCGGATTGTTCTACTGCCCTTACGTGCCGCTGCAATTCGTACGCGCAATGGGTGAGAATACTTTCCAGCCGAAAATTGGCTTCAAAACCCGTTACGGTCTGGTCGCAAACCCGTTTGCCGAAGGTGCAGTAAAAGGTGCTGGTGCGTTGACCCCGAACAGCAACGTCTACTATCGCCGTTCGCTGATCAGCAACCTAATCTAATAAGAGATAGGTCAACTATCCGAAAAGGGGGCTTCGGCCCCCTTTTATTTTGCCCAAACATAGACAGCATTTCCACAATCCCAAACACGATCCCAATTGTTTGCTTTCATGTTTTCGTATTCGGTCAATCCATCATCAAAATGTTCCAACTCATTGACCAATTTGTGTTTCTGAAACTTGACCCTAGAATAGCACGATTGCGGTCTATCCTTATGGAAATACCAGTAGTTCGGGGGCGAATCCTTCAAACGTTCAAATCCGCATTTCTCATATACAGAACCGTTTCCGAAACGTAGATCAGCAAAGGTCAATATAGAGCCGGTGTCTATCATTCCCCGAAACGCCTTGAATAGTTTGGACGCCCCGCCGACAACCCTGTAATCCGAGTGCGATGTCATACGCACACATTCCCATTCTGCCTTGGATTTGAAACGTGGTCTGCCCATTGTCAGAACCATGACAAGCGTATCGGCATGATACAGCCCGATATGATAAGACCCACCTCTAGCACCTGAAAGGTGGTGAGTGTTGTGGAAATCTGCGGCTATATTCGATTCTATCAATACAGGTTTCGTCTTTCGCCCGTGGATACGGATCGTCTGTCCGGTCATGGTTCTAATCAGAGATATGACTTTGGCAGGATCATCCCATTCAAAGATGGTAACGAGCCTGTAACCCGCCTCATTAACCGAAAGCATTTTCCGCCTATGATAGTCGCGCGGCTTTTGTCCAAACCCTTCAGAATGCCAATATGAACCACAGTATTCTATGGCTATCCGATAGGGTTCGGATACGATATCAAGTTCATATGGGGCGATAATGGTCCGATCACATCCAATCCAATTCCCGTCAGGTATGGTGGTATTAAGGGTCTCTTGTAGGGTCTTTTCCGCATGTGATCGCCACGGTTTATCAACCTCAATATCATATTGACGTGCCAACATCCTGACATGGGAATAGGAACATCCAATCACCTCAGCCACGGATTTAAGATTTCCGTGATCATTATACAGGCGTTCGAATTCTTCCTTCCCCGGCCTGATATCGGCATGTTCTACGGCTTTGGCTTTGACACAGGATTCAGAATGGTCCCGCGACAACCCGAAACCATTTATCCATGTGTAAAGAGTTGCGGGGGAAGTGTTGTATTTCCTTAGCAATTCCTGTATAGTATGCGACTTATAGTCGTTTTCGAATATGTCTCGGGCGGGCGTATTCGCCTGTTTACCTGCATTCACTTCGCGACATGTCTGAAGATGCCCCTTGCGAACGATTCCGTATTCGTCAAGCCATTGACGAATCGTCACCGCAGATTTGCTATAATGCTTCGCAAGCCCGGTAATCGACATTCCGGGTCTGTCATACACCTTTGACAACTCGTCTTTGGATGGTTTGGTTGTCTTTGGCAGAAGATCAAATCTTTTCAGGCTACGATAAACGGTCGCGACCGATACCCCGAATTCATTCGAGATATCGGCCACAGACATTCCTTCGTCTTGGAAGAGTTTTCTTAAATCGTTCTGGTTCATTACTAGCTATGCCGAAGTTCAAGGCGGAAATAGAACTTTTGCAGGTTCTTAGAAAACCCTTGATCGGTTCGCTCGTTACGTGTGACCTTATTGTATTCCTTGAAGAGACGCAGGGTTCCTACCTCACTACCGAAGGCATAGATCGTGCCGCCGATGACTTCGATTTCGAAATCCTCTTTTCCGAGAACGCGGAACATATTGTAGGGTTTGGTAATGTTCATAGCCTCACACCTTCTTGTAGGGACGATCCCAGCGACCGACCATCAGATCCCGATAATAGGCAACATCGAAGTAGTCGGTCATGATGTCACTATTATCATAGTAGTCAATGGTCATGATGTCGAGAATCTTTTTGAGAACTTCCGCAGATTCCTTGGCGTTGAAACGGTCGATGTGGTATTTGTTGACCTGACTATAGGAGAGATCGTTCCCCTCAGCGTCCTTGAATTCGATGGGGCCTTCAAGGATGACGACACAAACCGCCATCGCATTCCGCCGCGTGACCGAAAACTTCCAGCCGTCCTTGCGGGGGAAAGCTTCTTTCAGGCGTTCGCGAATGGTCTTGACTTTTTCGGTAGAGATATAGGCCATCTGTCAGTCCTTTCTATCGCTTACATGATTAATATAGGGCCAACATAACCTTTAGTCAAGGGATAAATACAAGAAAACGAGGATTTTTAACATGTTGAACAACTACCTTTCACCAAACGGTTTTCGTTTTAATATCAAGAGGTTGCCGCAAGTATCCTACTTCGGACAGAAGGCAAACTTACCCGGCCTTACCGCCAACAAGGTGAATTTTCCGACACCATTCAAGTCACTTCCTATCCACGGAGACCAACTAGAATTCGGGGAATTCACACTAACGTTCAAAGTCGATGAAGACATGCGGAACCATGCTGAAATCATGGGATGGATGATCGGTCTTACCTTCCCCGACGATTTCGGCCAGTTTGCCAACCTGAAGGCAGATGATGGTCTATACTCGGACGGGTCTTTGATCATCCTGAACAGCAACCAAAATCCGAACATAGAGGTAACATTCAAGAACATGTGGCCGATGGCATTGGGCGACATAGACCTTGACATAACCAACGCAGATGTGCAATATTCGGAATGTCAAGTAACTTTCAACTATGAAAGCTTTTCTTACAAAAAACTCTGAAAACAAGGATGATCATGAAGCTGGAAGAAATTGAAGAGGCGTGGGAAAAAGACGGGGTATTTGGCCCGGATATGACAGACGAAACCCGCCGAACCCCGAAGCTGCACAACAAGTATTATGGTATCTATGTGCGCGAATATCTCAAACTCGAAAAGATGATGATAGAACTAGGTCATCTGAAGCGTTTGAAACGCGAGCATTATTCAGGAACACTTGATGACGATATCATGCGCGAACGCGGCTGGAAACCCTATCCGCTCCGCATCCTGAAGCAAGACCTACCAGAAATCATCAATGATGATGATGAGGTGAAGACGGAACAGCTTCGAGTAGCATACCAGAAACAGAAGGTTAATTTTCTGGAAAGCATCATCAAGGAAATCAAGCAAAGAGGATATTCAATCCGAGCCATCGTAGATTGGGAAAGGTTCAAGACAGGTGCATGACGTAACATTACGTAAGGTTAACGAAACTTATATTGCAGTAGATGCCGAAATCCACATCATTCGTCAAATGTCGGATCATTTCACATTCTTCGTGGAAGGTGCGCAATTTTCCCCGAAGTTTAAAGAAGGGTTTTGGGACGGAAAGATACGTCTGCTCAACAAGAACAATCGTCAGATTTATACCGGGTTGGTTGATGAAGTCGAGGCATGGTGTAGTGACAATGGGTACAGTGTAGCGGTCGGCGAAGGCGTCAGGAATACCAAAAACGTTCCCGACAATGCGGCAGAAGTTATCACAAAATCTATCGGAACAAGTGATGAATTCAAACCGCGTTACTATCAGAGTCTGTTAGTCGCGGATGCCCTTAGAAATGGAAGAGGGTTCTACATTTCTCCTACCGCATCCGGCAAGTCCTTTGTGGTATACCTATTGGCTCAATACATGAAGGCCAAAGGGAAACGAACTCTTGTCGTCTTGCCTTCGGTCGGGTTGGTGAAACAGATTGCAGGTGATTTTGCAGACTATGCTGGCGGAAATGCAACAGATTTGCATATGATCGCCGAAGGGTCTTCCAAGGACACTGACGCCCCTATCGTCCTGTCAACATGGCAAAGCATTTTCCGATTACCTGAATCATGGTTCTCGCAATTCGATTGCGTGATAGGGGATGAGGCAGACGAATTCTCTGCGGAATCTCTTAAAAAACTACTTGAAAAATGTGTGCAGGTTCCGTATCGTTATGGGTTCACCGGAACCCTAGAGGATTGCAAAACAGATCGTCTTGTGTTGACAGGGTTATTTGGTCCGATCAGGCAATACGTAACGACTAAGGATCTCATAGACCAAGGATATCTATCAGAACTGACAATCAATGTATTGGTCTTATCTCATTCGGAGACGACACGCAAAGCATTGAAGAATGGTAAGGGGAAGTCATCATATGACAAGGAAATAGAATTCCTTGAGAACCTTGAATGTCGCAATAAATACATTGCGAAGCTTGCTGAAAACATAGACGGTAATAGCCTCTTGTTATTCACGCATATCAAGAGACACGGGGATATCATCAAACCTATTCTCGAATCTGGTAAGAAACCTGTACATTACGTACATGGAAAAGTCGATGCTGACGTTAGGGAAAAGGTTCGGGCCATTGTCGAGAAGTCGGACAATGCTGTAGTATTGGGGTCATATGGAACCTTTTCGCGCGGAACCAACATCAAACGCCTTGACAACATCATATTCACGATTGCCTATAAGTCGAAGAAACGGGTGTTGCAATCCATCGGGCGGGGGTTAAGACGAGGGAAAGACAGCACACACACGAAGCTATATGATATAGTTGATGACCTGTCAACCGTTGGTGAGAACTATTCCATGAAGCATTTTCGCGAGAGAATGGACATGTATACCAAGGAAGGCTTCAAGGTCAAGATTTACAAAGTGGAGTTGAAATGAGTTTATACTATCTGAAATACAGATGTGGGGATGACGTGCTTGCCTATATATATGACAATGACGAGTTGACGGAAACCGACAAGTCATTCCTGACCCTAACAAGTCCCGTCAGATACCAGATAAATATGCAATACGGGCCATTCATGGAAGACATGTTGTTCCTGTCATCCGAAGATCAGGTAAGGGTCCATAAGGGGGATATCATGTATGTTCATCCCGCTTCAGAAACGGCCATGGAATACTACAACAAGTTCCATGAAAGGGATCAGGATAATGACTCTGAAGGTCTTCCTACGGAAGACGGTCCTACGGACCTTCTTGATGAAATTCTTTCTGCTAGTAGTCTATCTAAGAAGTACAAGTATCATTAAGACTCTATAATAATTATATAATTCTTCATTGCGTTAATAACGATTATACCGACCCCCGAAAACCTGTCAACAGAAAAGAATCAAGGAATATCAATAACATGGCTAAAAACTACGTGAATAATGCAGATTTCCTAGAACAGATGGAAAGGTACATTGCAGATAGGGAATCATGCGAAGCGGCTGGCAAGCCTTTACCCAAGATTCCTGAGTATATCGGCGAATGTATCTACAAGATCGCAACCCGGCTGGCATCCCGTCCGAACTTCAGTGGCTACGTCTTCAAGGATGAAATGATCTCGGATGGCATCCAGACGGCCATTCAGGCAGTTGACAATTTCACACCAGACAAGTCACAAAACCCTTTCGCATACTTTACCCGTGTGATATGGTTTGCCTTTCTCACACGAATCAAGACGGAAAAGAAGGAGTTGTACAAGCGGTACAAGCTATCGGCCATGCACCATGACAGCGACCTTAGCTATGACCATATCAGCGACTTCATCCAGAATTTCGAAGAAAGCTTGCAACGAAAGACTGTTGCCGAAAAGCAACAAAGAACCGGCCCCTTGGATCAATTTGCCGAAGAGGCTGGACCAGACACACAATAACTCTATTCTATCATAGAATTTGTTATAGGGGATTGACGTGAAGTTAGCGATTATCACAGACACACATTTCGGTGTTCGTTCGGGAAACGATAGGTTTCTGAGGCACCAACTAGAATTCATCGAAAAGGTGTTCCTGCCCAAGCTATCCGAAGAGGGTATTGATACGGTCGTGCATATGGGGGATTTGTTCGACCAGAGACGCAATATCAACATCGCGGTTGTGAAAGAGGTAAAGGAACGGGTATTGGTCCCGTTACGTCAGATGGGTATCAAAATGTATTGGATCATGGGAAACCATGATGTATATTACAAGGATACGAATCGAGTCAATTCGGCTAAAGTTACAGAAGAATTCGACAACATCGTTCATATCGTTGACGAACCGCTTGATGTAGATGGCATGTTGCTGGTGCCATGGATCAGCCGTGACAATCATTCGGCTTGCATGGATGCCCTAGACCAGACTCAATCCGGTATCGTCATGGGTCATTTCGAGATCAACGGGTTCGAAATGACGCGAGGGCACAAGGCCGAACATGGCCTGTCCCAAACGCTTTTCAAGAATTTCGCACAAGTCTTCTCCGGGCATTTTCATCTACCGGGCCAGCAAGGTAACGTGCGGTATCTCGGGGCACCTTATCAGATGGATTGGAACGATTGCGGGGGCGCAAGAGGGTTCCACATCTTTGATACAGACACCTTGGATATCGAATTCGTTCAAAACCCGAAAGACCTGTTCATGCTCTGTCAGTATGATGAGTCCGAAGTCGATACGATGGACTATGACCAGTTTTCAGAAAAGTTCGTGAGGGTGATCGTATCGGACTCCAAGGATAAATCGGCATTGGATACCTTCCGTGAGAGTGTCGAAAATGCCGGTGCCTATGACCTTACCTTGGTGGATCGCACTACCGCGATGGATATGCCGGTTCTTGATGATGTCGAAAACACCGAAGATACACTTTCCATCATCAAGAAAAGCGTGGATGCGGTACAAGAAAAGGCCCGAGTGCCGGGCCTTTACGATCTGATTTCCGACCTTTACAAAGAGGCGAATGCTCTTTAGACTACTTCGAACATCGGTGCATTCGATTCGGCCACTACCTGCCCCGAACGCTGGTTGATGATGCGGAGACGGTTGACCGACACGACAACACCGGCGGCTTCGGATACGTGCCAGTTGACCCCGCCGACATTGAAGGATTTGTTCAAGGCACGGCGCAAATCTTCGGCTTTGGCATCGGTCGGCTTGCCGTAACGCTTCGCGTCGTAAGACAAAATGCGGTCGGTGCCGAGACGGTTCATGGTGTTGTCCCGGTATTCGACGCGGTATTTGGGAGTATACGAACGGCCCATCAGGTATTCCTTTCTATCGCTTACATGATTAATATAGGGTATGACTCACTCTATGTCAATACTTTTGTGAAAAAACTATGAGGTGGTGATGATTATTTTCAAGCGGTTACGGTTCAAGAACATTTTGTCAACCGGCAACGTCTTTAGTGAAGTCGATTTCGACCACGCACAATCCAACTTGATTGTCGGGACCAATGGTGCAGGCAAGTCAACGATCCTTGACGCCTTGTGCTTTGCACTCTATAACAAGCCTTTCCGCAAGATCAACAAACCCAATCTTGTCAACAGCATCAACAAGAAAGAATTGCTGGTCGAGGTAGAGTTTAGAATCGGAAAAGCGAACTATCTCGTCAGACGAGGTATCAAGCCTAATGTCTTCGAAATCGTCAAGAATGACGAGGTTATCAGTCAGGAATCATCCGCCAAGTTCGATCAGGAACGGCTTGAACGCGATATCCTGAAAATGTCCTACAAGGCATTCACACAGATTGTCGTCTTGGGGGCTAGCACCTTTACCCCCTTCATGCAGTTGACATTGCCGGAAAGACGTGCGGTTATCGAAGACCTTCTGGATATCCAGATTTTCGGAAAGATGAATAGTATCCTGAAGGATCGTGTAAAGGTCAACAAGGATGAATTGACCAAGCTGGAAACGTCCTTGTCCATTACCAAGCGGGAACTTGATACGTTGAAGGCGCATCTTGCCGAGATCCGAAACATGAAATCGGCAGAAGTAGGGAAGCTTAATGAGAGGATTGCAGAACTTGAGAGTCAAATCAAACAGCTTGAAGATGATAACAGCCGTCTATCGGAGTCTGTTCATTCGCTACAGGAACAGATCAAGGATCGGAGCGATATCAACGATAAACTGCGAGAATTGGAGAGTTACGGGACCAAGATTGACACCCGAAAATCATCCATCAAGAAAGAAGTTGACTTCTACAATCGCAATGATGACTGCCCGACATGCAGACAACCTATCGCCAAGGACTTCAAGAAATCTATAGCCGATTCGAGACGTGATGAATACCAGAAGTTGAACGAAGGGGCCAAGAAACTTGCCGAAAAACTTGATAGTGTAAGACGACGACTTGATGAGATATCGGAAGTGCAGAACCGTATTTCCGAGGAACAATTCGCCATTTCCCGTAACAATTCCAATATCCAGATTCACCAAACGAGCATCAAGTCTATCCGAAGGGAGATAGAGGATTCATCAAAAGAACCGGAAACGGTCGATGAAGGGGATATCAAGAGGCTTGCCAAGGAACACGATAAACTGAAGAAATCTGTTGATACGAAAACGGCTGAATCGGAGCGTTATAAATACGCTGCAATGCTACTGAAAGATGGTGGTATCAAGGCCAATATCATCAAGCAATACATCCCTGTCATGAATGCCAGTATCAACAAGTATCTATCTGAAATGGACCTGTTTGTTCAGATGGAGATTGACGAGGAATTCAATGAAACGATCAAGTCACGGCATAGGGATAGTTTCAGCTACTTCAATTTCTCGGAAGGCGAAAAGCTTAGAATTGACCTAGCGTTACTCTTTACATGGCGGGATATTGCCCGTATGCGTAACAGCATTTCCGCGAACATCCTATTCATGGACGAAATCCTTGATTCATCGCTTGATGAATCTGGCACTGATGATTTCCTCAAAATCATCAGGAACGTTACCAAGGATACCAGTATCTACATTATCTCGCATAAGGGTGAAGGGTATTACGACAAGTTTCAGCGGATACTTAAAGTCAACAAAGTGAAAAACTTTTCGGAGATTGAAGAAATAGTATGAAATTGACAGTTACGACAGATGACCTAAAAGACAAGAAACTGATGGTAGCAACCCCCATGTATGGTGGGCAATGTGCCGGTATCTATAACAAGAGTACCAATGAATTGGCCAAGATCTCCGGGGCGAATGGGCTTGACGTTAGGTTCTATTACCTCTTTAACGAGTCACTGATTACCCGTGCCCGAAACTATTGTGTCGATTCGTTCTTGCGTTCCGATTGCACTCATTTACTATTCATCGACTCCGATATCGGATTCAATGCGTCGGATGTGTTCTTGTTAATGCACCTTTGCGGCCCTGATAATGGCTATGATATCGTAGCCGGTCCATACCCAAAAAAGACGATTGCTTGGGAAAAGGTCAAAAAGGCTTCCGATATGGGGTACGGTAAGTCAAACCCGTTCGAACTGAGTGCCTTTATTGGAGACTTCGTGTTCAATAATGTCGCGGGACAGGAATCATTCCGGGTAGATGAACCTGTCGAAGTGTCAGAAACCGGCACGGGTTTCATGATGATTCATCGCGGGGTATTTGAGAAATACGTTGAAGCCTATCCCGACCTGCGGTATAAACCGGACCATGTTCGGGATGCGAATTTCGACGGGTCTCGGGATATTCACGCCTTCTTTGACACGATAATCGACCCCGAAACCCGAAGGTATCTGTCTGAGGATTACATGTTCTGCCAGAACGTCCGAAAGGCTGGTATGAAAGTGTGGCTATGTCCTTGGATGGAATTACAGCATGTCGGCACTTATACGTTTGGTGGGAGCGTGAGGGCGATGGGGTTGATTCAGTCCAGCCCTACCGCAGACGCCAAATCGAATCAGAAAAGCTATAGTAACCAACCAGATCTCAATCAAGCGGCGGATGGGTTCAAGAACCGCAAGGAACGCCGCAAGGCCATGAAAGGTAGAAAATGAAATTCAGTGAAAAAACCTTAGAAGTTCTCAAGAACTTTTCGGCAATCAATCAAAGCGTCATGTTCAAGAAAGGTACAGGTATCCGTACAGTGTCGAACATGAAGACGATTGTGGCGAGTGCTGTTGTGCCTGATACATTTGAGGGTGATGCGGCAGTCTATGACCTGTCGCGTTTTCTTGCCACACTGTCCTTGTTCGGGGCTAGCCCGGAAGTCCAATTCGGCGATAGCGCATTCGAGATTACGGACGACAACCGTAGTGTGTCCTACACCTATACATCGCCGGATATGCTGGTATCGCCGCCTTCCAAGGATCTGAAAGTACCGTCGCCCGAATTGCAGGCAAAGGTATCATGGAAGGATCTGCAAGCGGTTATCAAGGCGGCAAATGTGCTACATCTACCGGAAATTTCTTTTGTCGTGTCCGGTGGATCGGTAGTCATGAAAGCCGTTGATCGCAAGAACCCTACTGCCGATAGCTATTCGGTCACTCTTGATGATGTGCAGGTGAATGCCGATGATGCTGCGGTTTACATCCGTACCGAGAATTTGAAGCTTCTGCCGAATGATTATGATGTGTCTATCTCTACTAAAGGTATCGCACATTTCATCGGGGAAGATATTCAATACTGGATCAGTTTGGAGGCAGAATAATGGACAAGGAAGATTTGGAATACATGCTGAAGTTCATTGACGCCATGGCTCAGCGTGGGGCTATTCGTGGTGATGAAATGGCTTCGGTAGCCTCTTTACGGGCACGGGTAGTTATGGCAATTTCTGATGAACAGGGTTCGGGAACAGATACGGAGTAATTGAATGCAAGAATTTTTATGGGTAGAGAAGTATCGTCCTAAGACTGTGGACGATACGATCCTGCCGAGTGAGATCAAGAAGACCCTTAACACCTTTGTACAGCAGAAGAATGTCCCGAATCTCCTGTTAAGCGGCGGGCCGGGGATCGGCAAGACAACTTCCGCAAAGGCGGTTTTGAACGAAATCGGTGCCGATGTGAAGGTCATCAACGCTTCGAAAGATGGGGGCATCGACACGTTACGGAACGATATCCAGCAATTTGCATCTTCCATGTCGCTAAAAGGTGGGCGGAAATACGTCATCCTAGATGAAGCCGATTACCTAAACCCCAATTCTACACAGCCCGCTTTGCGCAATTTCATGGAAGAATTCTCTAAAAACTGCGGGTTCATCTTGACATGTAACCTGAAGGATCGGATCATTGACCCTTTGCAATCGCGGTGTAGCCTGATTTCATTCCAGATTCCCAAAGATGAAGGTGACAAGCTGGCGCTGGAATTCTTCAAGCGGGCCAAGGTCATTTTGACCAAGGAAGGGGTTGAATTCGACGCAAAGGCCCTAGCGGCGGCGGTCAAGGTGTTCTTCCCGGATTGGCGGCGTTGTCTTAATGAATTGCAGAGATATAGTGCAGTCGGCAAGATTGACTCCGGTATCATCGCGGCCCGCAATCACAACATCTTCAAACCTCTTATCGCATCCATGAAGGGTAAGCGATTCTCGGAAATCAGGTCATGGGTGAGCGAGAACCTTGATATCGACTCGGCTTACCTGTATTCGCGTCTATACGATATGCTACCTGACATGTTGGCCAATGAATCCAGTGTGGCGGATGCTATCAACATCCTAGCGGAATACCAGTATAAGGAAGCCTTTGTCGCGAATTCGGCCATCAACCGTTCGGCGGCTTTGGCAATGATTATGGCGACCGTACAATGGAAGTGATTCGGCGGATAATGAGAGTGTTTAGGCGCGGTAAGAAGTGTCTAAAATGTGACAAAAGTATCAAGAAACCGGCTTCGGTGCTTCGGTATCGTTATTTCGATGATGGTCAAATGAAGTTTTCTGAAGCCCCTCTATGCGAGGAATGTACGGCGGAATTCGATAGACAGGCGGATTTGGATACCCATGAAACCCTTTGATTATGTAAATGACATTTGCACCACTAAATCTAACCTGATGCGGGGAACAGAAAACGACGAATTGGCCGAAAGCGCCTATGTCCCATACCTTACCAATATGGCCCTGTCCATGCACGTAGATACGATCCTATTCGCCAATGAAATGAATCTCTATCATCATCTACCGAATCGTGCGCAATACGAATACCTGCTAAATACCGTAAGGCCAGCAAAACGTTATGGTGGCGCTTGGCCGAAGAAACTGGATACGGAAACATTGGATATCGTATGTGAACGTTACGGGTGCAACAGGCGTATCGGTTACGAATACATGACCCTGCTTTCCGAGGAACAACTAGAAACCATGAAAAAAGAACAAGATAAAGGTGGTGTTAATGAAAGACGTGCTAGGGGATCTGATTGAGGTAGAATTAACGGATCAAGAGAACTTTCTGAAGGTAAAAGAGACGTTGACACGGATCGGGGTTGCGTCTAGAAACAGGAAAAGGTTGACGCAATCCTGTCACATTCTGCACAAGAGAGGTAGATACTACATCGTCCATTTCAAACAGATGTTTAGGTTGGACGGGAAACCTGCGGATATAGACGATACTGATTTGAGTAGGTTGTATGAGATTGTAAATCTTCTAGAGAGTTGGGGATTGATTAGGATCGTGTCGAAAATGCGGAGTCTGGGCGAAAAGGCGGTTGTCACGATCATCCCATTCAAAGACAAGACGAATTGGGAACTGGTGTCAAAATACACCATTGGTAAAAAACAGTGAAAGAGGTTATTGTTATGGAAGAAGTTAAAATCTACAAGCTGAGCGATGAAGCAATTCTACCGATTTACGGAACCTCTGGTTCGGCTTGTTTTGATCTATATGCGTGTCTTGATTGTGAAGAAGTGAAAGTGTTTGACAAGACTAATGCCGCCGTTAACGGGACTGTATTTAACCGCAGATTCAATATTCGACCGGGCGACCGGGCGCTTATCCCGACCGGGCTTGTATTCGATCTTGCCCCCACTCAAAACTTGAGAGTGCATCCAAGATCCAGTATCGCAATCAAGTTTGGATTGACACTGGCCAATGCCGAAGGTATCATTGACTCGGATTATGTGCATCAAACCTATATCAGTTTGTTCAACATTTCTGATGTAGATGTTGAAATCAGTCACGGAGATCGTATTGCCCAAGGTGAAATCGTCAAGACAAATCGTGTCAATCTGGTCGAAAGTTATGTTGAACCGTCCCAAAAAACTGATCGCGTCGGGGGTGTCGGCTCAACCGGGCGATAATCGGTATGTCTGATTTCTACCTGAATGCCAAGCAATATGGTAACAAGGTCTTGGTCCGTTCTATTCAGAACGGGCGAAGGCTTTCGTTCAAACATGATTACTGCCCCTATCTGTTTGTCGATTCGAACAAGGGTGAGGGTGAATACAAGAACATTTCGGGCCGATTTGTCGAGAAGATTCCTTTCGAGTCTATTCGTGACGCAAAGGATTTCATTGACCGCTACAAGGATGTGGCTGGATTCAACGTCTATGGTATGACGGATTTCGTGTATCCGTATATCAATGATCGTTGGGAAGGTGAGGTCCAGTATGATACTGACCTGATCAATGTGGTATCGACCGATATCGAAACCATGTCCGATGACGGCTTCCCGGATATCGAGACGGCGGACAAGGAAGTCACCCTGATTACCTTGTCTGATCGCAAGAAATTCATCGTACTTGGATGTGGTGATTTTGTCACAGACAGGGATAACGTCATCTATATCAAATGTCATGATGAAGAAGACCTTCTTAGGAAATTCATCCTGTCTTACGAACGACTTGACCCCGATATCCTGACAGGCTGGAATATCGAGTTTTTCGACGTACCTTACCTGTTTCGACGGATTACCCGTGTCTTGGGCGACTCGTGGGCAAAGCGTCTGTCGCCATGGGGTATCTGCATGGATAGGTATACCTATGATTCACACGGCAACAAGTCACTGACGATTGATGTGGTGGGATTGGCGGTTCTTGATTATCTGGCCCTTTACAAGAAATTCACCCTCAGCGTTCGGGAATCCTACAAGCTTGATTTCATCGGTGAACTTGAATTAGGCGAAAAGAAGCTTGACTATTCTGAATACGGAAGCCTGCATGAATTCTATGTGAACGATTTCCAAAGATTCACGGAATACAACATCCGCGATACCGAATTGATTGACATGCTCGAAGACAAGTTGAAATACATCGACTTGGCTATAAGCATTGCCTATGACGCCAAGATCAATTTCGTGGATGCGTTAACGTCAGTGCGTATGTGGGATGTGATTATCCACAACTACCTGATGAACAAAAAGATCGTTGTACCACAGAAAAAGACTTCCCAATACTTCAACAAGATCTCGGGCGGGTATGTGAAAGACCCTGTTCCGGGGGCGTATGATTGGGTCGTGTCATTCGACCTTAACTCACTCTATCCGCACCTGATATCAGGCTACAACATTTCCCCAGAAAAGTTTGTCGAGAAACGGGACGGGGTGACGGTAGATAACGTATTGGGCGGTTCTTTAGCCGCGATGCGGAAAGAGTTGATAGACGATAATGTGACCATTACCCCCAATGGATGTGTCTGGAATAGGGAAGGGCAGGGATTCCTAGGCGAATTGATGGATAAGCTGTATACGGAACGTAAACGTTACAAATCCATGTCGCTAGAGCAAAAAGGTATCTATAAGGCAACAGGTGATTTGGATGCTAAGAAACTACATGTCCGTTATGATAAGGCTCAGGGGGCGCGTAAGGTCCAATTAAACTCAGCATATGGTGCATTGGCCAATCAATACTTCCGGTGGTTCAACCCTGATCATGCCGAAAGCGTGACCATGGCCGGTCAATTGTCGATTCGGTGGATTGAACGTGATATCAATGCCTATATGAATCGTTTACTGAAGACTGACGGGGTTGACTATGTGATTGCATCCGATACGGACTCCATCTATATCAACATGGCGGATATCGTCACCAAAAGGTATCCAGATGGCAGTGACAAGAAAGAGATAGTCGATTATCTGGACAAGGTATGCTCTAAGGCGTTTGAGCCGTATATTGACGAATCCTATCAGAAGCTGGCGGATTACGTGAATGCGTTCCGACAGATGATGAAGATGAAGCGTGAATGTATCGCGGATAGAGGTGTGTGGACAGGCAAGAAACATTATGTCTTGAATGTCTGGAACAATGAGGGGGTGGCATTTCCCGAACCCGAACTGAAATATATGGGTATCGAGGTTGTCAAATCATCCACTCCCGCCGCCTGTCGTGAGGCCATGAAAGGTGCCCTGAAAATAATCATGTCAGGCGACAATGACGAAATCATTGCCTTTGTCGAGAATTTCCGAAAAAAGTTCAAGACCTTACCTTTTGAACAAATCGCCTTCCCGCGCGGGGTGAATGGTATCACGAAATACTATGATCATGTGCATGGATGGAAACCTAAATGTCCTGCGCATGTGAGGGGGGCATTGGTTTTTAATCGTGAGGTTGCCAATAGGGGGCTTGATAAGAGCCTACAGATGCTGCGGAATGGTGACAAGATCCGATTCGCTTATCTGGTCATGCCTAATCCTGTCCGATCCAACATCATTGCCTTTCCTGACGGGATACCGGCGGGGTTTGATGATATTCAGAAATTTGTTGACTTCGACACTCAGTTTGAAAAGGCGTTTCTCGGGCCGATTCGTGCCATTACCGATGTGGTTGGGTGGCAGTTGGAGCATGTTGCCACTCTAGAGGATTTTTTCGGATGATGGATGACTCCATGTGGGGGATTGTTGAACATAACAAGAACATGACTGTCCCTTGGTATCTAATGGCGTCTGTTGCCTATTATGTCGAGGATTCCCCGATTCTGACGGATTCTGCTTTTGACTCTCTGGCCAAGTACATGTTGCAGCATTGGTCTGATATCAAACACCGCCACAAGTCACTGATCACGGCTGAGGAACTTGACGCCGGAACCCTACTGGCCCCTACCAAACTGCCATCCATCGTGACAGATGCGCTAGGACATCTGCGACAGTATGGGGCAGACATGCCCGAGAAAGCCCCGGTTTCGGTCGGGTTGTCCGCATTTTTTGACGACTAAAAACATAGGTATATCAATAGGTTGTATATATTGCGCGGTAATGGTGTGATGTTTTTCGATTTTTCCTCTTGTCGGGTTATGGTTGCCCGGTTATATGTTGGTCATCGAAACGAACCAACTTGAAAGGAACTAACCAAATGTCGAAGTCGCCAATCAAAGCTGCCGAAACGCGCATCAAGGCCATTGATGACCGCCTGAAGGCTATCGTGGAAAACATGGAACGCGAAAAGCGTGAAATCGACCTTCTGAACCGCGAACGTTCGCAAACCGTGGCTTTCCTGAACATGTCGATCAAGATGCGCGACAAGGATGCCGGCGATTTTTCGGACATCGCACAAGCCCTGTCTCGTGCGCCGACGCCGGGCCGTCGCGGTCGCAAGAGCAACAACCCGGATAAGGAATCGATTGCCGAAAAGGCTATCGAAATCGTGAAGGCCGCTGGCGAACCCCTGCCGCTTGACCAAATCCTGATCATGATGCGTACGGAGGGTATGGTGTTTGACTCGAAGGATGAAATCGCCTTCCTGCGCAACAAGCTGTGGCTGATGAAGGACAAGATCGCCAATACCGGAACGGGCTACTGGCCGGTGGGCGAACCTCTGCCGGAAGAGGCGGCACTTGCTGAAGACGATGCGGCAGATGCTGAAAATGCGGGGGCAGAAGAAGGGGCAGGGGCATAAAGCCCCTGCTTCTACGTCTTAGCAAGGTTTACGGGAGACTTTCATGAATCTGACTGTATCATTCGAGTTCAAGACTGTTGATGAACTTCAGGATTTCCTTGAAAAAATTGATGGGAAAGCTGAATGCCGTCACCTGTTTGACTTTGAAGACGGCCAAGGCCCTGTACCGGCCCACCGACACCCGAACGGCGGCGGATGGGTCGCGGACACCGCGTATGTCGCCGAAACCGCCTATGTCGGGCCGGATGCTCGTGTTTTTGGGAAGGCTCATGTTTCCGAGAATGCTTGGGTTTCCGAGAATGCTTGGGTTTCCGAGAATGCTCGTGTTTCCGGTTATGCACATGTTTTCGGGGATGCTTGGGTTTCCGGGAATTCTCAAGTTTTCTGGTGGGCGAAGATTTCCGGGATTGCTCAGATTTACGGGAATGCTCAGGTTTCCGGGTATGCTCAGATTTTCGAGAATGCTCAGGTTTACGGGGATGCTAAAATTTCTGGAAAGTCTCAGGTTTACGGTGATGCTCAGGTTTACGGTGATGCTCAAGTCTATGGTTTCTCGCGGATTTATGGGAATGCCAAAGTTTACAAATTTGTTAAAGGTTCTGAATATGATCAGGTTTTGGGATGACAGAAAATACCATTAAGTTCGTAAGCCCGGAATCCCCGCCCGAAGGTCTTGATCGGGAATTGTTGACCATTCTTGCAGAAGAATGTTGTGAGGTCGGCCAACGTGTCAGTAAAGCCCTACGTTTCGGGTTGAGTGAAGTGCAACCGGGTCAACCTCTAACGAACACCGAACGTATCTCGGAAGAAGTCGGTGACTTGATTGCAGTAGTGGAAACCTTGACCGGGCGGGGAATTTTGTCAAAAGAAGATATCAGCGAAGCGATCCGCAAAAAATACACAAAACTTGAGAAATATCTTCAATCAGATAGTTGACAAACCGTTTTCTTGCGCCTATATTCATCATGTAAGCGATAGAAAAGAGGTACAACATGTTTCGTGATGTCATCCTTGTTCCCGCAAGCCGCGTCGAGGCCGTCAAGGCGCGTGTCGCCAAGCTTCAGAAACGCGCCAAGAAATACGGTAACGGCGATATCATCCTGCATTTCGGTGAAGCCGAAACCCACAAGATCACCGGCCCGAGTGGCGACAAAATCGCCATGGTCTTTTATCCGCTGATCGTGGTCGGTCGCGCACCGCTCTATCAGGACGGTTGGAAGCTGATGGGCCGGATTGAGCCGATTGGTGAAAACGGCAACTGCCTGATCCACACCATTCCGGGCCATGAAATTGACGCCCGGTTCCGCGAACATGGAACCTTTTGCGAACATTGCCAGATCAACCGTTATCGGAAAGATCTCTATGTCTTCGAAAAGGACGGCAAGCAAATCGCGGTCGGTCGGACGTGCCTTCGGGATTTCACGGGCTGCGATGATCCGAAAACGGTTGCTCAGCGGGTCGCAATGTTCATGGACCTTCGGGAAGAAATCGGCAACGAAGAAGATTGGGCCATGGGGTTCGGTTCCAATAGCTTCCGCACCGAAACCGTACTAAGTAAAGCTGCCGCCCACATTCGGAAGAACGGTTTCGTGTCGAAGAAAGTGGCGCTGGATCAGGGTATCTCTACCACGGCAGATGACGTGAAGGCCGATATGCGGGGCTACCCGGAATACCGCGTCGATACCGACGAAAAGGACGCGGAAATTGCCCGGATGACCATGGAAAAGTTTCGTCAGGACGAAAAGTTCGACAACGATTTCATGGAAAATGCCCGGCTGATCATCCTTGGTGACTACATCGACCTTGACCACTTTGGGATCGCGGTTGCCGCAGTTTCGGTGGCCATTCGGGAAAAGGCCAAGTTGGAAAACACCGCGAAAGCGGCGGCTCAGTCGGCCTTTGTCGGTAGCGTCAAGGAACGCCTGCGGGGTCTGAAACTGCGGGTTGAGCGGGTGGTGTATCTCGGATGTGGTGCCTACGGCGACCGTTACCTTCTGTCGATGAAGGATGACAACGGCAATGTAATGGTGTGGTTCACCGGAGCCGCAACCGCCGACGAAGGGGATGATGTGGTGCTTGACGGGACGGTCAAGGAACACAAGGTCTACAACGGGATCAGTCAAACGGTTCTGACGAACTGCCGGGTCAAGTAAATCCCCGACATATCCCTAAACAGAAACGGAAGCCTCACGGGGCTTCCGTAATTTTTTCAAAATATGAGGTATCTATGTCATTAGCCGATAAGTTGTTAAAGAATTCAAAGATCAAGGGAACATCCATGATCAAGGATTCCGAGGTATTTGGTAAGAAGGAAAGTGTCGTTACCAACGTCCCAATGATCAACGTTGCCTTGTCTGGTAAGGTGTCAGGCGGGTTATTGCCGGGTATGCTGATGTTGGCCGGCCCTTCGAAACACTTCAAAACCGCCTTTGCTTTGATCATGGCGGCGGCATTCCAAAAACAGTATCCAGACGGGTATATACTGTTCTACGATTCCGAGTTCGGATCTCCTGAAACCTACTTCCAGAGTTTCGGGATTGACATGGACCGGGTTATTCACTCACCATTAGAGAACATCGAAGAATTCAAGTTCGACATTGCAAACCAGTTAAAAGAAATTGTCAAGGGCGACAAGCTGTTGATCCTTGTCGATTCTGTCGGCAACCTTGCATCCAAGAAAGAAGTTGAGGACGCGATTGACGAAAAGGCTGTCGCGGACATGACACGCGCCAAGCAACTCAAGAGCCTTTTTCGAATCATCACGCCACACCTGAACCTCAAAGACATCCCAATGGTTGTCATCAACCACACATACAAGACGTTGGAAATGTATGCCAAGGACGTTGTGAGTGGCGGCACGGGCGGTTACTATTCCGCAGATGCTATCTGGATCATCGGGCGGCGACAGGACAAGGATACCGCGACCAAGGAAATTACCGGATACGACTTCATCATCAATATCGAGAAGTCGCGTCACGTTCGCGAGGGGTCGAAAATTCCGATTTCGGTATCGTTCTCAGGGGGCGTGAAAAAATGGTCGGGACTGTTTGACCTAGCCCTAGCACTCGGGTATATCCACAAGCCGAAACAGGGTTGGTATAACAAGGTCAATGGTGACACGGGCGAAATCACTGATGAGAAGAATTATCGGAAGGCTGAGTTAGAGGAAGATGCTGAATACTGGAAATACCTGTTGACCGAGACAGAATTTCCTAAGAAAATTAACGAAGCCTATACCCTGTCAAATGAGGGCGTTAAACTGTTCGATGATAGCGTGATTGAGTATGAGTGAATATAGCTTACACAAGGGGGATTGTCTGGAAGTGTTACCGAAACTTCCAGACAATTCAGTAGACTTGATACTGACAGACCCCCCTTACGGAACAACAGTGATTGGATGGGATGCTATCGTTCCGTTTGACAGGCTGTGGCCGGAACTTGAAAGGGTTCTGAAGCCTTTCGGAACGGTGGTCATGACGGCGGTGCAACCGTTCATGTCAAAGATGATCCTGTCCAATCTGGACATGTTCAAGTATACCCTTGTCTGGCGCAAGAGCCGCGCCGCCAATTTCCCACAAGCCCCCTATCGTTTCCTTACGGAACATGAAGATATCGTGGTGTTTTCGTGGGGAGGAACGTCCAAGAATGCCAAGAACCCCATGACATACAACCCGCAAGGTTTGGTCGATATCGACGTGGAACGGCCTGTCAGACCCATCAGATCTAAACATGCGCCGGGGAAAGGTAGACCCGCTTACAAACAAACCAAGACCAACTATCCCAAAAGCATCCTTGAATTTGCCTCAGAGAATGCGACATTTCATCCGACCCAAAAGCCTGTTGCGTTACTAGAATACCTTATCAGAACATTCACGAATGAAAACGAAACGGTTCTGGACTTCACCATGGGTTCTGGTAGTACGGGTGTTGCCGCAGGCCGCACGGATCGTAACTTCGTCGGTATCGAAATAGACGATACGTATTTCGAAACCTGTCAATCCCGTATCAAAGAAGCTTATACAAATCTCGGAGAATTTCTGAAATGAAGGAACAAATACCGTCCCGAAAGGTTAGTGACATATCATACATCTTTGGGGAAATGATATATGACCTTTGCGAGAAGGTCGATGAAGTCAAGGGATTGAGTAATGGTCAGACGGCTTTGTATTGGGAATTGGTCAATGTGATTTCAAGGCATATGGGGGATTGATGGGGTTCGAGATATACGAAACCTACGGGTTCAAAATCTATCTGGATACCTCAGAATCCCCCATGATGAAGGCTCGCGCCGCCGAAAACTATGAGGTCGAGAAGTTCCGATTTCTGTCAAGTGTTTTGACGAAGGATATTACCTTCATTGACGTTGGGGCAAACAAGGGCGATTTCACCTTACATGCTGCCAGATATGCAGGTAGGGTGTTCTCTATCGAGCCGCATCCTGACAACCTGTCTTGGCTTCGGAAATCCGTTGACCTGAATAGTTTCGACAACGTGACGATTATCCCCGGATGTGCAACCGACTCTGAAGGGGAGTGTATCTTAAATGTTGGTCGATATAGCGGGCACCATTCTCTTGTACGGTACGAGCATAGCCGAATATCCGTTGCCGGTTTTCGTCTTGATCGTCTTGGTATCGCAGGGGATATTGTCGTCAAAATAGACGTAGAGGGTGCGGAAAAGCTTGTGCTTGCCGGGTCTTCTGATATCTTGTCGCAATTCCGATATGCCTTGATAGACGTGGATTCCGGTGATTACGAAGGTGTCAGAACCCTCTTGCCGGGTATGGAATTGATCAAGCGGTCAGGCAAGGAAGTGTTTTATAGAAGGATTGACGATTGATTGAAAATTCGATCCTTTCCGGGCTTGTTGATAATGAAGACTATGCCCGGAAGGTGTTGCCGTTCATTTCAGAAGACTATTTCGAGGATAGGGAATATCGCCTTGTCTTCGAAATGTCTCGTGACTACATTCAGAAATACAACTCACTACCCACCAAGGATGTTTTGAATATCGCTTTGGGGGAAGTTACGACTCTCAATCAAGACGGGTTCGAGAAGGCGAAAGGTATCATTGAAAGCCTGTCCTATGACCCCAAAACCAATCAAGAATGGTTGGTAGAGGCTACAGAAAAGTTCTGTCAGGATCGGGCGATTTACAACGCGGTGCGCAAGTCGATCTTGATCCTAGACGAAGAGGATAAGAGTCTTGACCGTGGCGCGATTCCACAAATCCTGTCCGACGCTTTGGGGGTATCTTTCGATTCCTCAATCGGCCACGATTATATCGAGAATGCCAGCGAACGGTTTGACTTCTACAGGACCAAAGAAGATAAGATACCTTTTGACATTGATATCCTTAACAAAATTACAAAAGGCGGGGTTTCTCGGAAATCTATCTCGATTATTCTTGCAGGCACTGGCATCGGGAAAACTCTCTTCATGTGCCATTGTGCTGCGGCCAACATGATGATGGGGCACAACGTCCTTTACATCACTATGGAAATGGCAGAAGAACGTATCTCCGAACGTATAGACGCCAATCTACTTGACGTGACGGTTGACGAGTTACGCCGTCTTGATCGTAAAACCTTTGAATCAAAAATTGAAAGGGTCAAATCGAAAACTACCGGCAAGCTTGTTGTCAAGGAATATCCGACAGCAAGTGCCGGGGCCAACCATTTCCGGTTTCTGTTGAATGAATTGAGGTTGAAGAAGAACTTCATCCCCGATATCATCTACATTGACTACCTGAATATTTGCACATCTTCCCGTCTGAAGTCATCGCCGAATGTCAACAGCTACACCTATATCAAGGCCATTGCCGAAGAACTTCGGGGTTTGGCGGTAGAATTCAACGTGCCTGTCATCAGCGCGACACAAACGACCAGATCGGGGTATCAATCGTCTGACCTTGAATTGGGGGATACCTCAGAATCATTCGGTCTACCGGCTACCGCAGACTTGTTCCTAGGGTTGATGTCAACAGAAGAATTGGAGAATCTGCAACAGATCATGGTTAAGCAACTCAAGAACCGATGGGGGGATATCAACTACTACAAGCGGTTCGTGGTGGGTATTGACCGGGCCAAGATGCGGTTGTATGATTGCGATCTATCTGCACAAGACGAGTTGACGGATGCCGGTACACGGGATTACGACGACAAACCGAAACCGAAGTTCGGGGGGTTCAGTTGATATATGTCGTCAATGGATTCCCAAAAAGATTTGTGAAAGAAGATTTTAACTCTATAGCGGACTTCACTCTTAACCTATTGGAACCGGATATTGACTTGTTGGTGATAGACTTCATAGGGTTAGAAAAGGGTGCCAAAGGGTATGCCGATTACTGTGAACAGACTTCGACCGGCTATATCGAGATAAATAGACGCCTAGGGTGGTCAGAAACCATTCACACATTGATACATGAAATAGTTCATGTCAAACAATACTCTGAAAGGTGGTTGACCCAAACGGAACCTCAATTGTGGATGGGCCAACCTGTTAGGGTTCCGTATCTTGAAAGGGAATGGGAAATTGACGCATACAATCTTGAAAAGATGGTCATTACGGACTATCTGATGTCGTTTTTGGATAAAGAAGTGTCGGATTTGGATATCGACTCTGCGCTGTCATGGTACATCCTGTCTGTGTATGCAGACAGTCTTGATACCCCGATCCTATCCGCCGGGGCTTCCCAGAGACTGAAAAATCTCATTACGAGTCAATGGGATACTGTATCGGTCGAAAAGTGGGGTGATTATGTCACTATGACCGATGACCTGAATGTGATAAAGTATCCCCGGTATGTCCAGAACGAAACGGAACGGATCATCAAGGGATTTTCGGAATGTTGAGTCTTGTTCTTCTGGTGGTGGGGATTGGCGTGGCATTGGTTGCCTATCGGCTCTGGGTCGATCCGCCCGAACCATTGATAACGATAGGAATCAGTGAATACATGACCCTACTCTATGGCGAGACAAAGAAGGAATTCATGGGCGCGGCGTGTGATACGACCGTTACTATGAAGATTAACGAATATCGGAAACTGTGTGAGGGATCAAAACGTGGATGACAAACTGACTGTAGGTGACTTAATTCGTCAGGCTTTGGATAGTGTCAAGGTCGATGGCCTGTCCAAACCTGACATGCTTTCGAAGGCTATGGAACTGTCCGGTGCCCCCTATTCATTCGTGGAACTGGTCTTCGATAGAATGGGGCGGGTGTAGTCGAGGTAAGTGGTAGGGTAATGTATCATTTATTAATAAATGGCGATTGTGTCACCAATATGAACGAATTAGCCGAAAAAACGGTAGATATCGTCATCACATCACCACCTTATAACATTGGCATAGGTTATGGCGTATATGATGATAACAAAACTAGAAACGATTATCTAAAATGGATGAAAGAAGTTTCTTTAGCAATTAAACGTGTTTTGATTGATGATGGGTCACTTTTCCTTAATATAGGCGATACTTGTAAAGACCCATGGATTACTCAAGATGTGGCGTCTATATTCCGAGAAGATTTTTATCTCCAAAACAGGATATGTTGGGTAAAGTCTATATCAGTGAATAATGACACGATAGGTCATTTCAAGCCTATCAATAGTAAGAGGTTCCTTAACAACAATCATGAAAACATCTTCCATTTTACCAAATCAAATAAGGTATATATTGACAAGCTTTCTATCGGTGTTCCATTCAAAGACAAGTCAAATATAAATCGCAGAGGTCATTCCCAAGACAAAAGATGTGCCGGAAATGTGTGGTATATTCCTTATCAAACAGTTAATAATAAGGATGGAAAATTCAATCATCCGGCAGGATTCCCTTTAGAATTGCCGAAGAGGTGTATAAAGATGCACGGTAAAACTGATGGTGTTGTATTAGACCCGTTTGTCGGTTCAGGAACTACGCTTGTTGCCGCCAAAGAACTGGGACACAGTGGGATAGGTATGGACATAGACGAGACGTATATCGCGATTGCGAAAACGAGGCTGGACAGGTAACATGAAAAAACCTATCACGGTCTGTTGCCGAACCTGTCGATTTTACGATGGCCGTTCCTGCACATTCGAGAAGTTTCTTGAATTCGATCCGGTGCAGGGATATCTACCAATTACGGCATCATTTGCCGTAGACAGATGCAAACACCTCTACTGGAAACCTAGAAGAAGTTTTCTCAAAAAAGTTTATGGTATGTTGCAATCAGTGCTTGACATTCTTTAGTAAGATATCCAGAAACGTGCGAGCGGTGGTCCGCAATGATGGCGCATTGATTGCTATCGGGTTTGCCAAGAAATCAGAAGCCCAAGCATGGCTCAATCCAGAATTAGATAAAATGGGAGGATAACCTAAATACGGAGTAGTTAATGTTACGAAGATTTTTCAAACGATTTGTTATTGCGAGACAGTTAAGAGCCTACCACGAGATTGCCGCCATTATTCAAAGGGCGGAATACAGAGGCGAAACTGTCGAACATGTCAGAGAAGAAATTCTTGAAAAAATGAGACAATTTGAATGAAGTGGGCCGGGGTATTATCCCCGGCTTTTCTTATTCCCTAATTACCTGTAAAGGGGATTGGGTATGGTCAAAAACAACTACATCTTCGGATTGCAAAGAACAGGGACCAATTACCTGTCCGAACTGCTATGGCGAAACTTCAATAGTCGTAACCTGAATCGTCAGAGTGAGGCTTGGAAGCACTCTATAGAACCTTATGAACCGGAAATCATCAATCCCTATTGTCTGATATTCTGTATCCGCAAGAACCCCTATCTGTGGGTAGAATCTCTATGTATCCGCAATCATGTCGATTGGCTATATCGACAGACAGACTATCCGGCAGATGAGCGAGACGTTTCCGAAGATTACCTGCTAGGAGAAGAAAGGTTGAATATCATCAATCTTGCAAAAACATATCGGGATTGGGCATGTAACTGGTGTGTCAATGGGTGCGATTACCCTGTCAGGTATATCCGATACGAAGATCTGTTAGATGATCTTGAACTTGACTATTTCCTGAACAGTTTGGCGAAACCCATGGGGTTCAAGAGACCTGTTGACGGCTGGCGGTTGGTCATGCCCGGTGAAGTCTCGCAATCCCGGAATTTCACGGAACGCATGAAAGAGGCTTACGAACTTCAGAAGCCTCAATACCTGACCCGCAAACAGATAGACGCCATCAACGACACAATCGGCAAAGACCTTATCAAGTCTTTGGGATACCGTGTTAGATAAATAAGATAGAAATACATCAATTCAGGATATCACCTATCATGGAAAAAGACAAGAAAAAAGATGCCAAGAAAAAGCAAAAGGATACGGAAGTCGTGATCAATCCAGAGAGCGAAGCCGTTGAAGAAGCTGTCGGATATTCCGAACGCAAGCGCCGCTCGCGCACCATGCGCCGCTTCAAGAGGCGTTTGGAGATTGGCCGCAAGAGACAGGATCGTCGCAAAGCCGACAAGAAACGGCTAGGTAAACGGTCGCGTAGAGCGGCTATCAATCTGGTGCGAAGCAAAGTCGGCGGCAAGGATTACAAGAACTTGTCGATTGGTCAGAAGATGACAATTGACCAGAGAGTTTCGAAACGCAAGAAAGCCCTTTCCCGTATCGCCACACGTCTTATGCCGAATGTCCGACGCAAGGACAATTCCAAGCTTTTCCGTAAATCGGTCAATGAAGCGTTTGAACTGGCGTTTGAAAGCCATGTCCCGCTAAAACGTCCACATCAGATGATGGAAAAGGACGGAAAGGTAAAGACTGACAAGAGATTCAAGATCTTCCGTAAGAAGGTTGACGAAATGACCGATTACGAGTTGGCAGACTTCGCACAATATGTCGTGGAGTCCGAGAATGCCAGTTTGAATGAGAATTGGGAAGATGCCTATTACCGTAGCGGCAAGGGCAGCAACAAGAAACCTGACCCGAAAAACGATATCATCAAAAAAGCATTGGACGCCTTGAACAAGATGGTGTCTTCGAAAGGTGCCCGTCAATCTATCCAAGGATATGCCTTCGATATCACCCGGTCATTCAACCTCAGCATCGGTCCCCGTGAATTGGCCAACCTCTATACCAAGACATATGGAGTGCCCGAGGGTTTCGAAACCTATCGTACCGAATCGGAAGTCAATGACCTATTCGAAGAGAATTCATGTGCCCTTGTGACAAGGGAACAGATGAAGCGTTTCGAAAGTGTCGTGGATCAGCTTTTCAAGAAGTATGGAATCGACTTCGAATTCACGAAGCATTTCGGTGAACGTCTTTCCCATGGGCGGAATGACCCATGTATTACCTTAAAGGAATTGGCAGAATTCATCAAACGTATCTATGCGTCCCAAGGACGTAAACTGAAGGGAATTGTCGGTGCCGAAGCCGTTCTAAAAGACATTCAAAAGAACCTGAATATCCCCGTAGCCGTAGAATACGATTCACGTAATGACGAGATTGATGTTGTAATGAAAACTATCATGCGCAAGGCCAATTTCAGAACCCCAAACAAAATCATCAAGTATTGAGTGTAATCATGGAATTTGAGTTCACCTTAGAACATATGAAGTCCGCCATTCCGACCAATAAAGAAGTCGGTGAATGGTACATTATTGCATTAGAATTGTTACCACAATACGATATTACGACCCCCGAAAGGGTTGCCGGGTTCCTGTCCCAATGTGCCTATGAAAGTTCTGAATTCAAGGTATTGGAAGAGAACCTTAATTACAGTGAAAAGGCATTGCTTCGCGTATTCGGTAAATACTTCGGACCCGGTATAAGGGATGCTAAAGCCTATGCCCGAAACCCCGAAAAGATCGCCAATGCGGTTTATGCTAGCCGAATGGGGAATGGTGCAGAACATTCCGGTGATGGATGGAGATTTCGGGGTCGCGGTGTCATTCAATTGACCGGCAAGGACAACTATTCCAGCTTTGCCCAATATGTCTATTCGATCCGTAAAGAGGTTATGACGTTTGACGAAGTGATTGAATACCTGACCACGAAACGCGGTGCCATGGAAGCGGCTTGTTGGTATTGGAAGGTGAATGGTCTGAACGCGGCGGCGGATCGTCGCGATGTAAAGAGCATGACAAAGCTTATCAATGGCGGCACGAATGGACTGACCAAACGCCAGACAATCTATAAGCGTGTCATGGCCAGTCTAGAGCCTGTACATGAACCCCATGCCATTACCCGGATATTGGGTATCGGTTCGGAAGGTGAGGATGTCAAGACCCTTCAACGGGCGCTGAACATCAAGGCCGATGGGAAATTCGGCCCGCAGACACATCGGGCGGTAAAGCTGTTTCAGACGGCAAACAATTTGTATCGGGATGGAATCGTTGGTCCGAAAACCCTAGAAGCACTCGGAATACCCCATGCCCATTAAAAGAGACCTGACACCACTAGACAAGGAATTTCTGGCAAGAGAGAAAGGATACGATATGCCTAAAGACAAAATGGACAAAGTTGATGATGACGAATTGGAAAAGGATTTCGATGACCGTGAAGACAAGGATATCGACAATGACGGTGAAGTAGACGATGAAGACGAGTATCTGCACAATCGCCGTAAGAAGATCGACAAGGCCATTAAAGAGGCATTCGATAGACTCTAGTATTTCATAAATACTACAGAACCGAAACAACTACTAGGAGTAGAGAAATGAGTCTATGGGGCAAGACCGATACCGCAGCATCGGCACCTAAATCTTCACCGGCTTCCGACAACACGAAGTTGTTCTTTGTCGATACGACAGAAGCCGCTGTTGCTTCGAACCGTGCCAAGGGTCTAAAAACCCCCGGCTGGAACAAGTTCGAAACCTACGTTGATGCGAATGGCAAGACACGCTATCGCGCCGAAACCCTCATTCCGATGAAGGTCACGGCAGTTGCGGCAGGTGACGCCGGTATGACAGGCAACACGACTATCGAAGACGCTACCGTTGCGGATGTCTAATAGAGGGGCGTAAAGCCCCCCTATTTTTGAGGTGATACATGAAGCTTGACGAAGATACATTCATCATGTTCGCCTCACGTCATTATGATATAGGAAACATGGCAACGATTGACGATTTCATTGCCGATACCAAACGTTTCAAATATCTAAGGAAACTATTCAGCCGTTACAAGAATAAGAAAGAATTGAGGGTTCGTTTGATCCTCAATCATCTGGTAGTCATATACAATTGTTTCGGGGATGCAGCAACCCCTATGTTGTTCTATAAGCTTGCCGATCACCTAAAGGAATTGAAACCTTTCCTGATATGTATCAACAGGCTACCCGAAACCGTTGTGTTGAACGGTCAATTCATAAATACTGTTGACATTCAAATAGACGAAGTAATCGTAAAGGAATTAAGGGAACTGCTTAGAAATGATCGTTGACGGTTTTTTAGTATACTCATTCATTAGAAGACTGACGAAGCCTTTCACTAAATGGAAGGCTTATCGTATGGGTATCATTGACCGTAACGGAAATGTCCTGAAAAAGCGTAAGGAATTCACGGATCAGGAAAAGCGTTCCTTCAGTCGCATGGACTCCCTTATTCTGAGACTACGTAAGCTGGTTTCTTCTAATCCTGTCGGAGCATCGGTCATATCAGGATTCGTCCCGGCTTCCCTTTATCTGATCAAGGAAGGTATCGAAGCCGTCGAAAACGGCCATGAACCTACTGACGACGAATTGATGGAAATGCTGGAAACCTATACGACATATGCGCAGGAATTACTAGAGGATGCCCCGACCAATAGTGCGGGGTCGGGTGCCATTGCCGGGATCGGGGTCGGTCCTGACGGCGAACCGGGGCTAGACAAAAAGGCCATAGCCCGTCACAAGAAACGTAACAAGATGATAAGGCGCAGACCATGGGCGTAGTTGTATCGGCTGTATTGGGGGCCATTACCTCACTGGTGCCAGAAGTGCTTTCTTTGATGAAGAAGAAAGAGGATTACAAGTATCAATTAGCCTTACAAGAACTATCTATCAAGAAAGCTTCGATTGATGCACAAACACGGCTGGAAGTATCGAATATTCAGGCGGATGTTGACGAGGGAAAATCTCTTCGAGATCATGATTCTACCCTTGATGGCGGTGTCTTTCTTAATGGACTTAGAGCAAGTGTTCGGCCTGTCATTACCTATTGTTTCTTCCTTCTTTTCGTATTTGTCAAGATTGTCGGGGTCATTCTGATATTCAAGAATAACGGCGGGTTTATCGACCTGTCGATAGCATGGACAGAAGTATACCCCCTTGTGTGGGGTATGGATGAAAAGGATTTGTTTGCCGCTGTCATGGGATTCTGGTTCGGTAGCCGGGCCATTGACCAATCAAAAAGAAAGAGGGGATAACCCATGACCGATTCGAATGACCAGATACGTAACGAATTCTATTTCAAGTTCAAGGAACTGAATAACGACATTCAAGAAATCAAGGAACGTCAACAAAGGTTTGACGAGAGGCACCAACAATATGTTGACCGTCAGAATGACCTTGAAAAGAAGATGATCGCCCTACAGGCCGACATTTCGTATATCAAGAAAAACCAAGACGCATTGAACAAGAACCTGTCAACATTCCTATGGTTGATCGGCGGCGGATTCATTACGTCGCTAGTGGCATGGGTGGCTAAAGGAGGATTGTTCGGTGGCTAATCTTTTAAAACAGCTTTGGATCAACAAGGGCGCTTTTGTAATTGGAGCGTTCCTATCAACCATGATTCATGCCGGGATATATTACGCATTCTATCATGCGCCTGACGTGCCCTACGGGAATATAGAACGGGTGGTGGTAGAACGTATATCCCCGACCGAAATTCATTACAAGGCCAATTTCGTCAAGTATCGGGAAGAATGCAAGTTTCAGCAACTGGTTCCTTTTCTAATCGTGACCGGGGAATTCGTCAAGACTCAATATGTCGAAAACACGGGACGCGGTAACAACGATAACCGGGCGCAGGGTCAACAATCACTAAACATCAACATAGATACCAAGGGTCTTGACCCCGAGGTGATCGAATTGCGCACCCGTCATGTCTGCGAAGTTGATGGAAAACAAGTGAAAGTCACGAAAATCTTCGATAGGTTCAAGACCCCTTAATTTTCCTCTTGACAGAATGTTCGGCGACGGTAAAATCCTTATTAAGCCATTGAAGAATATTTAAAGGATTCTATGAACTATATTGATGTGAAGTTTGTAGGGATGATTTCGTCCCGGTTAGAGTATTTCAAGGTCAAGAACACCAATCCTTATAGGGCCAATTTCCGTTGCCCTATCTGCGGTGATTCCAGCAAATCCAAAAGCAAGACAAGAGCATGGTTTCTTGACCACAAGAACGATTGTGTGTTCTATTGTCACAATTGCGGGGATAGCCGAAGCCTCAGAAACTTTCTGAAAGACCTTGACCCGGCCATGTATGATGAATACATAGTCGAATCGAAGCTGAACAAGTACAGAATGAAAGCCCCGACCGGGGCTGTCCCGAAGGGACTTGATTCGTTAAGGAACAAGCAACCGAACTTCAAGAGATCTGGCAGCTTTCTAAGACGAATCAAGAAAATCAGCCAATTACGCTATGATCATCCTGCCAGACAATATGTCAACAAGAGGATGATTCCCCCGAAGGTGCATCATCGTCTATACTATACCCCAAAATTCAAGGCTTGGGTAAACGAGATACAGCCGGGTAAACTCGGGGATGGGTTTACCGAAGAACCACGTTTGGTCATCCCTTTTCTGGATAGGGACGGTAACATGTTCGGCTTTCAGGGTCGGGCATTCAATCCAAAAAGTCTGCGTTACGTTACGATAATGCTTGACGAGGATTCCCCAAAAGTCTATGGTCTTGACTTCGTGGATTGCGACAGACCTTATCTGGTGGTGGAAGGTCCGTTAGACAGTCTATTTTTAGAAAATTGCATAGCCATGGCCGGGGCCGATGGATCGGAACGGGGATTACCGAATCCCGAAATGGCAACCTATGTGTTTGACAATGAGCCAAGAAACCCGGAAATCGTCAAACGTATGGAAAAGGTTATTGGCCGTAAATCGTCTATATGTATCTGGCCAAAAGGAATACGTTACAAGGATATCAACGATATGGTATTAGGTGGCTATACCAACGTTGATGTGCAGAAAATGATTGAGTATAGAACATTCAAGGGGCTTCGTGCCGAGTTTGAATTAGCAGAATGGAGACAATGTTAGTATGAAAGTGCGTTTAGTTAGCTATAGCCAACCTGCCGAAGAATTCAGGAAAGAGGGTATCAACGACGCCCAAGACCTGATTGCCTTCTGCGCCAAGGTATCGAACCCTTCCGGGCAATTCAACATGATGAATTCTAGGCGTCTGTTGAATTACCTGATCGACAACAAGCATTGGTCGCCATTCGAAATGGCATCGGCATGTGTCGAGATTTCAACGACTCGGGATATTGCCAGACAGGTTTTGCGGCATAGATCCTTTCACTTTCAGGAATACTCTCAAAGATATTCGGACCCCACCAAAGACTTGTCTTTTGTCACTAGGGATGCGAGATTACAACACCCGACCAATCGTCAGGATAGCCTAGAGACCGAAGACGAAATCCTAATGAAGCAATGGATTACCAAACAGGAACAAATCATTCACGAGGCCGGGTTGGCATATCGTTGGGCAGTCGAGAATGGTATTGCGAAAGAACAGGCCAGAGTGGTGTTGCCCGAAGGCAACACGGTATCTAAACTCTATATGAATGGCACATTCCGTAGCTGGATACACTATATAGAATTACGGGCCGGAAACGGAACCCAAAAAGAACATATGGCATTGGCCAGAGAAGTGCAGAAAGTCATTTCGTCCGTGTTGCCAATGGCAGATCAAATTCTGTCATAAAGTTACCAAACAGTATTCTTCAAAAATAGGGGGCGACAATCCCCTATTTTTTGTCGCCAAAAAAAACAAGAAAAGGAATCCAAATGCTTCAGAAAAATGCGCGTAGTCTGATGGCCGATGCCAAGTTCTTTGAAAGCTATTCCCGTTGGGATGATGTGAAAGGACGTTACGAGACTTGGGATGAGGCTGTCGAGCGTGTCATGAAAATGCACCGCGAATACTATGCCGACAAGATGACCGATGAATTGTCTGACCTTATTGACGAGGCTGAAACTGCCTATAAGGAAAAGCGTGTCTTGGGGGCGCAAAGGGCATTGCAATTCGGCGGTGAACAATTGTTGCGTCATCAGATGAGGTTGTACAACTGTTTATCAACACACGCTAGCCGTGTAGAATTCTTTGGTGAATTCTTCTACGCTTTGTTATGCGGGGCAGGAGTCGGGTTTTCCGTCCAGTTTAGACATATCGAAAAACTGTCTGATGTGGTTCAGCGCAAGGGATCGGCGAAGATTCATGTGGTCGAGGATTCCATTGAGGGATGGGCGAAGTCTCTTGATGTTCTGTTATCGTCGTTTTTTGTTGATGGCGGCAAACATCCTGAATTCAAGGGGAGACGGGTCTATTTCGATCTATCGAAGATTCGTCCGAAAGGTTCCGCTATTTCAGGCGGGTTCAAGGCCCCCGGCCCCGAACCCCTGCGCCGCGCCCTTGACTTTATCGAACATCTTTTGAATGATATCGTCTTGAATGGCGGCAATCGCCTAAAGCCGATTCATGTTTATGATATTGCAATGTATGCGGCAGATGCCGTTATTGCGGGTGGCGTTCGCCGTTCTGCGACGATTTGTTTGTTTTCGCCCGAAGATACGGAAATGGCCATGGCCAAGACCGGGGATTGGTATATCAAGAACCCACAACGCGGTCGCTCCAATAATTCCATGGTTTTTGTGAGGTCGGAAACAACCCGTGAGCAATTCTCAAAGGCCATGAAGCCTATTCGACAGTTTGGCGAACCCGGATTTGTATTTGTTGATGACCCTGATTTCACCTTTAATCCCTGTGTCGAGATCGGCAAGCTTCCAATATACCATTACGATGACGGTACTACCGAAACGGGATTTCAAGGATGTGTTGCGTATGATACCAGACTTATCACCAAAGATGGTATCGAGATCATCGGCGACGTGGCAAGCGAAAATAGGTCGGTCGAGATATGGAATGGAGAAAGATGGTCAAGAGTTAGCCCGATTAAGACCAATGAAGGTGTTGACCTGTACCGGGTCAGATTTGGTGATGGGTCTTATCTTGACGCTACCGACTACCACAAATTTCTTGTGAAGAACCGTTTTCAGTCAGAATATCAGGAAGTGACTACCAAGGAACTTATCGGACTATTGGAGACAAGTCCGTATCCGATTTCTGTACCGCGTTCCAATATCGTCATGGAAGGTGGGGTGAATGAGCCGTTGGCTTACGATTATGGATTCATTTTAGGTGATGGTTGCGCAACCTTCCAAAATGGAATAATAAGAAAGCCGTTTGCTGAAGTTTATGAACAGGAGTTTGGTTATGATTTCCCATTTGTTTCAGCGCATAAGGGGGCTATTTCTGTACGATATGGTACTAGCTTTTATCGCGTTTATTTTGATGGGGTTAGCCGAGAATTCTCTTATGATCTGAAATACAAAAATGGACTACCGAAAGAGATTTTTTCTTGGGATTATGAAAGTCTGAAACAATTCTTTATGGGATGGTGTGATAGTGATGGTAGCAAAACGACTAATGGTTTACGTATCTATGGGCGCGAAGATAAAATACGAGACGGTCAACTTCTTCTGAGCAAGATGGGAATTGATTCATCAGTTAATTTGATGGCGAAGAAGGGGGAGAATGCGAACGGACGGGTGCGTAGAAATGATGTGTGGTATATTCAAGTAGCAAACCCAAAAGACCTGAAGTCTAGTAAGTTTACTTCAACTGCAAGAAAGGGGCGGATCATGAAAGGTAAATTTCAGACCGTCCGTTCAATAACCAAACTTGAGGGGAAGTATGATTCTTACTGCTTCGAGGAACCGGAACTGCACCAAGGGGTGTTCAACAATGTGTTGACAAAACAGTGCAATCTCACAGAGATCAACGGGGCCTTATGTACATCCAAGGAAGATTTCATCAAGGCGTGTCGTGCCGCTTCCATCATGGGTACGTTACAGGCCGGTTACACCGATTTCAAATTCATGTCGGATGTGACTAAGAAAATCTTTGAAAGGGAAGCCCTTATCGGATGCTCTATCACCGGCTGGATGAACAGCCCGGATGTGTTGCTTGACGACAAGAACATGCAGGAAGGGGCCAGTCTTATCATGGACCTTAACAAGCATGTCGCCAAGATCATCGGTATCAACCCGGCAGCACGAGGAACATGTGTCAAGCCGTCCGGTAACGCATCGGTCTTGCTCGGAACCTCTTCGGCCACCTCAGCCGAACATTCGGAATACTATATCCGCAATGTGCAAATGTCCAAGGATCAGGAAGTCGCTCAATTGATTGCCGAAAGGTGTCCTTACATGGTCGAAGAAAGCGTGTGGTCAACTGGACGAACCGATTATGTCATTTCATTCCCCGTTGTCGCCCCGGAAGGGTCGATCTTCAAGAAGGATGTCAAGGCGGTTGAAATGCTTGAAATCGTCAAGAAGATTCAACAGAATTGGGTAGAGTATGGAACTGATGAGTCTCTTTGTGTGGATAAACGTCTACGTCACAATGTATCCAACACGATCAATGTCGGCGATGATGAATGGGATGAGGTCGAGAATTTCGTTTATGATAACCGGGATCATTTCGCGGGTATCGCCATGCTCGGGAAGTCGGGGGACAAAGACTATAACCAAGCCCCGATGACTTCAGTAATGTCCGAAACCGAACTGGTCGAGAAATATGGTAGTGCGGCCTTGTTCGCATCCGGTCTTATCGTGGATTGCTTTCAGGGATTCGCAAACCTTTGGGATGCCTGTTTTGTGGCTCAACAGAACCCGGCAGATCGACCTTCTGGGGAAAATGGCGATCAACAGGCGGATTGGGTGCGCAGGTTCCAGAAATTTGCGGCAACCTATTTCATGGACGATAGAGGATATACCAATGAGGAATGGTCCGATGCTTTCCGGGGTGCCATGAAGAATGCTGAATACTGCCTCAAGGACGTGTACCTGTTGCACCGCTGGACGAAGATTCAACAGAACATGGTGGATATCGACTTCGCGAGAGACTTGACAGAGAAGACATTCACGGATATTGATACGACCGGCGCACAGGCTTGTGCGGGGGGTGCCTGCGAAATTTAGTCAAAAAAGTTATCGTAACATGTTGACAAAACCGTAGGGAATGCCTATATTAATAATGTAGCCGGGGGGATGCCCCCGGTCCCCATCGCCGCGTTGAAACTGATCAACTGGTATGGTGGCCGTTGAAGTTTATAGGGGTATGAACTATGAAAGATTTCAAGGACACGATGCCCGCCCTGCGGGCATCGCTTTTCGATATCGTCAATGAGTACAACGAGAAGCTTTCCAAGATTTCCGATCTGGAAAAGGAATTGAAACGGGTTGTCAGTTTCTGTGAAATGGGCACTCAGATTGGCGGAACCTACGGTGGTTCGGTATGGATGTGGCATTCACCTTCCCTGAATGATCCGGCAAAGGTTCTTCTGATCAGCGCGTGGAAACACGTCTATAATGGGCTGAATATTGACCTTTTGGCAACAGTTTCGGAACGCGACAAGTTCAAAAGGGATCTGGAAAATCCCCCCAAGTTCACGATTGAGAACATTCGAGAAATGTTTGGCAAGTATGTCGCCGATCCGCGCACGTCAATCCTTCGGGGAATGGCCGAAGTTTTTGCGGATCTTGACCCCGCCTATAAGTCTCACTCAAAGGTGAAGGTCGGTGTCAAGGGTCTTCCGAAGCGAATCATCATTGCGAATGCTGGTAGTTATTATGGTGCTAACTATGGCACCGAACGTCTGAAAAATGTTCTGAATGCCATTCGGGTCTATCGGGGACAGAAGCATCTTGAATATAGGGAATTCGATGATGTCAGAACGAAAGCGGCCCGGCAAGGTGAGTCTGAAATCGACGGCATGACTTTGCGCGGCTTCCGAAACGGTAACATGCACGTAATCTTTGATGCTGCGGCCTGTCGTGATATCAATCTTGCCCTAGCGGAATACTATGGTGAAGTCCTGCCGGATATGCCGGATGAATCTGCGAAGGTCAAAGGTACGGCGGTTTCCAAGGATCTAGCCTATTATCCGACTCCAGTATCCGTGGCCGAACGGGTTGTGGGTAGTCTATACCTGCCCGAGAATTCTCGGGTTCTGGAACCGTCATGTGGGTGCGGCAGGTTGATGGAACAAGTTCGGAAACAGCATCCGAAATCTGTCATTCATGGTATCGAGTATGATCCGGGCCGGGCGGCACTTGCACGGTCAAAAGGATTTACCGTGCAAGTCGAGAATTTTCTTGAAGTTCCCCCGGATGGGAGTTATGATGCGGTCATCATGAACCCGCCTTTTGCCGGGCGGCACTGGAAGAAGCACTTGGAACATGCGAAAAAATTCACCAAAAAGAACGTTGTCTGTATTCTTCCGGCAACTGCCTATTATGATGGGCATCTTGAAGATGAGCGTGGTCAATGGTTTGACCTACCTGTCGGTTCCTTTGCAGAAAGTGGGACCAACGTTCCTACCGGGTATTTCGTGACAAAGGGAGCCGTTATATGAAAGAAGAACAGTTAAAGTCTGTGTGGGTTCTATCGGTTGCGAAAACGGTTGAATATGAGGTTCAATTTTCTGAGGAAATTACTTCAGCAGAGGCTGTTAAGAGGTTCCGTAATATGCAGATTGGGAGAATATGTAGCGAAAATGATGTCGGAAGTTTGTTTGCGATATATGATGTGAGGTGATGGAAGGGAATCCAAAATGACTACTAAGTTTGATTTCAAAGACGGCCAAGGCCCTGTCCCGGCCCACCAACATCCGAACGGCGGCGGTTGGGTCGCGGACACCGCGACCGTCGCCGAAACCGCCTATGTCGGGCCGGATGCTCGTGTTTTCGGGAAGGCTTGGGTTTCTGGGAAGGCTTGGGTTTCTGGGAAGGCTTGGGTTTCCGAGAATGCTCGGGTTTCCGAGAATGCTCGGGTTTTCGGGAAGGCTTGGGTTTCTGGGAAGGCTTGGGTTTACGAGAATGCTCTCGTTTCCGAGAATGCTCGGGTTTCCGAGAATGCTCGGGTTTTCGGGAAGGCTTGGGTTTCTGGGAAGGCTTGGGTTTACGATAATGCTCTCGTTTACGGGAATGCTCGTGTTTACGGGAATGCTCGTGTTTACGGGAATGCTGGGGTTTTCGGGAAGGCTTGGGTTTACGATAATGCTCTCGTTTACGAGAATGCTCGGGTTTACGGAGAGGCTCATGTTTTGGCGAATGCTCGCGTTTACGGGAATGACGGTGTTTTCTTTGGCCTTTGGATATCAGAAGTCAGACTCGGGGGCGGAATCTTGTCAAATACTAAGGCACATGACAACACTGTCGAGAATATAGATAGCAAAGAAATCGAGGATGTTTCTATCCGGGTCATGCAGCTTCTTGTCGCGAATTTTTCGACCGTGGAACACTTCAAAGATGATGTCGATTTTCTGTCGAAAAAAGCTAAAAGAGGTAATTTGGATAAATCCTTGATAGACTTCAGGAACGCCACATACACCAAAATCATGAACATCCTGAAGGGTTGACATATGGATAAATACCCCTATATCAACCATTCGTATAGGGAGTGACACCATGAAGGGGTTCAAGGAAGTTTTGCAGGAATCGAGTCTGTCGCGTATCTGGCGGCATACTCAAGACCATGTATCCGGGGCTATATCTGGCTACCGGGGCGATAACAGCAAGGATACCAACAAGCAGAATAACCGGGAAATCAAGGCATATCTACGTACCAAGGGGTATAGCGTAACCTCTGTTAGCGGTAACTATATCGAGAACTTTGGGAGCGATGATGCCCGAGAAGTCGGAGAACCGTCATTCTTTGTCGTGGATATCAACGATACCGGAAATCTGGAAAGAGACCTTGTTCGTCTTGGGGTAAAGTATGATCAGGATAGTGTTCTGATTGTACCAAAAGGCGGTAAGGACGCCTATCTGCGCGGCACTACCCGTCGCAGCAACGGCCCCCTAGGATTCAATCAAACTATGGTGGTCGGCAAAGGCACTTATGGCAAGGTTGCAGGACAGTTTCTAAGCCGTATCCGGGGGCGAGAATTTGCCTTTGAAGAGGTAAGGCCCCCCTTGACCCGCAACGGTAAATGGGCCGAGTCCAAGTTGGCCGAAATGGTCGAGGAAAGCCTACCTGATATCGACTGATAAATACCCCGTCTAGCGCGGGGTATTTTTTCATGTGGGTATATCAAGGTGAGGTGTTCACTTCAGAGCAGATTGAAGACTATTACGGGTTCGTCTACGAGATCCTTGACAGGAGTAACGGCAAAAGGTATATTGGCAAGAAGTGGTTCTGGTCTATCCGAACCTTACCGCCGCTCAAGGGCAAGACGCGAAAACGTAAGAAAAAGACGGAATCCGATTGGCAGAATTACTATGGGTCATCGGACGAAATCAAGGAACTTGTCGAATCTGTCGGACCTGACAGGTTTGAACGCGAAATTCTGAAACTTTGTAAGACAAAGGGAGAATGCTCTTATTATGAAGCCAAGTATCAATTTGAACGCAATGTCCTGTTACGTGATGATTACTACAACTCATTCATCGGTTGTAAAATCCATGCAAAACACCTTAAAGGTCTGACAATTGACGATTAGTCTTTTCAGGGGCGATAATCTGTTTCTGTCGAACATGTATCCGTGCAAGATCATGATTCATGGAATCCTGTTTCCGTCTGCCGAACATGCTTATGTCGCCTCAAAGGTCAATAACTATGACCTACATGCCCGAATCAGCATGATTGGTCCTGACAACCCGAACGATCCTCTATCGGCGGCAAAGGCTGCTAAACGTTTTGGAAAAACTGTCGTACGAACGACAGAATGGCATAGACGCCGGGTGGATATCATGCGTCTGATCGTTACCGCAAAATTCACGCAGAATCTGGACCTGTTGCAAAAACTGGTTGACACGGGCGACCAAGACCTGATAGAAGGTAATAACTGGAATGATACCTTTTGGGGCCAATGTCCCATAGGTACAGGAGAGAATTGGCTTGGTCGTATCCTGATGGAAGTTCGACGTGCCCATAACCTAGGAATGTTGTGAAATGATTATCTACCAGAAGTGGATTTCCCGCGCCGACTTGCAGCTTAATCCGAAAGTCCTGTATGTCTTTGGTGACAATTGCAAGCGGGTTGGTAATGGCGGGCAGGCCAAGGAAATGCGTGGGGAAATCAACGCATTCGGTATCCCGACCAAATGGACGCCCGGTCATTCGGAAGATGACTATTTCTATGACCACCAGAGGAAACAAATTCTGCCGATCATTGACGGACATTTTCGAATTCTGGAAACGGCTCTTCAGGACGGTAAATTGGTGATATTCCCGACCGATGGTATCGGCACCGGGTTGTCGAAACTGCCGGAACAGGCTCCGCAGATCGACGCTGATATCAAGGCGTTTACCGAAGATCTGTTTGAGAGGTTTGGGGGATAATGGAACAGTGTCCATATTGCCAAAGACCTTATCAAGACAACAAATGTCTTGATGATGCGGCATGTTGGAAATGTGCTTTATGTGGGACGGTCTATGCCCCATATATCAGCCAATGCCATTGCGAGACCGAGAAACCTTTCAAAGAATTTTGTAAATGCGGGGGAGAGATTGAACATTGGGTCTTGATGACGTATCCGCCGAAATATGTCAAATCATGTAAGGTATGTGGACAAAGGGTGGAATCATATCATGTCACATGAATTGGAAGCGTCTATCCATTTTTATTTCGATAAGCGTCATATCGCCACTCGCCTTTGGTATCACGTTCCGAGGATCGGAGAAGAGGTGTTGATAAATAACAACACCTACCATGTCAAATCGGTTGTGTGGGGAGTTGATGCTAAGGAAATCCCCTATCAGGCGGTGAACATTGAAGTTGTCGAAAGGGAGTCCAACAAATGAGCATATGTGTCACTGTCACGCCCGAAACGTTGTATAGCTTTCCTATCGGTACTAGGGTGGTTTTTCGGGAACCGGATGGCCGTAATCTGCCCGGTCTGGTTTGCGATTTTGGATCAAATGAATCATGTCCCGCCTTCTTAGAGGTTGACATACCCGGAGAACCCCCTAGGTTGGTCACAGAATTCGTTGATCGGGGTATGGGGGCACATCTGCTACCGGAGCCGATCTAAACAAGGTTAGCGTCTATAGTTCAGGGGACAGAACACGGAACTTCTAATTCCGGTGTCGGGGGTTCGAATCCTCCTAGGCGCACCATAACACTATGGGAATGTGATGATGGATTATGAGCCTGTAATTGCGGTAGGTCAAAATGTTCAGGTTGAAATTGAAGGTGGAATTGACCCAAACGAGTATTTCAGTGTCCTTAAAAACGAGGGGCAGATAATTACCCCCGAACAACTTGACGCGCAATTGCACTATTGCGCCAAAGAGATCATTCGTGCTGAGAAAAATGGCCAGACAAACTTTGTCAAAGATCTGAAGTTTCAGGCACAGGTTTTGCTGCGTGAACGGTGCTTGCTGGAAATCGGAGTGACGAAGTATGTCCAAAGGGATGCGGTCAAGGCCGGGATTGACAGGATATCCCCGAAGAATTCGGTCAAACTGATCGAACTTTCCCGCTATTCCCGCTTCATCCCTGAGTCCGCTTCTGACAAGATTCAGGCGATTCGCGACAAGGAAATCTTTGACGATTACATCGTTGTCTTTACCGACCTGACAGATAATGACTACAAGACGCCCAAGGAACGGGAATTCGTGAAGAGGAATCGTGATCCTATTTGTTTCGGGGTGTTTCGTGATCAACAGCAACATCGCGTCTATAACCGCATGTACCTTGTCGCAGATTGGGAAGACGAAATCTGCGACATGACCTATGACAAATTCCTGACGAACCTGAAACCTGATGACGTTGGGGAAATTGACGCGAATGTGGTTGACCAGATGGGTGTGGCTGTGCGAGAGTGGGATAAGCCTAGCCTATATGACAAGATCAAGGTGATTTTCCGCCGTGGATGACAAGAACGATCTGACCCTACATTCTCTGTTTGCTCGGGACGACGACAGATTTCTTGGGGGTTACAAATACCGAGAATGGGTAGATAGTAAAACAGAACAATCTCCATTGTTCAGGAAACGTATCTTCGACTTCTTGTCTTTTAGGAGTGATGAAGTTGCTTATGAAAAGGTGTTAGGAGTCTTCCGAGAGGATGAATTCCAATTCCACCAAACATATCTTGATGTGTTCGGAAAACCTTCTACTGCGCACAAGAGAGCCGACCCCTACAGATTCATGTATGATGCTGATACGTGCGAATGCTGTGGTGTGGATTTGAACGCCCTAAATAGGTCAGGTTTCGCACTATGTATACCGTGCAATACCAGTCTGGAAGATGGTATTGAGGCAGAAGATAGCACCTCTTATGACCTGATATAAACCAAAGGCCCCGTGGTGAAACAGGTAGACACAGCAGACTTAAAATCTGCCGCCTAGCGCGTCCCGGTTCGAGTCCGGGCGGGGCCACCATAGGAAGTGAGAATTGGTCTGGTGATCAAGCGAGTTTGCTAAACTTGACGTACCTTCGGGTATGGGGTTCAATTCCCCCCGCTTCCGCCAAATGTTGCCTTTTTGCAACATTATTCATTTCTTGAATTTTTGTTCGGAATGAGGCAACCGACCACCTAAATAGGGGTTGTAACACAAAGGAAACCTTCTTATGTCGATGATCTGCAAAGAACAGTATATGCGACCCGATTTCATCGGGGGTGTTGTCTTGTAGGCATACGACATGTATGTTGGTTTGACGCCCCCGCAGACACGCCGTCTTGCGGGGATTTTTTTTTGAGAAAGGTGGAAAAATGTGGCTTGACAAATTGATTTCCTACCTGTATGTATGGAAGGTATGGGGTCCGAGGTGTCCCGACTATGATAGCAACTGCTACTGTTGCCGAAGATGGAAGGAACATGACGACCTTTTTGGTTAAGTTGGGGTGGCTGATTGGTTAGGCGGTGGATTGCAAATCCATTCTAAAAGGGTTCGATTCCCTTCCCTAACTCCATGGTATTGAGGCGAGAGGTACACGCAACGGTCTCATAAGCCGTGTGTTCGAAGGTTCAAATCCTTCCGATACCACCAGACGAATGAGGTTTGATGATGGAAGATGAAAAGAAGCGGGAAGACGATTACCGCGATATACTGAAAAAGTGGCTCCTGTAGCCGATGCTCTTTGACAATTTGGTACACGAGGGGAGTGACAAAAATCGTCGCGATGATCCGATGGAAGTGTTGACAACTATTTTGAAAACATTATACTGTATAGTGTGATCAGAAAAGAGGTTAGCTATGGAAAAGAATCATCCTTTCAGTGAAGTCGAAGTCGGTGATATCGTGCAATCCTATGACTTCTACGGGCGATATGACTGTTTCTATATCGGTGTGGTCGAGTCTCTGGAACATGGCATGATGAAGTGTCGGGCCAAGATGCGGGTATGGGCCGGTGAAGTCGATGAACCGACTGACGAAACCTTCCAAGCGCCGGTTCAGGGGGCGTCCTATATGGACGAAACCTTTGAGAAAGACGGATTCCGCCGCGTTATCCTGTTGCGTAAAGGGGAACGTGCTGCTAGGATGTAAAAAGATCGTGGGGGTGGCAGAGTGGTCGAATGCGGCAGGCTGTAAACCTGTTTGGTAAAACGCGCGTAGGTTCAAATCCTACCCCCCGCACCAACCTAACGGCTTTAGGAACTTTTGATGAATATTCTGAAAAGACACCGGAAGACGTTTGGCGTTGTAATGATTGCCTTGACGGTTATCGGTGTGCCTTTAGCGTCAAGATACGTGGATTTTGCTCTGCTAGGTCTGATACCATTCTATGCCTATGTCATAATGTGGCATCGGTGGGTGTTGCAGGATCTGGACAAAATCTATGCAGAAAAACAAAGGCAGAGTGAGAAGTTTTAGATCGGTGTTCCGAGAGGTCGAAGGGGGCGGACTTTTAATCCGCAGGCGCAAGCCCATCGTGGGTTCGAATCCCACCCGATCTACCAAGTTTGCGAAAATGGCCCCTTGGTCTACACTGGTATTAGGATACGCGGCTTTCAACCGCGTGGAACGGGTTCGATTCCCGTAGGGGCTACCAGAATGAGGTTTTGTGATGAAAGTTTTGGATAAGCTGTGGTTGGATGCGGGCCGGTTCGGTATCGTCAAGGTGCAGGATGATAGCGGTAATATCGAATTCTACTGCAAAGCCATCACGCATCCGACGACCGAGGATAACGATGTGCAGTTGATCGTTGAATGGGGATACCGATTGTCCCCCGAAATGATGAAGAATTTCTTCAGGGTGTAGGAAAGTGGTAATCTGACAGACTTGGAATCTGTAGGCGCGGGTTCGATCCCCGCCACCCTGACCATTGGGGGCTAGTTTAGTGGCAAAATAGCTGACTTTGAATCAGAAGAAGGGTGGTTCGAATCCACCGCCCCCAACCAGAAATATCCCCCTGTATCCCCCTTGGCTACGAACCAAGAGTAGGGTAACGGAATGGTAGATGCAGGTTCGAATCCTGTCAGGGGGTCCAGATAAGGGAATGTCATGGACCAATCCTTTATGCCCGATGAACCTGAAGTCCCCAAAAGAAATGGCAAAAAAACACGGAAGCCGAAACCGTATATCGTGTGGGCTTGGTTTGACCTATTTGGTCACTGGTACAAACACGGGGCGTACGAGACTGAAGAAGTCGCGAATGATGTGGTAAGACAGATGAACCGGAAATACCCTAACCAACATTATGTGATGGGACCGAAACCTAAAAGGAATCTGAAATGACCATGTTTGACTTCCAAGATGGGCAAGGCCCTGTCCCGGCCCATCAGCATCCGAACGGCGGCGGATGGGTCGCGGACACCGCGACCGTTGCCGAAACCGCCTATATCGGGCCGAATGCTCGTGTTTTCGGACAGGCTCAGGTTTCCGGAAATGCTCGTGTTTTCGAAAATGCTCGTGTTTTCGATAAGGCTCAGGTTTCCGGTAATGCTTGTGTTGCCGGGAATGCTCAGGTTTTCGAGAATGCTCGTGTTACCGAGTATGCTTGTGTTGCCGGGAATGCTCAGGTTTCCGGGGATGCTTGGGTTTTCGAAAATGCTCTGGTTTACGGAAAGGCTCGTGTTACTGAGTATGTTAGTGTGGAAGGAATCGTGACCAAGAACCCTATCGTGATCACCGGGTTCCCTTTCACGGTAACGATTGAAGACAAACTGATCAACATCGGGTGCAAGTCCATGACTTTCGAGGAATGGAAATCCGATAAAGGTAAACAAATTTTCAAAGAAGAGGGACTGTTCTACCTTTACAAACCGTTCAAAAAAGTGGCAAAACAGATCCTGAAAACTAGAGGTAAGTGAAATGAAGAACCGTTACCTGATTGCTGGCGCATTCGCGGCTTTGGCAATCGTTGCCGGGTGTGAACGTGCGGCTGATACAGCTTCGCGTAACCTATCCATCGCCGCAGACAATTTCGAGGTGTCGCGCCGCATCACGATCTACAACGGGATTACCGACAAGGTTGTGTTGGTTGTGGAGGGGTTCTGTTCCCTAGGTAATAACGACGCCGTGAGCCGGGTTTCGTATACGTGTAAAACAGGCAATAACAAGTACATCAAGAACATGCTCGCCCTATCCGACAACGTTTTTGTGGTAGTAGAGCAATTGGAAGATGTTAACGCATCCGAGTTCCACTATCGTCTTGTTCTGCGCCCCCAATCCCTGATTCCCGATATCGACTTTCAGGGGAGCGGTAAGGAAATGATGCAGAACCAGAATACGGACGGTTGAACCTTTCTAGGCCCTATGGTATATGGTTATTACGCCAGTCTGTCTAACTGGAAAACGGGGTTAGAGTCCCCGTAGGGTCGCCAAAGGAACGTTGGTTATGCGGATTCGAGCGACGGGATGTTGATGAAACATATGCAAAACGCATGGGCACTCGTTAATCAGATTTTTGAAAAAAGGAAGTAATAACGACTTGACACAACCGAATCCCTAGTCTATATAAGTCTTGTGAGAAAACGTTAGGTAGCGCAAAACGGTGAGCGGAGCAACTGATAATTGTTTGTTAGAAGGTTCGATTCCTTCACCTAACACCATACAACACGAGGGATAGCGTGAACATTCGTATCGTCAAAACTGGTTGGGTGTCCAACACATGCTACGTCGATCTGGTCATGGTGGATGAAGAAAATCTTCATACCTTCGTCATGACCAAGGAAAGTGAACCGAACGTGTTCAATGCTGCTGAACATCTGCACGGCGATCATTTTGATACAACTTTCGAACGGATGCAGGAAGGGGTTGCGTGATGCACGGTCCCATTTGGCTACATTACGACGACTTATTATCCCGAATTGGTGTTTAATGGTAGCACGCTAGATTGTGGATCTGGTAGACTAGGTTCGAACCCTAGATTCGGGACCATGCCAAGATAGCTCAGTTGGTAGAGCGGGGGATTGAAGATCCCCGCGTCGGGGGTTCAATTCCCTCTCTTGGCACCAGACACAACCCTTGACAATAGTTGGAACCGACCCTATATTAGTTACGTAAGCAATGGGGAAGAGTTATGACAAAGAAAGAAGCCTATATCGACTGGATTTCGAAAGGCGTAAAGTACGGTGTCATAACTCTTCCTAAAGCCAAACGGTTGTATGAAGAGAAATACGCCAAGATGACGAAGCCTGAATTCGAACAGATGATGGTAGCGGAATGACAAGGTTTTTTGACTGGAACGAAAAGCGGCGAATAACCCGCAACGGAATGTTTAAGAGATCCATCGGAAGGGCGGTCATTGCTATCGACTCCGATGAACCTGAACAACCGATATACGAATTTCACGGGGCGACGAAATGAACGATATCTTCAAGGTCAACCAAGTCTGGAAGCCGAAAGGCTGGTATTCTGGCGGTTACGTGGTGACTGCCGTAGGTCGGATTGTGGTGTCCCTGAAGATCGACGGCGATCCCGAAGCCAAAGATAACATCGCAGTCACCGAAAAAGAACTTGACGGCTTTCTATCAGAGTGTAAGCTGATGCCCTACAAGCCGTCATTCCCGGTTTGAATACATGGTCCTATCCTAGCCCACCTATCGCTTACACGAATTGGGGCCGGATAGCTAAGGTGTCGGGGCTAACCGATATACGCCAATCACATAGAGGAACTTTGTCATGAAAGAAACTAAAACCGTCAACTATACTGGCAACACATTTGTCGGTATGTTGACTATCCTGTTCATCGGGTTGAAACTGACGGGTTATATCACATGGTCGTGGTGGTGGGTGCTGTCTCCGATCTGGATCAGTCTCTTGCTATTTGTGACGATCTTCCTTGTCACCTTTCTCGCATTCGCTTTCATTGCTGATCGAAAAGGTGTTTCTATGAAAAAGTTTAGAAAGTGAGGTAGGCTTTGTTACGCACTAGTAATGAATGGAAAGACAAACATTCAGAGTTCTTTATCATGGACCCGGATGGGTGGGACCGGAAGAACTTTCAGTTTTCCTTTTTTGAGGAAAAGATTACCGAAGATGATTTCATGGATCGAGTGTTACGATCCACCTGTATTTGGAAACAAGGGAAGGTTGCTTGAATATGAGTGATATGTATAATGTGACGGCTGACGAGTTACGGCAATTCATTGAACGTTACGAAAGTCTTGCTGGTGAAAAGAAGGATATTTCGGAACAAATGAAAGAGGTCATGGCTGAAGCGAAAGGTCGAGGGTATGACACGAAGGTCATGCGTCTGATCATCAAGCTACGGGCGCGCGACAGGGATGATGTAGCTGAAGAAGAGGCGGTGCTTGATATGTACAGACAGGCGCTAGGCATGGCATAACGAAAGGGGGTTCGTCATGTTGGAAGAACTTAATGCAAGATTTTTATACCGATATGACGGACGAAACCGATGGCGGATCATGAAGGAACGGGTAGGTAGTCTTGACGGTGATGCCAGCGATTACATCATCACGGCTTTATGGTTTCTGTCAAAGAAGTCTGTGACAAGACTTTTGTGGAACCTGTTGACTTTTAATTATGTCGTATATACCTGTGCAAGAGGTGGACATAAGGGATTGGTTCTGCTAGACATGAATACTGGACGTTTTCTTGAATGCGAAAGACGTGTGTGGTCGCGGAACGTGTGTAGTGGCACTCGAATGGGTAGCCCGGTTCTGTCGCCTCTAAGTATTGTCATATTTGCTTGGAAGCGGCTTGAGGGTATGGTATAATGGCTATTACGGCGGTCTCCAAAACCGCAGATTGGGGTTCGATTCCTCATACCTTTGCCAGAGGGATAGAAAGAGTGATATTTTTACGGAGACGTGGCAGAGTGGTTTATTGCAGCGGTCTTGAAAACCGTCAGGCGCGAAGGCGTCTCATGAGTTCGAATCTCATCGTCTCCGCCATGATATGTTGATACCTGATATGCTAGATAAGATCAGCAAGTTATACCCAAATAAAAAAATCTATGGTCCCTACACTAGAAATGACCTATGACTTTTATCGTGCTAAGTTGGTTCCTGATCCATGAAGCGTTTTTCTATTTCGGAATGGTGTCCATCTTGTTGTTTCTTCATCTGCTGTCGTCGGCGACGGATAAAGGTCGCCTCGAAAGAGATAACTACCTGAGACAGAAAAAATGATCGGTATATGGTATCCGTTGACAATAACAACATTTGCTGTCATAACGATGATATACCTCTACGTAGCGAAACGTAGACTTGAAAAGACGCTTAAAGATGACCGGAAGGTAGGTAAAGAGTTGGACGAATAACATTTTCGGGGAAGTAGTGCTAATGGGAACACGCCTGTTTTGCAAGCAGGAATTAGGGGTTCGATCCCCCTCTTCTCCACCAGACACAATGAAAGGATTGACCTATATGTTAAAGAAGTTGCTGGCATCCGCCGCCCTTGTCGTCACCTTAGCCGCTAGCCCGGCTATGGCATGGGAAGTGGATGACATGAATACCTTAATTGACGAGACGAATTTCTTGGTCGGAAACGGCTGTACCGGAACCCTGATTTCTGTCGAGAAACGGTTGATCCTGACCAATCGTCATTGTGTTGACCAATTCTTTTCTGAGAAAAATGAAAAAGACGTTACAGAAGACGGAACGGTAGTCGAATCAAAGATTTCGGTTGTCAAGGATGTTCCTGTCTCACAAAGGTTCTATGACGGGTTTCGGGAAATTGGCGTCATGACATGGACCACGGAAGTTGTCGCATCTGATCCGAAAGTTGACTTGGCCGTGCTGCAAATTTTGTCAAAAGATATTCCACAGACAATGGAAGCGGAATTGTATGACGGCGATATGCCGAGACGCGGCGACACGGTTTTCGTAGTCGGAAACCCGACAGGAATCCTTGACGCGACTGTGACCAAAGGTATTATCAGTGCAACCAACCGGGAAATTAAGATCGGTGGACAGGAATTCCGCTACTATCAGACTGACGCCGGTATCTATGCCGGTAACTCAGGTGGGTCGATCTATAACGAGGATGGGGTGTTGATCGGGGTTCCGTCAGCCGCCCTTATGGGCACACACCTTGGGTTCGTTACCCCCTACACGATCATTTGGGAATTCTTGGAAAAGAACGATATCACCTTGTCGGATGACGAGGAAGAGACAGTAGAATAACGGGGCGATAGTTCAACGGTAGAACGGCGCGTTTACACCGCGCATATGGGGGTTCGATTCCCTCTTGCCCTACCAGATACCGCCCCCGGCATATGGCAGTATTGATTACCTGTTTACGTTGGCCATTAATCCGGGGGCAAAATTTTCTGCCAAGTCAAGGGAACTTTTCATAATTGCCTGTCTTGCGCACGTTACCGCCGGGTGCTATATTCCTGCTATGTTCTCATTATAGCCCATAGGGGGTGCAAATGACCTGATAAACCTACACCTAATGATTGACTGGCATATGATATATGCTAGGTTATTGAGGCTAGGCTTCTGTGGTGTAACGGTAACACTCGCCGCTCATAACGGTTGCGTTCCCGGTTCGAATCCGGGCGGAAGCACCAACGACATATAATGTTCCATGACGGGGTTTCGGTACGATGAATGATTACATGACCGCTTTTCGGATAGCGGTACATGCACATAGAGGGCAGTTATATGGGCAAGAGCCGTATATCAATCACCGCATAATGGTGTGTCACACGCTATCTAGGCTCTTTCCTGAAGTTGGGGATGACGAACGGATCGTGGCCATACTGCATGACACACTGGAAGATACACCCGTAACGTATGATTTTCTACGCGAAGCGGGGTTCGATGACGGCGTGTTGTCCATGTTGTCGATACTCACACGCGACAAGAAAGTTGCATACTCCGACTATATCAGCGGTATCATCAAGACTGGTAATGGTGGGGCTATCCGGGTCAAGTGCGCGGATGCTATGGTGAATTGGCAAAATTGTTGGTCAAACGACGCCAAAAAGAGCCTGCGGAACCGCTACGGTAGATCATATACCGATCTGATATTCAGCGCCAACCAACTTGATAGAAAAGCCTTGTTGGAAAGGCTTGACACACGGCCTGAATAACACTAAATAAGATTTGTGAGAAGATAAACTGATCTCTACGGCCCCTACTGGCAGGGGGGACGGACTGTTAATCCGTTAGTTCAAGGTTCGAGTCCTTGGTAGAGAGCCATTATTTGCGGACATGGTGTTTTCCCCAACAGAAGGTTAGATACAATGTAACAAAAAAAGTAATAGGCGTCCAAGCATATGGTATGCAGCAGTCCTTCCAAGTCTTGCATGGAGATGAGTTCGATTCTCACTGGACGCTCCATTTAATAGTTGTTTTCATCCCTTTAACAAATCTGTGATATTTGGTATCATCGTTCTTGCAACATATTCATCATGCGGAATACGAATGATTTCACAGTCAAGAGTGGACTTGATATATTCGTCCCTTTTCTTGTCATATTCCTTCTGTTTCTTATGGTGGGCACCATCCAATTCGATGATTAGTTTCTTGCTTGGAAAATAGAAATCTATATAATAGCAACACACATACTTGCCATGTTCGTCATTCAACGCCACAAAGGGCACAATTGGCAAATCTTGCGTGGGTTTTTGTTTTAAACTTCCCCCCCCCACAAATAACCGAACAGAAAACATGTTCCGTGCCTCTTGACATGTTGCGTAAAACCTGATACTTAGGTCTCGAAAAGGTGATCCTGCAAGTCTTGCATTTCATACTGACAGAATCACGGGATTTTAATTGTGTCAAACTTGCGAGGTTTATTTGGGAATAACTATCGTACATATACTCTAAATTTTACTTTTACTTAGGAAAGGGGAGCTAGCAGGATGAAATTCTTTACCTCAGATTTTTGGACATTTGACGGAAAACCTAGACCTTGGTGCGACTACGGTTTGGATAAAGACTCCACGATCCAAAAATACTTCGCGGATATTGTAGAAATATTCGATGCGGATACCTGTGGTGATATCGAGGTGTTCTTTGCGTTCGAGGATGGCACGACTTACCGTCTGGACTATTCCTATTGGTTTGATTGGGACGATGAAGATGGGCCGCTTTTGAGTGAGTGGGAATACAAAGAAATTCCACCAGAAGATGCCGAAAACGTCATGTTGAAGTATCGCAGCATCATGGGTAAACCCCATGACGCATATTTGAATGAATACCTTGTGTGAGAAGGCGAGAGTATGAACGAATACGCAAAACAATGGCTGGCCGAAGCCCGTAGTGGTAAGTCATGACCCTACCCGAGATCGCCGAATGGATCGAGGCGCGGGCCGACCGCCTGTTTGTTCGATGAAGAAAACCTATATCTACAACGCCATTGTAAGATCTGTCTATGACGGCGACACGATCCGGGTCGATATCGACTTAGGATTCAATAACTGGATCAAAAACGAAAGTCTGCGCCTCTTTGGTATCAATACCCCGGAAATTCGAGGAAATGAACGGGAACGGGGTTTGGTGTCCCGGTCTTGGCTGATCGAACAGATACCCGAAGGTTCGGCTATAACGATTCAGACCTTCAAGGATTCGAAAGGCAAGTATGGCCGCTACTTGGCCGTCATCTACAAGGACGGAACGAACCTTAACGAACGGATGGTCGTGCTAGGTCTGGCAGAAAGATATTATCCGTAACGAAAGGTCTTGAACAACACGGAGATACGTGTTATATAAATAACAGAACGTGGGAGTATGGTGAAATTGGTAGACACACCAGATTTAGGTTCTGGCGCTTCGGCGTGTGGGTTCGAGTCCCTCTACTCCTACCAAATTGCCCCTGAAGCATTGCTGGCGATGCGGCGGCTTTGTAACCCGAGGATAGTAGGTTCGATTCCTACCGGGGGCACCATAAAAGATATTTCTTCATCCCAAATAAAACCAGAAAAAATGACCCCCGAAGAATATCGTCAGGAGATAGATCGTCTGAAGGCTCTGAATCTGAAGCTTTCGAGGCGTATCCATTTCCAGCGAAAACAACTGCATTGGTTGCATAGATGGATGTGCGACGATCTGCAAGACCTACGCCGAACCGTCTTTCGCAAGACCCTCATATCATCCCCTAGGATTGTCATCTGCTATCCCGAATCTGTTGAAAGACAGCGAAAAGTGTGGGAAGCTGTCCAAAGACGTATCAAGACGATTCGGGGGTAGTTATGTCAGATAACATACAAAACCTACTCGGGTGGATGTTTTTTCTGCTAAGTTTTTTGATGATGGGGCTTGGGGTATCGGATCTCATAGACCCCGTAATATCTGTTGCCGGTAGCTTGATATTTGCTTGGATAAGCGCCATACTCGGACTGATCAGATGAAAAGGTATGACATGCTAAGAATTTCCACAGGTATCGTGTTGTTCTTCATCAGTCTATATTCTGGGTCTTGGCTTCTGTCGATACTCGGGACAAATCTACTACTTGAATTTGTTCTGATGATTATATCAGTCGCTTCGGCATGTTTTTCTGCCGTGATAATGATCGTGAAATGAGGAAAGAGGTTTATCTATGAAAATCGCAATCAAGGACGTTAAGTCTATCGAAAACGTCGAACTCACGAAAGTAAATTTAAAAAATGGTGCGTTCTTCGAAAGCCCGTCCGCGTTCAGAGACGTGCTTGCCGATTACTGTGATGCGGTGGATGCAGAAGTTGAATATATGTATCTTCACACACCGCGTTCGGAATCCAAAGTTACCCTGACAGACGGAAGCCCTGTCACTGACGATCATCGCGAAATCGCCCCCGAAACCGGGATGCAGAAGGCGTATATGGTTCTGTCAGACGAGGAACGCGCCAAAGGGTTAGTCAGGCCGCTACGACATAGCTACATCCACAAGACATGTGGAACCGTGACCACGATGAGCAACCCTATCGCGGAAACCTATGCCCGCGATCCGAGTTTCTATTCTGGAACATACTGCACGTACTGCCGGAAACATTTTCCGGTCGGGAAAGACGGGGAATTCCTGTGGGCCGGAACCACAATTGAAGTAGGAACCTGATATAATCCAACAACCGCCCATAAGATGTGTACCTAAAATTATTTTCCTATTTAGTAGATAACCCCCTTGACTTAGTGGATCGTCTTCTTTACATCTTATAATGTAACAAGGACGCATATGAGGGTATTATGAGAATTACAGATATACAGACTCACATCCGGCTCGCATTGCTTGACCTTGGACGCACCTCGCACGTCAAACTGCCCCGTAATCGCGAGGCACTCAAGGCGCAACTACAGATGCTTCGGATTGAGCAAGCCAATTCCCCCACGTCAAAGATGCGGGGAGACCTCAAGACAAAGTTGCTGGCCGGTGGGCACGATGGAAAAGGCTGATATTGGACCAAATGAGGACATAGGGTTTGCGATTCTGGACAAGGATAACAAACCCGTCCTTGCGACCGTCGCCAATACTAGACGCGGTGCCGTTGTCAACGGCCTTCTGGTCATTTTTGGAAAAATGACTTGGGACAATGACCGAGAGTCCGTGATCGAATATCGGTTCAAACAGGCATGTAAGAACACGGGTTGGAAAGTCGGACGGGTTAAGGTGTCGTCTATCATGGTGCTTGAAGAGGATACGGTATGAGTTATAAACACATAATGAACGGGTTAAGATGGTGTTTGGTCTTGTGGTCTGATCGAGAGTCAACAAGGGTCTTGACACATTGGGAACCAAATGAAGCAGGATGCGTTTCAACGTTTGAAAAGGTTAGGCGGCACGTCAATACGTAGCCAACTCATATTGGCATATGGTACAGCCATCATTGACAATTTGACGTTGTTAATTGGCCGCAGGTCGGGCGATATATGCGCCCGAGTGGTATCGAAAATACTTGTGTGGTCCATCATCAAGGATCAAAAGAAGGTTGACAAGAGGTAATGTGCGCCTATATCATAGGCACAATATCAGGAGAAGTGTGATGCACATATCGACGTTGACTCCTTGGGGCGCTGTACACCTCGAAATGCCTGACGAAATGGGAACTTCTGAAAAGGTTATGTTGCTGGCTATGTTGGCCACGGTCATCGAAAAGAAGGCGGAAATGGATTCGCAATCGGAACCTGAAAGCGATACTCCGGTTCCCCACCACATTCATTAGGAGAAACCATGAACCGAGAACTTTTCGAAAAAATCGCACAATGGCTGGAAGCCGGGGCACCGCATGAACCGGGTGGGGTAGGGTTTAGTATGGCTTATACCTATTCCGATGGTTTTTCGGAACACGCTGAACGGGACTGGAATCGGGGATGTGGCACGGTGATGTGTATTGCCGGGGCGGCTCTAGTATTCGATCCTGATACGAAGGATACCACGTCACTTATTTCGGATATGGATGAGACGGAGGGCTATGCCCGACGAAATCTTGGTATCAGTGAGGAAGATGCTGACGCTCTTTTTTATCCAGATTTCAGCCCCGACCGTTACTATGGTCGGGATGAATCTATGAACTACTACCATATGATTTCCCCGCAACAGGCGGCGAAAACCGTTCGGCATTACATGGATACTGGCGAAGTAAAGTGGGAAAGGCCGAAAGTAAAGCTTGACACTTGAAACATGGATGTCTAAGTAGACAATATGAACAACATACCCGAAATGGTGAAATTGGTAGACGCGATGGATTCAAAATCCATTGCCGCAAGGCGTGAGGGTTCGAGTCCCTCTTTCGGGACCAAAATTTAGAGGTTGACACAGAACGAATCATCCTCTACATACAAGGACAAATAAGGCTGACTTCCGCAACCCAATCATATGAGCAACCTAATGTCAGCCTGTAAGACGATAAGACAAACTTCCGCAACCCAATCATGCTTTTTTTGTAACGCAACCTATGTTTGTCTGAAAAAGAACGAATGGATTGACTTCCGCAAACCCAAAACATGATATGTTAATCATCAACGTCAATCCGAAATGTAATGGAGTGAATGATATGTCGAACCTTTTTGAAGCCATGAATGCGACCGCAACTACCGAAAACGGTATGGCGGCATATCATTCTTCGCTGGATGCCCATGTAGACCTTTTTAACAAAATTGGCGCAAGCCGGGGTCGCTTCGACAACATTCTTCCAAGCCTATCTGCGGCCCTGTCCACAGATACCGATCTGACCCTACGTATTCTGCTTTGGGCGCGTGACGCACGAGGCGGGGCGGGGGAACGTCAACTGGCCGTGGATGGCCTGAAAATGGCGGTCAATGACGGTTTCGTCAATGATTATACCATGGCGCAGATCTTCGGCAAGCTGAAGGAACTTGGTCGATTCGATGATATCCTGCAATTCGTGGATACAAAATTCGAGGCCGATGCCTTGAATTTCTATGCGTCATATCTGCGCGAAGGCGATGGTCTGGCGGCGAAATGGGCACCGCGCAAGGGCGCTGTCGCGGCCAAGTTGCGAAATGTCATGGGACTTTCGCCGAAGCAATATCGCCGGTTGGTTGTCGATAACACGAGCGTTGTCGAAACAAAGATGTGTGAACATGAATGGGATTCCATCGAATTCCAGAAAGTGCCTTCGTTGGCTATGACTCGTTACTTGACTGCATTTCATCGTAATGCCCCGGAAGCTTTCGGCGGATATCGTGATGCCCTGAAGAAAGGCGATACGAAAGTCAATGCGGGTGCCGTCTATCCATATGACGTGGTGCGGGCGCTTCGATATTCGAACGATGACGTTGCCGTGAAGCAATGGGATAGTATGCCGAACTACATGGGTAGTGCCGAAACCCGGATAATGCCGGTTGTGGATGTTTCCGGTTCGATGGGAACCCCTGTCGCCGCATCTGTTTCCGCAATGGATGTCGCCATGTCGCTCGGGCTGTACATATCCGAACGCAACAACGGCACGTTCAAGGATCAGTTTATCACGTTTTCTGAGGCCCCGAGAATGGTGAAGTTGAAAGGTGATCTTCGCCAACGGATGACGCAGATGCGCCGACATGTCGGTTACAACACGAATCTGGAACTGGTTTTCAAAACCCTGTTGAAAGCTGCGGTCAAGGCGAGAGTCCCGGCGGAAGAAATGCCGAATGTGATTCTTCTGTTGTCGGATATGCAGTTTGACCACTGTACCGGCAACCCGTCGCAGACAGCTATTCAGATGATCCGTGATCAATACGAGAAAGCGGGTTATGCTATCCCGAATGTGGTGTTCTGGAACATCGCGGATCGGGGTAACGTTGCGGCCACGAGTCACGAGACGGGGGCGGCATTGGTTTCCGGGTTCTCGCCCGCTATCATGCAGGCCATCATGGCAATGGATATCGACGGGTTTACGCCTGTTAACGTGATGTTGAAAGCGGTCAATATTGATCGTTACAAGATCTAAATAACAACGGGGCGCGGAATAGACTGCGCCCCTTCACAAAACAAGGGAGTCTTGTTTAATGTATGAATTAGCTGTATTCATTGGGCGTTTCTCGCCCTTCCATAACGGTCACGAAACTGTTATCAAACACGCCTTGACCAAGGCGAAAAAGGTTCTGGTGCTGATCGGTTCGTCCAATCGCCCGGCCACGATCCGAAATCCATACTCATACGAAACCCGTTCTCAAATGGTTCAACGAACCGTGAAAGATGCGCGTGTCATGACACATGCTATCGAAGATATCATCTACAACGATCAATTGTGGATATCTCAGATACAGGAAGTCGTGTCATTGTATGCCAAAGATAACATTGCTTTGGTCGGTTTCAAAAAAGATGAAACATCCTATTACCTAGACATGTTCCCGCAATGGGATAGTATTGACGTGCCGCCTGTCACAAAGAATGATGTGGTTATCAATGCGACCTATATTCGTCAAAGGTTATTCGAGGGAAATCTTGACATTTCCGTTATCTCTACCGAAAGTGCCGAACTAGCAGCTAACGGAATGACAGACCGGGTTCGGGAAGAATACAAGCACGTCCTTGCGTATAAGCAACAATTCTCGGGCTACCCTTATCCGCCGATCTTTCATACGGTGGATGCGGTAGTCGTGCAATCGGGGCATGTGTTGCTGGTGAAACGCGGGGCTATGCCCGGCAAAGGATTGCTGGCCTTGCCCGGCGGGTTCCTGAACGCCCACGAAAAACGGCTTGATGGAATGTTGCGAGAATTGCGGGAAGAGACTAAAATCAAGGTGCCTGAACGGGTTTTGTATGGTAACATCATCAAGGAAGAGACCTTCGATGAACCAAACCGATCAAGCCGGGGTCGCACCATTACAACCGCATATACAATCATGTTGCCGAACGGACCACTACCTAAGATCAAAGGGGCCGATGATGCCGAAAAGGCCATGTGGGTTCCGCTATCTGCGGTGGCCAGTAACATGATGTTCGAGGACCATTTTGATATAATTCAGGTCATGGTTGGCAAAAGGGAAAAGACATGCTGATCCTAGGTCTTATGGTTTTCATCCAGATATGGACGATCCTCTTCCTATGTTCCGTGCTACTGGCATGGCCGCATATCGAGAACAAGATTGCCCAAAGCCCGGAAATTCGTCACGCATATACGATCAAACCTAAGACGACTATTGCATTCTGTGTCATATTGTTGTACATGGTCGAACCATTGTTTGCCCCGTATTATTGGGTTCAGGCTGTGTATGGTATATTCAACCCGAAGGGATAGACCTTTCGGAAAAATCTAACAAAGGAGTTTTGTTAAAATGAACTACAACGTTATCTTAGATACCGATTCCTACAAACTTAGTCACTACAAGCAATACCCCTTCCAGACGGGATACGTAAGTTCCTATGTTGAATCAAGGGGCGGAAAGTTTGACAAGGTGTTGTTCGCAGGTTTGCAAATTCTGTTAAAAAACCTTGAGGCCAACCCGATCACTATGGCCATGGTGGATGAGGCCCAAGAGATTGTCGAGGCCCATGGACTTCCGTTCCACCGGAAAGGGTGGCTACACATTGTCGAAAAACATGATGGGCGACTGCCGTTATTGATCGAGGCTGTACCCGAAGGAACCTTAGTCGATACGAAAAACGTGCTGGTGCAGATTCGCAATACTGATCCGGCGGTGCCGTGGCTGACTTCCTACATGGAAACTGCCGTGTTGCGGGCAGTCTGGTATCCGACCACAGTTGCCACAATGTCTTTCGAGACGTTGCGAGTCATTCGCGAACATCACGAAGAGACAGTGGGCAATCTGGACGCGATTCCTTTCGCTCTACATGATTTCGGTAGCCGGGGAGTGAGTAGCCGTGAATCTGCCGGTATCGGCGGATTGGCACATCTGTTCAACTCCATGGGTACGGATACGGTAGAAGCTTTGTTATTTGCCCGCCGCTATTATGGGGCTGACATGGCCGGGTTTTCGGTGCCAGCTTCGGAACACTCTACGGCAACATCATGGGGACGCGAACGCGAAACCGAATATGCCAGACACATGTTGACGGCATTTGAACAACCTATTATCTCGGTTGTGTCCGACTCCTATGACGTGTATCACATGACTCAACATGTGTGGGGTAAGCTGAACCCGGAAGTCGCCCGTTCCGGCAAGAAGATTGTCATTCGTCCAGATTCGGGCGATCCTGTCATGATGCTGCGGAACCTGTTCCGCACCCTTGAACTATGTGTCGGCTACGATCTAAATGATAAAGGTTACAAAGTGTTACCGCCGCATTTTGGGGTAATTCAAGGTGATGGGGTCAACAATATCAGCGTTCGAGAAATCCTAGACATGCTGAAAACTGAAGGTTGGGCGGCTAACAACATCGTTTTCGGTATGGGCGGTGCCTTGCTACAGCAACTTGACCGGGATACGCAAAAGTTTGCCATGAAAGCATCCGCTATCATTCCGAACGAAGACCAATCCCCCTACGTTGCCGAAAACTGGACCCCTATCCAGAAATGTCCGGTCACGGACTCCGGTAAGGTGTCGAAGACGGGGATATTGATCCTGACCAAATCAGGCGACTCCTTTCAAACTCTTCAAGTCAATGATATCACACATGCGCCATTTGTCAACTGCCTTAAAACAGTGTTTGAAGATGGTAGGGTGGTCATAGACCAGTCATTAGATGAGATAAGAGGACGAGTTAGAACCTACTACTAAAAGAAGCGCCCCCTCGGGGGCGTTTTTTTTTCTTGACAAAGTGTTCCGAAGACCCTATATTCATCATGTAAGCGATAGGAAACCAAAATGAGGGTTACTGATGACCTACAAAATTCTTGTTCGGTATGACGACAAACTTGACAAAATTGAAATGTCAGAGGAACAAATGAATGATCGGTTTACCGAAGGTCAGATGAGATCTTTGGAAAACGGATATGAGGTCCGAGTTAACTACGGGATTTATGCCCGTTTGCTTAAATCGTAAAGGAAACCGCAATGACCACTTTTGACTTCGAAGACGGCCAAGGCCCTGTACCGGCCCATCAACACCCGAACGGCGGGGGGTGGGTCGCGGACACCGCGTATGTCGCCGAAACCGCCTATGTCGGGCCGGATGCTCGTGTTTTCGATAAGGCTCGTGTTTTCGGGAATGCTCGGGTTTACGGGTATGCTTGGGTTTACGGGTATGCTCAGGTTTCCGATAAGGCTCGTGTTTACGGATATACTTTTGTTTCCGAGAATGCTCGGGTTTCTGGGAATGCTCGTGTTTTCGGGTATGCTCTGGTTTACGGGTATGCTCAGGTTTACGGGTATGCTTGGGTTTACGGGAATGCTCGTGTTTACGGAGATGCTCGTGTTTACGGAGATGCTCGTGTTTACGAGAATGCTCAGGTTTCCGATAAGGCTTGGGTTTCTGGGAAGGCTCTGGTCCAAGGCCCCGTGACCAAGACCCCTATCGTGATCACCGGGTTCCCTTTCACGGTCACGATTGAAGACAAACTGATCAACATCGGGTGCCAATCCATGACTCTTAAAGATTGGGAGTCCGAGAATGGTCGTAAGGCTTTCGATGATGAAGGTTATTCTAATAATTACAAAAAGATCATGTTCCTGATCAAAGGACACATCGACGTTCGGGATAATCTCTAAAAACTTCTTGACAAAACCTTTCCTATCGCCTATATTCATCATGTAAGCGATAGGAAACCGAAAGGGTTGATTATGAAAAGCGAAGTCCAAGCCGTAAAAGTCAAGATCGCGAAGCTGATGGCCCTGTCTGCCAACAACAGCAACCTCGCCGAAGCCCAAGTTGCCATGAGCAAGGCAGGTGCCTTGATGGAAGAATGGGCATTGTCGATTGAAGATATCGAACTTGGTGACGAGAAGATTCTTCATAAGGTCATCGAAACGGGCCGCAATAACAAGCCGGAACTTCTCGGTATCACCATGGCCCTTGCCGAATTCCTTTCCCTCAAGATTTGGGTCATGCGTCCGCGCCGGTATAACCGCATCCAATCGTTCTCGATCAATCTCATTGGCTACGAGAACGATCTTGAATTGTTTGAATTCTTCTGGGACATGTTGAACCGGGTCTATCTGAACGAATACGAATCGTTCAAGAATTCCTCGAAAGGTGCTGCGGCGCTGGCGAATTTCCATGGGCGTAAGGTTCGGGCAAGTTTCCGCAACGGTTTCGTCAATGTGATTTGTAGCCGTCTGACGAAACTGGCCGCAGATACCAAAACCAATGTTACCAAAACTGGCACCGCGCTAGTGCCGCTGAAGATGGGCAAGATTGACGAATACTTTGCGGATCACTTCAATATCCGTCTGCGGCAGGAATACAACTATAGTCGTTCGGGCGGCGTGACCGGGGCAAACAATGCGGGAGCCGAATCGGCGAAGAAAGTTAACTTCAACAGCCCGATTAACGGCGATGACGGTAGCACGAAACTTCTTTCGTAAAGGAAACCAAAATGACGACTATGTTTGATTTTGAAGACGGCAAAGGCCCCGTCCCGGCCCATAAGCATCCCAATGGAGGCGGTTGGGTCGCGGACACCGCGTATGTCGCCGAAACCGCCTATGTCGGGCCGGATGCTCGTGTTTCCGGGGATGCTCAGGTTTACGGGTATGCTCGGGTTTACGGGAATGCTCGTGTTTCCGGGGATGCTCAGGTTTACGGGTATGCTCGGGTTTACGGGAATGCTCGTGTTTACGGAGATGCTCTGGTTTACGGGTATGCTCGTGTTTACGGAGATGCTCGTGTTTACGGAGATGCTCTGGTTTACGGGTATGCTCTGGTTTACGGGCATGCTCGGGTTTACGGAGATGCTCGTGTTTACGGGTATGCTCGGGTTTACGGGAATGCTTGGGTTTACGGGAATGCTCGGGTCCAAGGCCCCGTGACCAAGACCCCCATCGTGATCAACGGGTTCCCTTTCACGGTAACGATTGAGGATGAGTTGATCAACATCGGGTGCAAGTCCATGACTCTTAAAGATTGGGAGTCTGATAAAGGTCGTAAGGTTTTCGATGATGAAGGTTTCTCGGAAAAGTATGAAAAGGCTATGGCATTGATCAAAGGTCATATCGAATTTCGTGACCTTTAAAAGAACACTTGACAAAAATGTTCCTATCGCCTATATTCAACATGTAAGCGATAGGAAAGGAATCCGAAATGATCAAACATCGTATCAACCGCGAAACGATTTCCGAATACCCCATCGGAACCAAGATGATGATGAATTTCGGGGCTATGTATCCGACCATGGAAGGTATGGTAGTCGATTACCGTCTGACCCCGGCCAGCAAACATTTTCCTGAAAATGTGGAACTGGTGATTGACACAGAAGACGGCAAGACTCATTATTCTAACACAATCGTCCTGAAAGGGATCGGCACTTACCTTCTCAGCGACTACATGAATGGGGCGAAGTGATGCGGGACTATCAGAAGCAGCATGTCTATGATTGGGAACGCGCTTTCGTCTTCCCGAAAATGCCATCCAATGAAACTGATACACATTCCTTGCGTATCATCGTCGGATATATTTGGAACGAACTTGGTTTGTTGAATCCGCCTGACGTGGTTCTCAATGAACGATACAAAAGGGTTTCAACGGGTTCTCGCTACCGAATTCAACTGGCGCATTGGGGGCTGAACGAAAAAATCCTGATCCATGAACTCGCCCATTCCTTGAACGGTCTTGAAACGTTCGAACCGTGTGACGGCCACGGACCTAACTACGTGGCAACGTATTGTCACCTCTTGACAAGGTTCTACAAGTTTGAACAAAGCTATCTCCTGTACACTCTGAAGAAGAGTGACGTTGACATCAACATGGGCAGGTTGCTAGATTTCAAATGATGATCTATGCGCTAGAGGTGGTTGATACGGGGTTGGAATACCGGACATGTTTTTGGGATTCCGACCCCAACAGTATCAGCCACGGCAACAATTCAGTAACAATGTCTTTCGGGTTCGATGACGCCCCCAAAGGGTTCGTCTATTCTTGTGGCAGCACGAAGGTATCTGTTTCTGTCGTGGATAGGCGATTTGTGGTTGACATAGACGACGAAGCCGGGCTATTCATCGTCTTGGCAGAAGACCGTTTCATGTCGATCACGACATATAGTCCCGTCAGTGTGAGGTTCGAAAAATGAATTACAAGTTTCCGTTTCTGGTAGACTACGGGCCGGTCCTATCGGCCATAAAGGGACTAGACGAATTCGTGATCGCAAGAAGGGACGGCTACAGCGTCATCAACTATGTTGTGCAGACTCCCGAGACCTTTTCCGCAACCCACGATTCAATGATTGTGGATGCGGCAGGCGTCTACCACCCGAAATGGGTGTATCTACGGGAATGTCGTGGGCTGATTTTCGATGGTTCGGGTAAACTCATTTCCCGGCCATTTCACAAATTCTTCAACCTTAACGAGAAAGAAGAAACCCAAATCAACGCAATCAATTTCCAGAACATCTTTATACAAGACAAGATGGATGGGAGCATGATCCGACCTGTTATAGTAAACAGTCATCTACGCCTTGCGACCAAGATGGGGATCACGGAAGTTTCCATGCAAGCCGAAACGTGGCTAGCGTCACGAAACCCTGAATATCAGGAATGGGTGTATCATCAATACAAATTGGGGTATACTCCGCTTTTTGAATGGATTGGCCCAAATAACAAGATCGTGGTCGATTACACCGAAGAAGAACTTGTTCTACTTGCTATCCGTGATAATTTGACCGGAATGTATCTAGATATATCCGAAGTAGAATGCCCTTTCAAGATATGCCCGAGTTATACCGCCCCCAAAGACATCAAGTCTTTTGTCGAAGAAAAGTCGAAAGAGACGGGTTGTGAAGGGTATATCATCAACTTTCTGGACGGACATAAGCTGAAGATCAAGAATGACTGGTATGTGCGTATCCACAAGGTCAAGGATCGAATCCGCACGGATCGTCACATTCTGTCCCTTATGTTGAACAATGAACTAGACGATCTACTACCCTTTCTTGATAATCAAGATCTGACGCGAGTTAGTGATTACGAGGTGAAATTCTGGAAATGTTTCCAGAGTAGATTTAGCGAACTGGTCAATTTGTCGAAATGGGCTATAGATCAGGCACAGGGGGATCGTAAGGTTTTGGCGACCGAGGTTATCCCCAAGCTTGACGACCCCCATGCCGCACGTTATATCTTTGCTTGTATGGACGGCAAGAGTATCAGCGGTATGTTGATGGATCTCGCCAAGGCGTCTTGCAGCAACAACAAAAGCTACGAAAAGTTTTGTGAAATAATTGGGATACCCCATGATTGAAGTGACCTTCATCGGTGATGTGCATGGCAAGATCGACAGATACCTTGACATCGTTGCCAATACCACCGAAACGATCCAGATCGGAGATCTTGGGGTCGGTTTCATGGGCCGGAACGAGGATCGTCTATCCGGTATCGGCCATACCCATAGGTTCATCCGAGGCAATCACGATAACCCGTCCGTCATCAAGACCATGGAAAACTATATCCCCGATGGTCACTATGATAAAGACCTTGACATGATGTTCATCGGGGGTGGATTGTCGATTGACAAGGCTTATCGAATCCATGGAGTAAGTTGGTGGCCGGATGAAGAGATTTCGATTGCTCATTTCGAATCCATCATCAACAGCTACGAGACGATCAAGCCGCGTTACGTAGCGTCTCATGAATGCCCGGAAACGGCGGCGATCAACATGTTCCCCTTCTATCGTCGGGAATTCCCTAGTCGGACCAGACAGGCCCTTGACGCCATGTGGAAAATCCATCAACCCGATGTATGGATTTTCGGGCACTGGCACCATTCTACCCAAAAAGTTATTGACAAAACCAAGTTTATCTGTTTGGATGAACTTGAGACGTTAAAGATGGAGTTTTGAGCCATGCCCAATCTTGTTGTGATGTGTGGTCTGCCGGGGACCGGCAAGAGTTACGCGGTTTCTGCCGCCTTGGAGAAGAACGCGGATAACGATGTTTTCGTGTATTCGACCGATCACTTCATCCAGACTTGGGCAGATTTTTATAAGAAAAGTTATGATGAAATGTTCGGTAGCTTGATTGACGATGCTCAGAAGACTATGGACAGTCTTTTGACGCACCACATTTTCAACAAGAACCCGATCATTTGGGACCAGACGAATTTGTCTAAGAAGAAGCGGCGGTCGATCCTGTCGCGGTTTTCTTCGGAATATACCAAACACGCTTGGGCTATCTGCCCCCCCGAGACTGATGAGGATGTTGCCGAATGGCGGTCTCGTCTGTCGGCTCGGTCGGGTAAGACGATTCCCGACAACATCATGGACAACATGCGCAAGTCTTACGTCTTGCCGGAAGGGAATGAGGGGTTCGATTATGTGACGTATATCAACATGTACGGTAAGATTGTGAAACAGACTGCATATTGAAGAGGGACAAAATGATCAGTATTATCGCATCTATGATGCTGTTGCTTGCGGCTGTTGCCGTGTGGAAGATTGCTAAACCCATGGAAATACCGAATACCTTTCGAAATTGGGTATCGGCACTAGCGGTCTCCGTAAGTGCGGCAACCTTCGTCGGCGGCGCATTCGAATACAACGACTCCGGTTACTGCCGACACATTCGAACCATTTTCGGTAGTGAATCGTCCTACTGCAAAACCGGATGGTTCTTTGAAGGGTGGGGGCGTTCAACCGCTTGGCCGCATTATATCACGGTATCTCATACGGATGCCACAGATGCGGACGGGACAGCTATCGGCACACCTTACATGGTAAGACTAGCCGACAACTGGACGGGTCAGGTGACGCAAAACACCCGGTTCGGTATTCCCCAAGACTCCGAACAATTCCTGAAAATGGCTAGGGATTTCCGCAGTGTTGACCGGCTGGTCACGACGACGCTTCGCCCCGCCGTAACCGCATCGTTGGACTCCGTGGCCAACATGTTCACCATGGAAGGTTATTATGCAGGGGGACAAAGAGGCGAATTCAAGACTGAGTTTGAGGAAGCTATCTTGAAGGGCCGCGCCCGCGTTCGTCAGGTATATGTTGAAACGGAATCCGGTGTTGGAACGTCAGGTAACTCTACTAGCGACAAGTCTCAAGACACGGCGACATATGGCGATAGTGACGTTGGGACGATCATCATGCAGAAAGTGTTTGACAAGACTGGCAAAGAGATCCGCGAACCTCATTCTTACATGAATTACGGTATCATCGCGTCCAGCGCCATTTTCGAAAACCTTGATCCTGATGACCGTTTCGAAGAACAGATCAAGGACCGAAAAGATGCTGCAAGCCGCCGTATCATCGCCCGCGAACAACGTCTAGAGCAGGAAGAACAGCGACTCCTTGCCATTCAGGCCGGTGAAACCAATATCGCAAAACGTCAGGCTCAGGCGCGGGAAGAACAGATTCAGAAAACGACCGATGCCGAAACCGAAAAGAAGCTTGCCTTGATCAAGGCAGATCGGTTGAAGGAAGAGGCTAAGATCTTCAAGGAAACTGCCGAGATTGACCTTGAACGCACCCGGATCGAAGCCGAATCCGTCCAAGTGTCTGCCGATGCCGAAGCCTATGCCAAACAGGCCATTCTAGAGGCTGATGGGGCGCTACAAGCCAAACTTGACGCTTGGTTGAAATCGCAACAGGTATGGGCGGAAGCCGCTGCACAAATCAATGTACCGGCAACGGTCATTGGCGGTAGTAGCCAAGACAACGGGGCACTCAGCACGATCAACAGCTTCATGTCCCTGATGACCATGCGAGCGGCCCAAGAGATTCAGGTTGACCCCACTATCAAAAGGTAGTAAGAGAGGATTTGACCCTACCGGACACGTTTCGGTAGGGTCAACAAGATATGCAACGTAGAAGAATGAAAGTAACTTTTTTGATACTGTTTCTTGCAATGGAAGCTGTGTTTCTGGTCTGGCAATTCTTGAAAGAAGAGGAAAGCCGACTACATAACGGCTACTGTATCACAGTAGATCAGAACAGCTTGTATTGCCAGAAACCACTAGAGGTAGAATGAACATGAAGTTTAAAGTTGTTCGCAAATGTTCTGTTAGTTATCAGGTGTTGGGTGAGAACGGCAACCTTTATGCCGCACATCCTAGCCTTTCTGATGCCCTTGATCATGCTAATGCACTAGACGCATATGAACGGATCAAATCCGTACCTGATACAACCGAACAGACCGTGGCCGAAATGGAAGCGGTAGACGACGATTTCGATGAGCCTATGGAAGCCGGTTCGAGCAAGGGGGATGGGCAGGATTTGCGAGATACCTTCGCCGTATCCGCCATGAACGCCTTTCTTATGGGGCGTTACGAAGCACTCACGCATAAAAAACTTCTTACCTTGTCCAAAAACGCCTATATGGTCGCGGATTCCATGATGAAGGCCCGAAAAGGTCGGAAGTAGGGAACCTTTTGGTCACATACCGGGTTTATACGGTAACGGCTAGGTAGACGTTACTTGACAAAGGTTCGTGATAAGGCTTGACCGCATATGTAAGGTGGTGTATATTCGGGGAACGAGACTCGAATTATACATAATATGGCGGTGAAGTCTTATGACACCGGAACATGGATATGATGACAGTAGTTGAACTGACGGACGACAATCGACCGGAATACGAAAAAGTTTTGGGAATTTTGATTGGTTATACCCACATCATTAGAGGTATGTGGCCAGCTATAAACGGATCAAACGCCCAACCGAAAGGTGGGTGGACTGACCCAGAATTTACCGAATTTGAGAAGACGGTTAAGGAACATGGCGCAACTCGCAAGCTGGTAATGAGTGGTCGCGAATTGTCTATCTTAGTAGACGGCGAAGGTCCGTTGAACCCTAGAGGTCCGATGATATGTCGCGGATACGGTTTTGCGGCAATCAACAGACAGGATTTACAAAAAACCGGATGAATCTCGCACAACACCTATCCGACAGGCATATGTCACCAAACGTCCATAGCTACTGGACGAACGATGATGAGGTTTCTGTAACCTTCCCGATATGGAACCTGTCAGGACAACTTGTCGGATACCAGAGATACCGCCCCCTTGCAGACAAGACGCGCAAGAACGATCCGCGTGAGGGGCGGTATTTCACTCGAATCGGCAGGGACAGGGTAGGGGTTTGGGGGATGGAAAGCTGGAAGTTTTCTGAAACCTTGTTCGTTACGGAAGGTGTTTTTGATGCCTGTCGATTGACGAGTATCGGATATTCTGCCATAGCCATTCTGTCATATCAAGTCAATCCGACCACATATTCTTGGCTGAGAATGGTTCGTGGATATCGCCCGGTTGTGGCTGTATGTGATGGAGATACTTCAGGTCACAAGATGCGGAATTATGGACATACCTACCATACCTGCCCGACAGGTTCGGATTTGGGGAACGCCTCGCCTGAATATGTGCAAGAAGTGGCACGGAAATACACTTGACATTTTGGTGATCGGCATTATATCTATCTCGGAGTAGAAAGGGGATTGTAAGATGTGGTTCAAAATTCTGACAATGGTTTGCTTCTTCCTTGCGTTGCTCTACGCCTTGTCACTTGACCCCAAGGAAGGGCAGTTTGGAGAATTCGTTGTCGCGTTCATCGGACTCGAATTCTGGTTGATCGTATTCAGCACGATCTTTGTTCTAATCGGTAAGCTGATTGATTGGTTGGTAAAGAATACATGAAAAAATTGATCGTGTTCGACATTGACGGAACCCTTGCGGATATCAAACATCGGCGCGGGTTCGTTCAAACCAAACCGAAGAACTGGAAAGCCTTCGAAAAAGGTATTCCATTCGATTCTCCGAACCAACCCGTTATCGACATGTTTCAAGCATTTGTCGATAACAATGACGTTTTGTTGGCTTCCGGTAGGGGCGAGCAATCCCGAGAAGTGACCGAAAATTGGTTGGTAAATAATTGGGTAATCGGCTGGAAGAAGCTTTACATGCGACCCGAAGGCGATTACCGTTCTGACGCTATCATCAAACGCGAGATACTAGATCAGATCGTGGCGGAATGGGGAAGAAAGCCTGATTTTGTCGTGGATGATCGGAAACGAGTCTGTGATATGTGGATCGAAAATGGCATTTTTGTATTTGACGTGGGGCAGGGTGTAGCCGACTTCTGAAGCCTCACGTACCGAAAGGTGAGGCTATGTTACATGAAAGACATGTCGAAGAACTGGTAGATTTGTTGGCAACTTTATCGAAAGATACAAAAATCTACATGGGGTGCGATTCAATTCGTTACAAGAAAAACGGACAATGGTGGGCGAAATATGCAACCGTTGCAATCGTTCACATGAACGGGAAGAACGGTTGCAAGGTCTTTCGGACAATCACACGGGAACGTGACTATGATTCATCCAAGAAAAGACCTTCGCTTCGTCTGATGAACGAAGTCTACAAGGTTGTTGAAATGTATCAACAACTTTACCCCTTGATTGACGAATATGATATCGAGATCCATCTTGATATCAACAAAGATCCGAAATACGGGTCAAGCTGCGTTGCCACGCAAGCGGCAGGATACGTATTGGGGGTGACGCAACAGGTTCCGAAGCTGAAGCCCGAATCGTGGGCGGCGTCCTTCGGGGCAGACGGTATCGCGAGAGGTAGAGCCTATGAACAAGAACCTTGCCGCTGATCAGGCGGCATATAAAGCCCACAAGCTATACATGGAATTGACCGAAGATGCGTATATTCGGGCAGCAGAAATCTATAGAGAATTCGTCAAAGAAAAGACCGGGCTTGAACTGGAAATGATGATGATCTATGAAGATTCACCTTGCGAAATGTCAGAGATAGGGGTCTGTTATGCAGACTGTAAGGAAGACTATAAATTGTGCCAAATTTGCGGAGCCGAGTTTGTTTAATGCAGATATTGGTATGCGGCGGGCGTGACTATACCGACAGGTTTCGGGTGGCCGAAGTGTTGTCCGAATACCTGCGGTATGCGAATTTGACAATCGTTCATGGCGCGGCTGACGGGGCCGATACCTTGGCCGAAGATTGGGCAAAGGCGAATGAAGTCAATTATCGCGGATTCCCGGCCAAGTGGAAAAAGATCGGCAACAAGAGTGCCGGGTATCAGCGCAATGCCGAAATGATACAACGTAACGATATAGAACTGGTCATTGCCTTTCCGGGCGGGAGAGGTACAGCAATGATGACCGAACTTGCCCGTAAGTCGGGCATTGAAGTAATTTTCATAAAGGATTGATTTGATGTTTGTTATTTTTGGAAAGACTGATTGCAAGTGGTGCGATGAAGCTACTGCCTTATTGAATTCACGGTCTTTGAAATACATTTACAAGAATGTACAAGACACGAATAACCTGTCAGAACTGAAACGGTTATACCCCGAAGCCAGAACCGTGCCTCAAGTCTTTAACGAATCTGATCATATCGGCGGATATGAATCGTTACGGCGATATCTCGAAGATTACCAGATGCCGGAAAAGACGCCAGCAGAATCGCTATTTGACCTACTTACCGAGATCGAAAAGTCGGTTGCTGAATCGAAACGGAACTTTGACACTCTGGCCGCACTGGTCAAATTCTATGCTGGACGGCGACATGAATACCTGTCAGTATCCGAACTTGATAGAGACAAGGTAAAGGACATGTTGGCGGCGGATGTGGTGACAATCGTTTTCACCAAGAAAGATGGAAGCGAACGTGTCATGCGGGCCACCCGCAAAGCCGATCTATTACCCCCGCAGGTTGATCTTGAAGAAGCGATTTCAAACAAACCGAAAAAAGAGACACCGGACCATATCTATCCGGTCTATGACGTGGAAGCGGAAGGGTGGCGCAGTATCACATGGGACAAGATTACACAGATCAATGGGACGAAGGCAAGTCTCTAGAAAACGAGCAAATCATCCAGTCTCTACGGCAACAGGTGATTGACCTTCAGAACAACTATCGTCTGTGCCACAAGCGGGCGATGTATTACGAAAATTTGTGTTACAAAATTAGAAATGGGATAGAGTGATGACTAACAAGATTGCGCGGGGTGGTACAGAGTTAATGGCCGGGCGGATCGACCGAATCATGAAAGATGCTGGCCTTGATGATAAAATCAACATCATCCATAGCCGGGTAAGGAATGTTTCATCAGATCGACCTAACATATTGGTGTTGCATGACCTACCGAATGATCCAGAGTCTCAACATCTTCGGGATGGGGGATGGCAGAGATTCGACAGGTTGGTGTTTGTGTCAAATTGGCAACAGCAAATGTATGCCGCCGTGTTAGGGGTTCCATATTCTACCGGGACCGTGATTGAAAACGCGATTGAACCGATCCCGGCACACACGAAGCCCGAAGGCCCGAAACAGATCATTTACACATCGACCCCACATAGGGGCCTTGAACACCTTTATATCGTGTTTTCTGAACTTTGTCAAGAGTATGATCTAAGGCTTCGGGTATGTTCATCCTTCGACCTTTACGGATGGGGTGAGAGAGACAAGGAATATACTACACTTTTCGAAAAACTGAAGTCGCACCCGAAGATCTCTTATACCCGCTCCATTCCCAACGACGAAGTTAGAAAAGAGTTGACTCAAAGTCATATCTGGACTTTACCCTCTATTTGGCCGGAAACATCATGTCTGGCATTGATCGAGGCTATGAGTGCCGGTTGTGAATGCGTCCATTCAAGTCTGGGGGCATTGCCCGAAACTGCAATGGGTAGAACTCGCATGTACGGGTTCACTGAAAATAATGAGGAACATCTTGTGAGGCTTTATAACACCTTGACAGATGCCGTAGAAAGTGGTAATAATGTTGCGACCACTCACCCGAACCATACCTTAGATGGTCTACGCGAAAGGTGGGTCGAACTCGTCAGAGAAGTATTGGATGAATGAGGAAGAAAAAGACCATACGTCCAGACAGGTCTAGAGTAGTCGAGGAACGCCATATCGGTTCCGAGATCCTAGACTGGCCTGAAGAAGCCGCGACCGAAACACAAATTCGACAGGCTTTGAGATATTACAGCTATTTTCACGATCACAAGGATTCCGTGAAATGGTTGAAGACATGGGCCAAGAATCATAATCGCAAGGAACTGCGCGAGGCTGTGACCAAGCTTGATTCGTGGCAGGTATCGACAACCTTGGGGGCATTGGCCAAGATCCAGATGCACGGGGGTATCCTGCCCCCCAAGTCGCAAGCTTGGTTCGACAGGAAGGCGCAGGAAACGATAAACCTTGCCGCGTCCATTCCCCCGCCTACCCAAGAGGCCGCAATCGGCCCAAGCAAGACCCCCGCCGAAATCGTAAGGGAACGAACGCTGGACTTCATCTACGAAGTTGAGAAAGTGGTTGAAACCTATTCCCCACTGAAGCATAGTAGCTTCATGGAGTACAGCCCCTACAACGAACTGACGGCGATAGATGCGCCCTATAATCTGGCAAAGGCGGTCCAAGACTACTATAAACCTTTGTCACAAGAGTTAACTCTTCTGGTCAGTGGAAAGGGGGATGATGATTTGAAAGAGGGGTATCGTCACCTGAAACCCCTTCACCAGAAACGTCAGAAAGAATTCATTTGCCATATTATAGCCGATATCGAACGGTATCTTGTGGCCAAGAAAGCTGTGCGGAAGACTCGCAAACCCCGTGTCAAATCCACGGCACAACAGGTTTCCAAGGTCCAATACAAGACAGCGGACCCGGCCCTGAAATTGGTCAGTCTGCCGCCCGAGAAAATACTTGGGGCAAAGACTGCCTATATTTTCAACACAAGATATAACACCCTTTCCTATCTGGTATGTGCGAATCCTAAAGGGTTCAGCATCAAGGGCACGACGATTCAGGATCTTGACGAAACCCTGTCCGTCAAGAAAACAATCCGCAAGGCCGAAGAGAATATCGGCCAATTCACGACAGGGACACGGATTCGTACCGAGAAGCTGTTTCGAACATTGAAGACAAAGCCGCAAAGTGCTACAGGAAGACTAAGTAATGACACGATCATCCTAAAGGTTTTTTGAAAAATGTTACTATGCGATCTAAGTCAGGTCATGATATCCAACCTGATGGTGCAACTAGGGAATCATCGGAATGCCAAGGTAGATGAAGGCATGATCCGACATATGATCCTCAATACCGTCCGAAAGTACAACAAGATGTTCCGAAAGGATTACGGAGACATCATCATATGTGCAGACGGCCCCGGATACTGGCGAAAAGACGTGTTCCCGCTCTACAAGGCCAACCGAAAGGAAAGCCGGGACAAGGACGAACTTGACTGGCCGACGATCATGCGAGCCTTGCACAACATCCGCGATGAAATCGGACAGAACCTACCTTACAAGACATTGCTGGTGGATAAGGCAGAAGCCGATGATATCATTGGCACCTTATGCCATACCTATGGCAATGTCATGAATACCGGCGAACCTATCCTGATCCTGTCAGGAGACAAAGACTATATCCAGCTACACACATACGGGAATGTGCGCCAGTACAACCCGAGAACCGACGAATACGTCACCCATAACGATCCCGAAACATACCTGTATGAGCATATCATGAAAGGGGATTCCGGGGATGGTGTTCCGAACGTTCTGTCGGCGGATGATGCTTTGGTGATGAAAATTCGCCAGAAGCCAATCACTCAAAAGAGGTTGGCGGCATGGCAAGACCCTGCTAATGTTGATGAGGCTACCGCCAAGAGGATCGAACGTAACCGACAATTGATCGACCTTCGGGAAGTCCCTGAAGAACTTCAAAGTAAAATCCTTGACCAATACGACAACGTGAATGTGCCGAGTCGTAAGAACCTGTATCCCTATCTGGTCAAAAAGGGATTACGCAACCTACTAGAAAATATCGGAGAATTTTGATGCAACCTTCACTAGCCGAGATCTTGACCAAGACCGGAGAGATTTCGACTCGGGCCGAAAAGGTCGAATACCTGAAAAGCCACAACAGCCTTGAACTGAGAAACATTCTCATTCTCATTTATGACAAAACTAAAAAAATCCTGCTACCGGATACGGCCCCACCCTACAAACCTTCTGATGCCGAAAACCATGGGGCATGGCAAAGGGAATGCCGGAAGCTGAAATATTTCGTTGCCGGGTTCGGGTTCGATGAAATGAATCAAGGAAAGCGAGAAAACGTCTTCATCGAATTGCTGGAAACGGTACACGCAGACGATGCCAAGATTTTCCTGAAAATGTTGACCAAGGAACCTGTCAAGGGCGTGACCGTTCGGACGATCAATCTGGCATTAGGAAACATCATTCAAGGGGCCGGTGGTGACAAAGAAGAGTGATAAGCCGAAGAAGGCTTATAATGATGATGAATGGGCGCGTGACGAATACAAGGACCGGAAGCGGTACAAGAAGAAGAAATTCACCAAGGTTCGTCGGGCGCGTTTGCAAGCAAAGCAGTCTTATCTAAATGACTAAAGATGTTATTCTACTTGATTGTGACGGGGTTCTTCTTGATTGGGAACCCGGTTTCCGAAAATGGATGCGGCACCGGGGATATGAGGTTGATCCTACAGTCGGTAATGTCTATGACCTAGGAACGATCTACGGTATCAGCCAAGAAAAGAAACGTGAACTGGTCTTCCAATTCAACACATCCAATACATGCGCCTTCCTTGATGACAGGCGCGGGGCCGTGGAAGTGGTGTCTCATTGGAAAGATGTCGGGTATGATATCCGGGTCATCACCTCATTCTGTCAGGAACCGGAAGCGGTTGCACATCGGACCATGGTTCTGCAAGCTAGGTTCGGGAATGCGTTTTCGGAAATCCAGTGCCTACCCCTAGGGGCTGATAAGGACGAGGCCCTTGCTGCATACCGGGATTTTGACCGGGTAGTGTGGGTCGAGGATAAACCCGAAAACGCGGTTGTCGGGGCGGAAATGGGGTACGAAACCTACCTGATGACACACCTATACAACAGGGATTTCCAACACCCGAACATCACCCATGTTGACAGTTGGTCCCTGTTGCAGCATTATGTCGCCCGCAAGGATACCAAAGGAAGGTATGACTAGGTGAAACGATACTATATCGTCTGGAACAGTGACAAATCCGAAGGCGTCATTTTCGACAACAAGACAGACGCCGCCTTGACGGCAAAAGGATACGAATCTATTGAAAAGGTTCTTAAACGTGGTGGTGGTGTAACAGCATTAGGTGAAGCTTTTGCTGAAATGCAGGAAGACCCAATGACCTTGGAAGAATTTGACTATCATGCAGACGAAAAGGATGTGGTATAATATGAGCGTGAACGTGACGGCGGATATTAGCAGGTTGGAAGAAACCGCCAAACTTGGTGATAAAGTGATTGTCAAATCGGATTCGAAAGGAAGGGTACAAATCACCATAGGTAACGAAACCACTACTATCTCTATCATGGACCTAAAAAGCGCGATCAGCGCATGTAGTGTTGACTAGAGATAAACCCCCATCATTCTAAATACTGTGGTAGGAACCACAAGCACCCTACGGGGTGCTTTCTTTTAAGGAGAAATTGATAATGCCCCTCTATTCTTTCAAGAATAAAGAAACTGGTGAAGTCTTCGAAAAACAGATGACCATTGCAGATCGTGAAACGTTCTTACAAAACAATCCAGACATTCAACAGATATTGACGAAGGCCCCGTCCCTTGGGGATTCGGTACGTCTTGGTATCCATCGGCACAGTGATGGGTTCAATGACGTTCTGAAGAACATCAAGAGTCATCACAGGCATTCGACAATCGAAACAAGATAGGGAGTCCTAAATGCCCGCAACCCCATCCAGAAAAGAACTCAGACAAATGAAGCGTGATGGAGTGATTGACATAAACGGGGAACTAAACGCAAAGAGATATCAGGTTAATCCGACTATCAAAGCGTTGACAGAAGGACAGAAAGCAGCTAAGGACGCATGGGACGAAGGGTATCAACTTTGTTTGATGGGTAGTGCCGGAACAGGGAAGACATTCCTTGCGTTCTGGTTCGCCCTGAACCAAGTCCTAAGACTTCGGAATTATGAAAAGATTTGCTACATACGTTCCACAGTCCAAACGCGGAATATGGGGTTCATGCCGGGCGGGATCGGCGAAAAGACGGAACAATTCGAAAACGTCGCCATTGGGCACGTTAACAAAATCTGTGATAGGGAAGACGGTTTTGCCACACTGAAACAGACCCATAAGTTTCAGTTTCATAGCACATCTTTCCTACGCGGGGCAGAATTCGAAGACAGTATCGTCATAGTTGATGAATGCCAGAACATGACCTTTCATGAACTGGATACCATTCTGACCAGAATAGGACATAACTGCCGGGTCATCTTTTGCGGAGACACGGCCCAGAATGATTTAGAAAACATGCGCCAGAGAGAGGAAAGCGGCTTCCCGAAGATGATCCGTATCCTAGAGAACATGGATGAATTCGATATAGTCGAGTTTGACACTTCGGATATCGTCAGAAGCGGCTTGGTCAAGTCTTACATAGAAACAAAGAACAGGTTAGGGTTATGATGCAAAAATTGAAGTCTCTGATTTTAGGCAAACGGAAGTATGTATCTCTGATGGCCGATGATGAGACGCAAGAAAACTTACGGAAGTATTGTCGGGAACAAGGTTTCAATCTGGCAGTCGATTATGACGGGGGCGAGATAGCCCCCGAAGATTTCGAATTCCATTGCACAGTCTACTTCACGACAAGCTATCACCGGATGGAGAACTACGAGGTTTCGCCTATCAAAGTCGTATCCCATGCGACTGATTTCGAAATCTTGGGGGTTGAACGTGAGGTTCCGGTGTTGCGTCTGAATCCAGAAAAGATTCTGCCGGTGCGCAATACGTTCACGGATATATATGACATGGAAGACGCATGGCCGGATTACAAACCACATGTGAGTCTGTCTTATGCCTATACAGGTCGCATACCGGATTCGCTACCCACCTTTCCTATCGTGTTTGACAGACTGATTGTAAAGGATCAAGATGCCGGGAATAGTTAGAGACGGAGACCTTCACGAAGGCCACACGAATACTGTAACAGGTGAGTTTCATCAAACCGCTTATGTGGCGGGTCAGGATACGGTTTTGATTGAAGGTCGCAAGGTGGTTCTGGTAGGGGATACCACAAGTTGCGGAGATCCTGCCGTCATAGGTTCATCCAAGGTTTTTGTAGGTGGCAAGGCGGTTCATAGGGTCGGGGATGCGACAGGCGGGCATGGAAACTGGCCAGCAAATGCCGCACAAAATGGCTCAGATGCGGTTTTTTGCGGTTGACAAATACGTAAGATTTCTATATATGAAGGATATGGCTAGCCCCTCTGCGAATCGAAAGGGTAGCAAGGGTCAGTTTTCATACAACGTGAGGGAGACATGATGAAAATTTTTGTGAAAGCTGACGAAAAAGATATCGTCAACTCTGTGCGTGTCGGTGACATAGCACTCGATGAAGAAATTGATCTAGGTAACGCTACTCAAAAAATGTTGGAGAGGTGTTACATTGGTAGGAACTTGTATGATTTTGTGAAAACTCACGATTTCGGCCAAGGCCCGGTCCCGGCCCATCAACACCCGAATGGTGGCGGTTGGGTCGCGAACACCGCGACCGTCGCCGAAACCGCCTATATCGGGCCGGATGCTCGTGTTTTCGGGCAGGCTCGGGTTTTCACGAATGCACATGTTTCGGGGGAGGCTCGGGTTTCGGGTCAGGCTCGTGTTTCCGGGAATTCTCAGGTTTCGGGTCAGGCTCAGGTTTCTGAGTATGCTCGTGTTGCCGGGAATGCTCGTGTTTCGGGGAATGCTCGTGTTTCGGGGAATGCTCGTGTTTCGGGGAATGCTCGTGTTTCGGGGAATGCTCGTGTTTCGGGGAAGGCTAGTGTTTCGGGGGACGCACGAATTGATGATAATGTAGAAGTAACCGGGAATACATCAATTACCGGCGCAAGCCATTTCTTCGGTGAATGTTATATCGAAGCCGGTCAATACCGTGACACGATTTCTTCCAGTTGTTACGTTGAAATCCCTTGACAAACCCAACCCTATCGCCTATATTAATCATGTAAGCGATAGAAAGGAATCAGAAATGACCGAACGTTTTGAAAAAGTCCTTGAACAGTATCTTGATGAGGTCAGACGCGGATATGATGAATATCAGCGTCTGACCGCCGAAGATGCTCGGAAGGGTGGCAATGCTCGGGTTTTCGGCAACCTGACCGCCGAAGATGCTCGGAAGGGTGGCAATGCTCGGGTTTTCGGCAACCTGACCAAATCTTCTTATCAGTAGGATAAGCGATAGAAAGGAATCAGAAATGACCGACATGACCGTTGCCAAGACGATCCTTGCCCAAATCAAGACCATTGACAAATGGGCGCTTGGGGCATGGGGCGCTAAGGACATGGTAGCCGGTGATAACATCCTGCAATTCAAAGTCAACTGCCCGAAGCTTAAACATGGCAAGGTTCGTATCGAATACGAATACGGCAAAGATCTCTACAAGGTGCGTTTTGTAAAAACGCGCGGATCTAAATTTCTGGTTGACGAAACTATTGAAAACGTCTATGCTGAAGACCTAGTGAACGTCATAGACAACCGAGTGGGGTAAATGAAATGACTCACTACCGTTACCGTGACTTATTATTTGTTCAAGGTCGGTTGAAGACCTTATTAACCGGGGCCGCAATGGCCCCTTTCACGTTTGACTATGGGGGATGCCCATCTTGACTACCGAAATGTTACGCTGGTATCTGGCAGATTTCTTTAGCAGGATCGCCGACAGGATCGACCCTGAGCGGGTTGTTGAAAGACGCCGAGACGATGAAGCCATAGAAACTTTGGTGAAAATCGCCAAAGGTGAGATACCGGCGGCAGAAGCCCAAAAAGAAGCTTATATTGCACTTTACTGAAAGGTTTGATATGACAAAATGGGAAGACAAAACACGTTACCGTTACAATGAGCGTGGTGACATACCGCCAAATCATTTCAATGTCGTTTCCGGTCTTATAAAGATTACTATCATTCGTAATCATGTCCGAAACCCCGACTTTTGGACAATGCACTGTCCCGCGCTTGGGTTTGATACATATGACCTAAAGGTTCCGTCCGATCAGCCTGCGGAACAGGCGCAAAAAGCGGCCCTTGAAATTATATCAAACCGGATCAGAGAGTTGTCAGAAGACCTTGCCAAGATCGAATGACCAGAAGCGCCCCGTGGGGCGCTTTTTTGTATCTTGACATAGCCCGTAGCGTCATGCTATCATAACGTCAACAAGGATACTGTCATGAAAAAGATACCGAAGAAATCCTACATCGGCGTCAACGGCGTTGCCTACATCATCAAATGCCCTGTCATGTCAGTCAGACTCTATGCTGCCGAAGGCGTTTATTCAGGGCAAGTCTGGACCTTCGATAGCTTCCATTCTGCCAATTGGCAACTTAAACTCAACTCGCGTGTTGTCGGAAAATGTTACGACAAACACGATTTTCGTGTTGAGTGGATAAACAATATGACATATCATGGCAGGTTTGATTTGGAATCTAGGTTCAACATCGGCTTCAATCTGGAACGGCAGATTTACGAGGTTCTGGACCTAGACGATTTGGATATCAGACACTACCTATCAACTATACCCGAACCGACTCCGGCCCCAGATGATTACGAGCCGGTTGCCGATCTGCGAAGCGGTCGGGTAGATTTTCAGAAACTGGCATGGGATGCTTGGTCATGATCGAGATATTCGCCCTTCTGGTAGTGGGGCATTTTCTTGCCGATTATCCCCTGCAAGGTGAGTTTTTGGCGACGGGCAAGAATCGCACCAAACCGATACCGGGCATTCCCTTCTGGCACCCTATGACGGCACATTCCGTCATTCATGGCGGTTTCGTGGGGGTCATCACCGGGTCGCTATGGCTTGGTTTGTCAGAAACCGTCATACATTGGATAACTGACGATGCGAAATGTAGAGGAAAAATAGGATACAATACCGATCAGGCAATACACATCGGCTGTAAGGTCTTGTGGGTTGGGATATTGGTGTTTACCTGATAGCCACAATCAAGTCAATGAAAAAGATACGAGGAATGATATGACGATCAAACTAATCAAGATTCGAGACAAAGACAAGGCCAAAGCGTTGTGTGCCTTGTACAATAATTCAAAGCCGCAAGGTCTTGGGTTTCTACATGCGGTTCCGGGCAATCTTGATGAGGGAGAGGCTGCAAGTGTCTTGGAGAAGTTTCACTACGTCGATTACCTGAAAGGCCGCGTCATCAAGACAGACTTCTACCACAGTCGGATCGACACGCGCCTATATGATCGTGACAACGGCGATGGGGCAGGCGAACGGGCTTTGCGTGAAGCGGGGCTACTGGATCAGGACGATGTTGCCGAAAAGTCACAATAAAGGGTGTTGAGGCAAAATGAACGTATTTTGGGGATTGACGCAGATTCTAGGATCGGTAAAATCGTTATTAACGCATTAATGTAATGTATGAATATTAATAATGATTCTATAGACTATTAAAGAGTCTGAAAGAATAAGATGTAGGAAACAAAGAAAAGAACCCTAAGAGTGTATGAATGAATGAGTAAGGGAACCTGAAATGAGTGTACAAGATTATGTTTCAAGAGACCTGTATGGATATGTCTGTATCCCTTATGAGGATCTTGATGCGGCATTCCTGCAAGGGGATAAAGGATTGATTCTGCCTCAGACATGCTTTACGGGTTCGGAACCTAGGACTCCTGAAGCATTGTCTATTGCTTTGGGTCGCCCCCCTACTTATGATGAATGGGTGAACTACTCTTACCTATGGTTTCGGACACATGATCCTGACAGGCCATTGTTTCGGGACGTGCCATTGCCTTCTCCGGTTCCTGTTCCCGGCGGGGGTCTGCTTATGGCCACAATGCTTCTGTTGTGGCTGATTTCCAAACTTCCAATAGCAAAGGTATTTGATGCAAACGGTAGACGAATTGTTAAATGAACTTCCGTTAGGGAGTGAAGGAAACACGGATTATTCATGTTTCCTGTCCATGCACGACATGTACCGATTAAGGGCTTGTCTGGCTGAACTTAGGCGTGAGAATGACTATCTGACAAAGATTTGTTATGACAACGTTCAAGATTTCTCTATAGAAGACGTTCGGGGAGATATCATTGAAGCTGATATACAGAGACGGGAATCTGTCAAAGAGGTTTGGGAAACCGTCGAACGTCTTCGGGACCAGATCAAGGAATCGTTTCGGGTATGGTGAAACGATTCTACATTTACCGGGATGGTCTGTTACTCGGGAAGGACGGAACCTATGTGGCCGATGTGGATAGAGCCATAACCGTTACCCCCTTTCTGGCAAACCTCTACAAGCATGACGAAAAGACGACATTGATTGAAGTTGGCGAGAACATTCCCAAACTGCGGAACATCGGTCTGGACCCGTTCCTTGACGAGTTTTTTCAAAACAACTTCCTGCTACGGTGTCCGGTATGTCATCTATATGCGGCATGTGAGAGGGAGAATGATGAACCCCCCAACATGGCCATGCTGGAAACATGCTGCCCTGATTGCGTCAGTATGGATGAAATGACAATGATCTACTATGACCGGGGCGGCAACATCATTCGAAGATTTCTCTGTTGACTTTACAACCAGAATACACTATCTGTATAGTGTAAGAGGGAGTATGACCATGGTTAGCATTCGGGACGTTATCAAAAACCAAGCCGCCGGTTTCGAAAGGGTCGGGTACAAGGATCTGACGGCGCAGTTTGTTATGCGGAATGGTAAGGTTTTTGACAAAATTGAACCATGGCCGGGCAAACACATGACCCCCAAGGAATGCTATACCAATGCAACTCAGGTTGTCTTGGGCGCATCCATTCATCGTCATGATGGGGATATCGAATATGTCGAAGGTTATGCCATGCGAAACGACATCATGTTCCCCTTTCAACATGCGTGGGTTCTGGTAGACGGAGAACGGGTTCTTGATCCGACCTTGCGCGACCCGCATAACTACCAGTATTTCGGGGTGTCCTTTTCCCCCGGATTCTTGTACGAAGAGACTATGAAAAACGGCTATTATGGGCTGTATTGCCCGGATGGTGTCAGGATCAATGTGGAACTTTTTGAAAATTTTGATGAGGAAATGGTCATTTAGACGAAAGGTATGGTATGGCTATCGTGAGAACGGAAGACGAATGGGCTGCATTGTCGGATGATGATTTTCTGAAGGAAGCGGAAACGCAAATCTGGTTGTCGGCGTTCGCTGCTAACAACCCTCGCGCACCCGCTCATAAAGAAGCCGATAAGGCATATGACGAAGCTAAGCGGCGCGGGAAACCTGAACTGTATAAAAAAGCATGGAAACGTGCATCCGCTGGATGACGTAGCAAAACCGAAAAGGAAACCGAAATGACCATGTTTGACTTCGAAGACGGCCAAGGCCCTGTACCGGCCCATCAACACCCGAACGGCGGGGGGTGGGTCGCGGACACCGCGTATGTCGCCGAAACCGCCTATGTCGGGCCGGATGCTCGGGTTTACGGGTATGCTCGGGTTTCCGATCAGGCTCGTGTTTTCGGGTATGCTCGTGTTTCCGGTTATGCACATGTTTTCGGGTATGCTTGGGTTTACGGGAATGCTCGTGTTTACGGAGATGCTCGTGTTTACGAGAATGCTCGTGTTTACGAGAATGCTCGGGTTTACGGAGAGGCTCATGTTTTGGCGAATGCTCTGGTCCAAGGCCCCGTGCCCAAGACCCCCATCGTGATCACCGGGTTCCCTTTCACGGTAACGATTGAAGACGAACTGATCAACATCGGATGCCGGTCCATGACTCTTGAGGATTGGGAATCCAAAAAAGGCCGGAAGGCTTTCGATGATGAAGGTTTCTCGGAAAAGTATGAAAAGGCTATGGCATTGATCAAAGGAATCATCGACTTTGAAGATTTCTGAAAAAGTCTCTTGACAAACCCTTTCCTATCGCCTATATTAATCATGTAAGCGATAGGAAAGGAATTCGAAATGACCGAACGTCTCCAAAAAGCCCTTGAACAGTATCTCGAAGCCATCAAACGCGATTATGATGAATATCAGCTTCTGACTGCCAAAGGCGACGGCAAATCCGAAGTCCAAGAGAAGATGTATCAGGATTTCGTGAAAGGTCTGTCCTACTCCTTCGGCAAGAAATATGTCAAGGTCATCAAAGAAAACAGTGTCCATTCGTTCATCGTCGCCAAAGATGATGGTAAGTTCAAGGAAGGCGATATCCTGAAACCGGCTTCGTGGGCCGCACCGGCCAAGAACGCCGCCCGTGGCAACATCTACGGGGAATATAGTATCCGCTGGACCGGACCCGAATATCTGCGGTAAGTATTACACCAAGCGCCCGTTTCCGGGCGCTTTCTTATAAAGAAAGGTTTGTCAGATGGGATATGGTAGTTACATCTTACCTAGCGGTAAGGAAGCTGGTTATAATGTAGAGGCAAAATGTGAACATCCGGGATGCGAAATCATGATACATCGTGGTTTCGCCTTCGCTTGTGGTGGTGACGCTGGCGAACAAGGCGGATTATCATGTGAGGGTTATTTCTGCGAAGAACATCTTTATATGGTTGACATCAAGCCTGATACGGATGCTTATGCAGAATTCGGAATATGTGCATGTCTATGTGCGGTATGCCTGAAACATGCAGAAGAACACGGTTGGTTATTAGAGAGGACGAAGATTGAGCATTGGGTAAGCGATCAAATTTTGAAAGACGTAAGAACGATTTATACCAGACACCGCGACCGGCGGTCTTACCGTTGATCCGGCATCTGCCGGATGAATTCTCATTCATCGAACCTTGTGCGGGGGATGGTCGTCTGGTCAACCACATTACCGGGTTGACCAGATCGCTTTGCGTCTGGTTATCAGACATTGAACCTTTAAACGAAGATATTGACACCGCCGACGCATTGACTGTAGAATTGCCATCTGCTGATTTCATAATCACGAATCCGCCATGGTCGCGTCATTTGTTACATCCGATGATCGAACGGTTTCGGAACCATTGTCCGACATGGCTCCTGTTTGATGCTGATTGGATGCACACTAAACAGGCCATGGACTATCTGCCGTTTTGTGACAAAATTGTTTCAATAGGTCGAGTGAAGTGGATAGAGAATTCGAAACACACCGGCAAAGACAATGCGGCTTGGTACAGGTTCCGAGCGAAGAAATCCGACACAATTTTTCATGAAAGGGTTTGACTGATGTACAAGAACATTCCGGTAAAGATTGTACAATTTGACAAAAGGCAAGTATACCACAAGTCACGTTATGATTATCGACCGAAGAGATACCGCAAGTTTTGTGATTTCCTGCTGAGGATATTGAAACGCCTTGGTGCGGTCGAGGAATCATCGTTCATGCAGACATATGAGATAAACGAAAAACACGTAAGAAGCATCATTCTTGGCATCAATTACCAGATTGACATGGCTATGAGGGAGTATCGTTGCAAAAGGGAAGATCTCAAAATAATGATCGGCGCGAAACAGCTTCAAGAAGTCATGTATGACCAAAAAATTGATGTCATGGAACTTCAGCCGATGCAGGCTCAATCTACGATGTACGGTGTTGTGATCGAAGTTGTTCCGTGGCTTGATGGCGCTTTGGTGGTGCAGAAATAAGGGATGGAGATATGGTTATGTGTGGTCGGGTTTGAGGGGTTATATCAGGTATCGAACCGAGGACGGGTTAGGAATGCCAAGGGACACATCATGGCATTGTCCAAGGACAATAACGGCTACCTGAGATTATCGCTCAACAAGAACGGGAAAAAGTATTACAAGCGCCTGCACAAGCTGGTATCCGAGGCATTTCACGGCCCCTGTCCGAAGGGATTGCTTGTCAGACACCTTGACGGCAATCGCGAAAACTGCCATGAAGACAATCTGCAAATCGGAACACTTTCCGAAAATGCCCAAGATGTATTGAACGCCGAAGGCTATATAAGTGGCCGAAAGTTGAACGAAGATGTTGTAAGAAAGATTCGGAAAGGTAGAGAAGAAGGTTTGTTACATACTGAATTGGCAGATCTTTATGGGGTTACACCTAGGACAATTAGGGATGTTGTAGATCGAAGAACTTGGAAGGGGGTAGAATGATTATTGGTTTATGTGGGCAGATCGGTAGCGGCAAGGGAACCATTGCGGATTACTTGATAGAATATCACGATTTCGAAAAGATTTCATTCGCCGACAAGTTGAAGGATACTGTTGCCATCTTGTTCGATTGGCCGCGTCACTTGTTGGAAGGGGATACGATAGAATCTCGGGAATGGCGGGAACAACCCGATCCGTATTGGTCAAAGGCGTTGGGTAAGGATATTACCCCGCGATACGTCTTGCAGATTTTTGGCACGGAATGTATGCGCCGGGGATTTCATGAAGATGTGTGGGTGCATATCGTCGCGAAAAAGATTCTCGGGAACCCTGATAAGAACTATGTCATTGCCGATTGCCGGTTTCGAAACGAGCAAGATATCATTCAAATGGCCGGGGGGCAGTTATGGGCTGTATTCAGACAAGATATCGCATGGTATGATATCGCCGTGGATGTTAATTCTGGAAAACTACCCGATAGCACTCTCGCCCATGTACACGAAAGCGAATGGCGTTGGATTCGCGATATTGGCGAGTTTGATAAAGTCTTTTACAACCACGGGACGTTGCAAGACCTACATCATAACGTATCTCGGGCATTACATGAAGAGGAAAACGACTCGGAAGATGATGACGAGTTAATCCGTCGCTACAAGGCCGCTTATGCAGCATGGGTATCCGAAGAGAGCCGGGACCGTGGCTATGACCCCGCCAAGGTTGCTGCCTACCGCGATGATTACCGCAGTCTTGCCGAAGACTTGATGGATAGGGGGTATACGACCATGGGACTGAACGTGACCCGAACCCTTACCTGAAGTTTTTCCACAAAAGTCTTGACGTGGTATGACGGCTGACATATATTCCTATCATAGAGAGGGAGACAAATTATGTCACATGAACTTGAAATGGTAAATGGCAAGGCGCAGATGGCTTATGTTGGTGAAGTCCCTTGGCATGGACTCGGGACGGAAGTGCCTGCCGATCTGTCGCCGCAAGAGATCATGCAGGCGGCGGGGCTTGACTGGCGCGTCAAGCTGGTGCCGACTTTTGCAGAGACGTTCATCAACGGCGAACGGACCAAAATCGCCACGGATATGAAGGCCCTTGTTCGGGAATCTGACGGGAAGCTTCTGACGACCGTGGGACGCCGCTGGTATCCCGTCCAGAACGAAGACGCATTCGATTTCTTCACGAAGTTTGTCGAAGCCGGTAACATGCAGATGCACACGGCGGGTTCTCTGAAAGGTGGGGAAGTCGTGTGGGCCATGGCCAAACTGACCGACAAATTCGAATTGTTCGGTGGGGATGTAGTCGAAGGCAACCTTCTGTTCACGAATCCGCACCAATACGGTAAAGGGATCGACGTGCGATTCACGCCTATCCGGGTGGTCTGCAATAACACGCTGGTTCTGGCCCAATCGAAGGCGGCGGCTCAGGCGGTCAAGATGGATCACCGGACGGTGTTCGATGCCGAAAAGGTGACGGACATGCTGAACATCGCCAGCCTGAAAATGTCGCAATACAAGGAAATGGCATCGTTCATCGGGTCGCGTAAGGCCGAACGGTCTGTCATGGAAGAGTATTTCGGCGAATTGCTCGGGCGCGACAAGAAAGACGAGAAAGAACTTTCTCGGAACGGCAAGGCGGCTATGGCGGCAATCGACGTGCAACCGGGGGCCGAATATGCCCAAGGAACATGGTGGACGGCGTTCAACGCTATCACCTACATGACCGATCACGTCATGGGCTACCGCCCCGATACCCGCTTGCAATCGGCGTGGTATGGCCCTAACCTGAACCTCAAGTACAAGGCGCTGCAAAAGGCGGTCGAATATGCCGCCAAGTCGCCTGATATTGAACGCAAGGTAGCGGCGTAAGCCGCTACCCCTCTTTCCCAAAGATTTGTCAGAAAGGTTATCGAATGAAAGGAAACCTGTATGTTAGTCAAGAAACCTAGCGCCGAATCTCCGATCTATCAGCCAAGCAATGCTGAGTTAAAGGTGTTCCTTGGCGGTTCTATAGAAATGGGCAAGGCAGAAAGATGGCAGGATTACGTCATCGAACGGTTAAGTGGGTGGCCGGATAACCTAGAGGTTCTAAACCCCCGGCGCGATGATTGGGATTCCTCTTGGGAACAGATTCCCGAGAAGGGGAATCCCTTCTACGATCAGGTAACATGGGAAATGGATGCGCAGGAGAATGCCGATTTCATGGTATACTACTTCGCACCAGACACAATTTCACCGATTACCTTGCTTGAACTAGGTGCCTATGCGTCGTCTGAGGATACGATTGTATGCGTCAATCCGGGTTACGAGCGGTATGGCAATGTCGTGATGTTTTGTGAATACTACGATATTCCCTATGTTACCGATATCGAAGATGTGATTGTCGAAATCAACGCACGTTACATGAAGATTCTCTGAAGCTATGGACATTCTTGATATTCTCAAAACGATCAATAAAGAGTGTGAAGACTCGGATGACTGGTACACAGTCATCGAATACTGTTTCAAGCGAAACCAGCATCATCATATCGAATTCTTGGAAATGTTGCAAGTGGATCGTGATCTAGGCTACATTCTTCTGAAAGAATCTGATAGAGAATTGTTGTTACGTTTGCTCAGGGAGTCGGGCAACGACACAGTGAAACATGAATTGTACAATGAAATATTGAATGCGAGGTGTGTGAATGGCTAGTTGTTTTGAAGTTGATATTCCGGGGTGTTGGTTAGCCGGGGGTGCTGTCAGGTCGCGTATGACCAAGCAACCCATTGCCGATTACGACATCTATCCGAAGCATGTCGAAGGGCTGTACTCAGCCATAGATATCTTGGGTAGTGAGGGTGAGTTGATCAATATCAGCGACAAGGCGCTGACCTATCTGTTATACAAAGTCCATGACAATGAAGGTGCGCGGGCGATTGCGCAAGTCGTCATTGACACATACTATGACACAAGCGACAAGATTTTCGAGTCGTTCGACTTCTCGGTGTGTATGGGCGCGTATGATATGGATACGTATCAATTCGTCTATGGGGATGATTTCTGGAAAGACAACGCGGCGCGTGTCATTCATTTCAACCCCGGAACGAAGTACCCCTTTGCCAGCCTTGTGCGAACAAACAAGTATCGCAAGAAGGGTTATCATATCCCCAAAGCAGAGTTGATGAAGATCGGGATTGCGGTGGCGCTACGGGGTATTCCGAAATCTTGGACAGAGTTGGAAGAAAGTATCGGCGGGTTCTACGGAAAGAAGATCCGTCTTATGACAGAAGACAAGGAATACAGTCTTGAAAACGTCTTGGATGTGTTGACCAACGCCGAAGATTTCGAATACGCTTGTTACAGCGATAACGAACCGATTGACATATCTTCCGATGTGCTGATCGCAAGACTTGACAAGACGGGCGATTACCGATATTTCAAGACCCAGAAAGACGGCAAGATATTGGTGTTTCCGCGTGACGATGCACCTTTCTCATACACTTCGAAAGACGGGGAAACCCTGCCTGATCATTGGAAAATGATCGGCGACGAATACTATGTCGAAACGTTCAAGTATGTCAAGAAAACGGATGATCCGATGGTTTTCACATCCCCGGTACATTCGTCAAAATTGACCTATCAGGCACATATGGCAACAGAAGAAAACAACCCGCCTTACATTTTTGTCGGAAAAGACGTGTCGATGTATGGCAAGAATACCGATAGAGTCATGTTCCGCGTCTTGGTCAAACCGTCTGATGTGATGGGGGTGGCTTGCACAAGACAAATGCACCTGACATGCCGCAGGGTGTATTTTGCTGGACAAGAAGAAATCGAAAAGAAGGGTATGCGGCTTGTCGCCAATCCCCTTTATAAGTCTACGGAAAGGGGCCTATAACCATGTGTGTCAGTGATGAAATCTACAAGGTCGTTGTCGCATCTGGAAGCGAGGGTATCACGAGCGAAGAGATCTTGAAACGTCTGCCTCAATACTCATACCCGACCGTGACGGCTCGCTATGCTGGTCTGAAAAGGCAGGGGCGTATTGTAGATACGGGTCGCAAGATCAAGGCGGGCACCGGGCGCAGGCAAGCGGTTCTGGTGGCCGCTATCTTTAACAGCAAGACGTGAAGTAGAAAAATTAGACCGCCTTTCTAGAATACTATATGTCTAAATAACCTTGACAAAACCGCACAGAACACCTATATGTCATATGTAAGAAGCAGAAACGTATAGGTGTTCTATGTGGATTTTCATGAATAATTCTTTCCTGTCTATCGTAGAAGATTACGATAACCCGGAAAGGCTACTGGTGCGGGCACGGATCGAGGGGGATATCGAAGCGGCATTTCCCGAAGTCGATCCTAAGTCCGTTTCGTTCAACGAAGGGTCCGATTACGCTTTCCGGGTGTTCTTGGATCGTAACTACGTGTCTCGAAAGATCAAAGAGAACGTTGACCGAATTGATTATGACAATTTCAAATCGTCGGTTGATGACGAGTGGCGTGAACGATTCTACATGGATGTGTGGAACGTTATGTATGAATACCAGCAATCCACCAACCCTATCACGATCACATACGACACGGAGTATCTTCAATGGCTACAGGACCACGCGGTTTCAAAGACTTCCTGAACGAATCTGTCAACTATAACAGATGGCAGAAGATGGATGACAAGGCGCTACGTCATGAATATGACATAGAATATACAATCAAGCCCTTGAAATCCATGACAGGTGATGTGTGGCCGACATTCGAAGACTTCAAGAAAGCTTACAAGGCAGGCGAGGTGACTCGCCTGACCAAAAGCCTTGATCGTCAGGTGTCATATCGCAGCAATACCACGTCCAAGGAAGACTTGATCGACCTTATCAAAGGGTATGCGTCCTATCCGAAATACCGTAACGAGAAGACCATTGACGGTATCTTCAAGGCGTTCGAAGACAATCAACCGATGAACATGCCGATTGTGCTGCGGTTCCGGGATGGGCGCTTGCGTATCATGGGCGGCAACACCCGGTTGGATATCGCCTTCATGATGGGGCTGACTCCCAAGGTCGTGATAGTGGATGCCTACAAGAAGGTTGAGGAAAGCACTGTCCTAGACGAATTCGATCAGTTAGACGAGTCGTTGAACAGCCCGGTCGAAACCTATATGACCGAAGATACACGTATTCCTGACGCCATTCATGCGGCGTTCGAGATTGATTCAGACAAGTACCTGATATCACTGGTGCGTAGTTCGAAGTCGGGAATCTATCTTGCTGAGTTGAACCGGATCGTCAACGTCAACAAACGGTTGTGGTCATTCAAGAAAACGAGCCATATCCGCCCGGCCCTGTCAACATTCGTCTATGTGATTCAGGCGTCTTTGATGTTCATCCAAAGCCAAGTCAAGGGGATAACGATATCGGTGCCGAAGAACGTCGCCAGCCCCCGTTTCAACACGTTCACCAAGAGATTGATCAAGCGGGCACTTGTCTCGAAATTCGAGGATGTTCCTGTAAAGTACAACGATTATTTCAAAGGCGGAAAATCGTTCATCTTCATCATCAAGAAAGGTTATTCGCCTAACACAGTGTTCAAGACCAAAGCCTACAAGGGATACGATTTCGGAGTCAATGCCGAAACATTAGATGAACTTGAACCCAAGCGCCGCATCCCACGCAAACCAAACCTGAAACCTTCGGCCAAATACCATTTCAAGGGTTACGAAGTGTCTTTGGTGGATACCGAAGAGGGCCGAAAGGTGTTCGATATCAGCAACAAGCTGAAGGCGAAGACTATCGAATTACCACCCAACGAAAAAGTTATCGAATACCAAACGAAGTTGGAACAGGCGCAAGACCAGTTAAAGAAGTATCTGGATGACGGAAAGACTGATCTGGCGTCTTTGTTGGCGGCGGTGGGGTTTAGCCGTCATTTATCGACTACGACCGTTAAGAATTTTTTATCTAAAGAAGGCAGTAAACCCAGCTTCTTAAAGAAAGTTTTGTTAGACGATAATGGGGAATTGAAGGATGAACAGTTACTAAAAAAGACACTAGATTCGATAAATTTCATTCGCGATACAAAAGATGGTTTAAAACTATATTCACAAATTGTAAGTAAATACAACGAACTTGAAAGTCTTAGTTACGATATACAAAATTCTACCAAAAGTAGAATTAAAGCCGATGTTGATTTAGAATTCCCGCTTCCTGAAGGTAACGGATTCTCAGAAATCGTCTTTTCTGAAGTGAATCATTTCGCCTTTACTCCGAAACAACAGAAAGATGTCAATACGCGCGAACTTTATTTCTTAAAACTAGGGTACGAAGAAAGTATTTCCAAAGCCAAGAAAGAACACTTCCGAGAATTTTCTTCGGTATTTAAATACACCGGCACGGATTACGCGTATATCAACACTCTCCTAAGAGGTAACTACTCAAAAGATGTCAAATTTGTAGATAAGTCTGATTTCGAACATGTCAAAAATATCATCAGTTTCATGGAACGGATAGGCCCCCTGAAAGCGCCTACATGGGTGTTTCGTAACGCAAATATACCTAATGTGCAAGATTACGGTATCGGCGATGATATCATTGACCCCGGCTTTATGTCAACATCACTTAATGAGGAAATTTCTTATGGTAGTTCTGGCAACTCACGGTTGACGATATACCTTCCTGAAGGTGCGCATGTTTTACCTATCCTTACGTTCTCGGATGTGAATCACGAGAAAGAGGTTATCCTGCCCCCAATGTCGATCATCCGCCCGGTCGAGATAGCGGAAGTTGGTGATAAGCACCATATCAAGGCAGTCTATATCGGCAACGCGGCCAATTCCTACATTGACACCCTACAACAATACGTGGTAGAATCTATGAGAGTAAAAAGCTTTGGAGAATTCCTGATGAACGAAGCCAAGAAAGGCCAGAAGACCGCAGACGGCAAATGGTCAACCAGTCTGGTAGATAAAGACACCATGAAGTCGATTTCCGACAAGATCAAGAAAGGTGAATTGACGGTAAAGAAGCCTGACCCTAAATAGTCAAGGACGGACGCATCAATAATAAGGACAAAAACACATGCAAGGATTCATTGATTTCGGGTATCAGGAACTAAGCGAAAAGCTGATCACCTTTGCTGGTAAGGCTTACCCAAGATTCGGTCAAGTCGTCATTCTGGCGGGTGGTGCTGCCAGCGGAAAAGGCTATGTCTATGACAAGCTGATCGGGGTAGAAGGGTTCAAGTTCGACGTTGACGAGTTGAAGAAGCTGGCTGCGGCCACTCCGACTATCATTTCCAGACTCAAAAAAGACTACAACATTGATATCAAGTCTTTGGCCGATAACATGAAAAACCCGGAAAACGTTTCGAAGTTGCATTATGTCGTCGCCGATGTGCTTAATCTGGACAATCGCAGGCAACAGGCTTTATTCAGGTCTCTTCTGTCTGCCAACGCCGAACGTAGACCCAACATCATCTTCGACGTTACGTTAAAAGACTTCTATAAACTTGACAAGATCTGTACACAGGTTTCACAAATCGGATACGACAAGAAGAACATCCATATCGTATGGATCGTTAACGATATTGAAGTTGCTGTCAGACTGAACAAGAAACGTCCTAGAACCGTGCCTGTCGAGATTCTGATCAACACACATAGAGGTGCGTCCAACACCTTGTACGATATCATCAACATGGGTAAGGGTATCAGTAAATACATGGACGGGGAGATTGTATTCGCGTTCAACAAGGTTGATATCCCTAATAAACTATTTGACAACACTTGGGTTAGTCGGGAGAAGGGTGATCCGCGACGTGAAGGTCAGGCGAGTATGAAAGACGCCAACATGTACACCGGCAAGAAAGGTGAGTATAGAGGCGGTTACTTTAGCTTGGTCGATTATGTCGAGGTCAAGAAAACCGGGAAACCTCCGCGTAGTGTTTCGGAATTAAGTGATGATGTGAGACGCAAAATTGCCAAATACGTGCCAGATAACGTCGATTGGGTATCTTGACAAATAGCCGACCTATCCTTATATACATGATGTGGATTCACTAGCGAAAATAGGTAATAAATGTTGACCGAAGAAGAAAAAGCATTGCTAATCAAGATAACCGGAGACGAGCGGGAAAAGGGCGAAATCCTATACAACGCCATTCGGACTGCTGCTGCCGCAATCGAAAAAGGTAAACGGAACCTAGCCATAGGTTTTCTGGCCAAACGGTTCGCGACCAACTTCTACGACAATGATGAGTATTAACAACGTATGAGGTGATGAGTGAGTGGTTTAAGTGATGAAGAAAGACAGGCGCTGAAGCTATACGATTCCGGTATGTCCCATAGGGATATCATGGCGGAAATGTCTCTGGCATCGCGCCATGTCGCCCGGCATATGATTGACCGGGCCAAGAAAAAGGTTTCCTTAGATTCGATGAACCCCGGCATATCTACTGCCATGGGGGAACTAGGGGTAGACCTTTCAAATCTTAGAGGCGGGTGGCTAAAGAGCAAAACCGCCTCACTTCGTTTCGATGTTCCCCAAGATCAGATGAAGGAACATGAAACGATTGTCGAAATCATGACCGAAGCCTTTCAGGATCGTCTAGAGAAGGTTCCGCCGACTCAGGCACCTTGGGGCACATCAAAAGATTTACTGACAAAGTATGTTTTGGCTGATCTTCACATGGGCATGTTTTCTTATGCCGAAGAAACGGGCGAAGATTATGATTTGAAAATTGCCGAAGACCTTCTAACAAGTTCTATCAGTCAATTACTCGAATCGACTCCGAATTCCGAAACTGCCATGATCCTCAATCTTGGTGACGTGTTTCATGCAAATGATCATAAAGGAATGACTCCGTATTCCGGCAACATTCTGGACATGGATACAAGGTTCGCCAAGATCGCGGTGGCCACGGTAAGAGCCATTCGATATTGTATCGAAACAGCCTTGCAGAAGCATGGCAAGGTCATCTTTGGTAGCATCCCCGGCAACCATGACGTAGACCAGTCGCATTGGCTTGCGATAGCCCTGATGTGTGCCTACGAGAATGAACCGCGTGTTGAAATCCTATGGAGTCCGTCGCATTGGTTGAAGTATCGCCACGGACGCAATCTGATTGTGGCACATCACGGGGATAGGGTCAATTTCAATCGTCTGGTTCTGGCCATGGCCGAAAAGTTCTCGGAAGAATGGGGGCAGACATATTGGCGTTTTCTGGATACCGGCCATGTTCATCATGAACGGGAACAGGAGATCGGCGGGGCGCTGTGTCGTTCCTATCGCACCCTAGCGGCCAAGGATGCCCATGCTGATCAGTCTGCATATACATCAAAACGTAGCCTGACCGCACAGACTCTGCACAAAGAGTATGGTGAAATCATCGTGAACAACGTAAACCTCTATAAAGGAAACCTACCAAAATGAGTATCAAGGATATGATCATGTCAGCCTATGAAAAGAAGCCGACAGATTTCAAACAAGCCTTTCATGACGAAATGGCGAACCGTTTAAGTGCCGCAATTGACCGAAAGAGAATCGAGGTTGCACAAGGTTTTGGAATTGAATCCGACAATCTCGAATAAGACACTTGACGAGAGATTCGAAACATACTATATAACTAACATAGTCGATGAAGCGACTTGAAGATGGTCTGGACTGCGGGGCAGTACCGCACAGGTCCACCAAAAGCACATATAGGATGTGGCATTTTTCCTAGAAATGAAACATCCGAAAAAGGGAATGGGTAATGGTGGTCTAGGAAGCCGCCATAGAACACCGGGATGATAAACCGGAGATCCGTTTGACCCGAGCGGCGAGAGTAGTTTAAATCCCTTTATGTGTTTTTGATGGGCCTGATACTAGGATCGACAGACATTGGACGGTGTGTGGAGACTACGCGCGGAAGCTGCGTTAACGCAACAAACCAATAGAGGCAAACGAAAACTTTGCTCCTAAGACTGCCCTAGTGGCGTAAGGTCTGTGGGCTTTGGGGTGTGCCTAGAAACAGAAACACCTCACCTTCCCAAAACAAGAGGTATAATGATATGTTAGTGAGACAAATCGCCGACCCGAATCGGGGACATGTATCCATCCACAAGGAAGCCAATACCTATCGCGTTGAATTCTTCGATGCAGAAGGTTCCCCGACCCGTCAAGAAATGGTCGAAACCCTGTCCCTAGCCGAAGCAAAGGCCGCGCAATGGCTCAATGAGATCGTGCAACTGAACGGGTGACTTTTGAGTAAGGATTTGATTGTTCTTAAAGAAATTATGAAGTATGTCAATGGCGGATTATCGTTCATTGATGCGGCGGTTGAATACGCCGAGAGAAAAGGTATAGAAGTCGAAGTCGTCGCGGATATCATCAAATCGTCTGAACAGATGACGGCACATTTGCGGCGTGACGCCGAACGGCTCAATATGGTCGCCAAGTCATCAACTAGACCCCTATACGATGATTGATGACTATTATTCCAAGGAAAAGGGGTTCAAGGTCTTTACATACTACGTCGCCGTCAAGAACCATTTTCAGGGGCGATATGATTATTTCAAGTATGGTGGCAAGACCAGTACCAAGATAGAAACATTCGACCGGCGCAAGGACAGGTTCTTTTTCTACAAACTGTCGAAACGAGACGATTGGGAACCCTACATCCTGTCCAACATCCTTGTAGACCCTAACCTGTATATCGGCAATCTCGTCAACCAGAAAGACAAGGCCGAAGAGGTGTTAAAAGACTACCTCAGACGCAAACAAAGCTTGCGATATACGTTCAAGACTGATATCAACCGTCTGGATGATGATGCGAAATCTAACTTCATAGTTACAGACGGTCAACATCCGAAACTCTTGACAATGTATATCAATGGTAAGGTTTGTATCGAAACCCTTATCATTCTTGACTCCATCACCGGCATGTTCCGGGTGTGGAATGAGAAGATACAAGATCCGGTCATCTGGCCGGGCATAAATAAGACATGTGAACGATACCGACCATTCATGAACTATCGCCTGTCGGATATGAGGCAAGTGGTTCTTGAAAGATTTGATTATGTGAAAAACAACGACTAACTAAGGAAAACATTGATGCCCACAAACTTTAGCAACATTCTAAAAAACCGCACTTCGAACTTACAGAAGCTGACGGACAATATTAACAGCGTCACGAAAGGCGGCAACCGCCCGACCGATGAACGTTTCTGGAAACTAGACACCGACAAGGCCGGTAACGGCTTCGCGGTCATTCGGTTCCTACCCCAACCGCCGGGGGAAGACGAAGATAGCCCGTTCATCAAATACATGGACTACGGCTTCAAAGGCAAAGGCGGATGGTATATCGAAAAATCACTCTATACCCTTGGTGTAACCGATCCGGTCTTTGAATACACCTCAGCCCTGTGGAACAGCGGTATTGAGGAAAACAAGGACAAGGCTCGTAAGATTCGCCTGAACAAGCATTTCGTGTCGAATATCCTTGTCATCAAAGACCCGGCCAATCCCGAGAACGAAGGTAAGGTATTCTTATACCGCTACGGGAATTCCATCTTCAAGATGATTCAGGAACAGGTTTCCCCGGAAGTGCCCGATCCAGATTTTGAACCATGTGATGTGTTTGACCCAATTGAGGGCAAGAACCTTCGATTGAAATGCTACAACGGCAGTAACAACATGCGGAGTTATGACAAATCGACGTTTGACGCCGCATCGCCCCTAGCCGAAGATGAAGAGGCTATGGAAAAGATCTGGAAACAGGCATACCCGTTGAAGCCGCTGATCGCCCCGTCTGAATTCAAGTCGTATGACGAGTTGAAGAAGCTTTTCTACAAAGCTTTGGGTCTGTCTGGTGAAGTTGCCCCTTCGAACGATTCGAAACATTCACCCATGGGCGAAATGGATGACGAAATTCCTGATTTCGATAACAAGTCTACCAAGACCAAGGAACCCGATCCTATTCCTGAAACTGAGGAAGAGGATGACGACGAAATGGCATTCTTCAAGGGACTTGCCGAAGATTGATTAAGAAAGGCGGTGGGGAAACCTACCGCCTTATTCTTTCACTGCCTGACGTTTCTGATTGAAAGTCATGTAAGACAGGCTGACGAGAAGAGTCGTCAACGCGGCAACATAGGCAATATCATTGGTCCATACCCCCCAAAAGAAGGCGAACGAAGCGATACCGTATTTGGACATTTTTCAAAACCTTTCTTGTCTAACTCTATACCTTTAATATAGGGTCAAAGTTACCCAAAGTCAATACCCGTATCGGTTAATAAACGGATCAAGGGTTGACAAGGCATCTTTCATGTTATTGATGACGGTTGAGGTGGAGTTGTAGACGTTCCCGCCCTGCATGTTACTTCCTCCCTTGACGATAACGGGTGCAGCACGTTTCGACATGGATTCGGTAGCCGAATTCAATCGTTCGGCTCGCTTGTTCTGTGATGGTTCAACATCCTTGTATGATTGTCGATCACTAGGCAACGGTTCGATTTTGGGAGCCGTGAACATATCCATGATCTGATTTTCAATCTGTTTGTCTAAACCTGTCACTTCAGGCTTCGGACGTGGACGCACTTTGGCAGGCCCTGTTTCGACACGTGCCTTCATATCATCTTCGGACGCCCATGGATTTTCATACAATTCACGATACGGTATCTTGCCCTGTCCCCGCATCTTCATTGCCCATTCGTCATAACTTTGGTCTTTACGTGTACCGTCGCCCGCATCGGTCGGAATGACTGCGTACATACCTGCCATGGCCGGGCCGCTGGCGAGTCCTGCCCCGATTCCCAATGCTCTTGCTAGCCACGGCATAGATCTCATTAAGGCCGTTCTGCCGACAACGCCTTCGGCGGCTGAGGTTGCTGCCGATCCTGTACCGACACCAAGCAATCGTTTACCCAAGCCCCATACACCTTTGCGGAACCCGTTTAGACCCTTCAACGCCCCGAATCCTAAAAAGGCTTCCATGGCCATATCATTCCAGCTTTTGTCTTCTCCGGTGTTGTATCCCATGACACCGCCCAGAAGCATTGCGGGTATTCTTAATGGCGGGGGGAGAAACCTTCCCAACATCCTACCCAACCCGGCACCGATAGCCGTATTTGCGCCCTTTTTCACAACCTTTTCTGGATCGACATTTTCGACGCCCAAGTAATCGGCTATTTTCTTGATGTAGTTTTCGAGATTTGGAAAAGCTGCTTTTACACCTTCTTGAACCGCAGACGACAAGAATCTTGTAAGGTAGCTGAATGCCATGGCCCCGACAGCCCCTAAAGCCAACTTTGACAAGACGAATTGCCCTAGCAGGCTACCGATAGATGCCCATGGGGATCGTGAAGATTTTTCGGGACGATCATCGTCCCTGTCATCATCCCTATCAGGTTCCGCCCGTTTTTCGGCAGGTTTTTCGGGTTCAAGGTCTTGTAAATCTCTTTCCCGCTTGACAGATTCCGTATACTCTACCTGTTGCTTGACCATGTTTTCCATGAAACCGCTCTGCAAGGACATGCTCTTGCTCATACTTTCGAAAAGCGGTGTCAGGCGTTCGAAATTGACGTTCAAGGTGTCCTTGATGGATTTCAAGGAATTCTTGCCAGTATTCCTTACAAGTTGTCCTTCATTGGTCATCTTATCCTTGATTGACTTCAAGGAATTCTTGCCAGTATTTCGGATCAACTGACCTTCATTGGTTAACCTGTCGTCAATGGCTTTCAACAGGTTTTCGTCTGTTTTTTTCTTGTCGTCTTCCATCTTACTTTCCTGCTGCCCCGTTGATTTTCTCTTGTCCACGCGACCATGATGTGACCCCCAATACCGCACCCATGGCCATATGATACAGGCCATTGTATTGCAGGGTCAGGGGTTCCCAAACCGTTACAGGAGTGATGCCGTTATCCATCTGGAAATACCCCCATAACAGGGGCGCTATGATGAAATCGAACAAACACACCATGACATATGACCAACCTAATGCCGGTCGCCACCTGTTTTGAACCCATGTTTCGTTATTGTTCATCTTTCTTTCTTTCCAGATATTCTATCAGCATATCGAAATACAAATCCCGTTCGAATGGTAACATGTTTTCGATTGTGGATATGTCCCATTTGTGATGTTGTGCCAAGTCAAAGTTCATCCGGTAATACGTTGCCAGATTGCTATGACTCAGCATTAGGTAAAAAAATTGTCTGTTCCCCTTACCGTGAATACCTTGTCTTCCCCTTTAGAATCCTTGTAGGCAATTTCAAAATAGGTGTATGGTGTTGTTTCAAAGAACTTGGATATCTTGTTCAGAGTGGATTCATCAAAATCGTCAACGAATTCTTCAATCTCTTCCTTGCTATAGTCTTTAAGATCGAATATCTCGTCATCAACGGCAATGTAGTCGATACAGCTTAGGGCCAATTCAAGTTGGGCGGATTCGTTCTGAATATCCTCAATCACGCTATACAGGCTATCAATTGTCGGGTATTTCATGACCAATGACATGCTATCGCTAATTCTGATAACCTTGTCGTGATCATCGGATTTCATGGTTTTGGCGTCTTCAAGATTGAACGATAAAGGAATAGACTTCCCGTCTTCCCCTTTGATACTGAATTCGATCACGTTATTGATAGATTTTGACCTGATGTTGATAAACAGGTATTCCACATCGGATAGGGGAATATCCTCAATATCATCATTGACAAGGCAGTTCCCAATAACCTGTTTCAAGGCTAATGCGATTTGTTTTGAATCCCCGGATTCCCGTGCCATCAGGAAAATCTTTTCTTCCTTGGCTGTAAATGGCCGGAAATTGATTTCCTTGTCAAGACACGGAACCTTTACAGTGAAGATAGGATGTTCTATCTTTGGCAGCTTCTTTTTCATGATGACGGATTATCCTTAGAATAGGTTATTGAATATACGATTGACGGTTGTATAGGTATTGACGAGATCTTGAATTCCCTGCGGTTTTCGGATACCCTTGATTACCTGTACATATGAATTGAGGGATGCTATGTATTCGAACAATCCCGGCCCCCGGTTCATTCCGCCGGTCACGATACCCGAACGGCTACCGTCTACTGTCAGACTGTCATAGGCGAAGGATACCGGAAGCGTGGCGATTTCGTCATTACTCTCCCAAGAAAGGCTGAGGTTGCCTACCTCTACCGGATGCACGTTCGAAAACTGGTAGGTGTAATAGCGGTTCGGATCGTTAGGAGAAAAGAAGTGAACTTCCATCTGCGCGACATAATCAGTCTTGTAGGCTATCTCATAGGGCAATCTTCCATCAACTTCCGACAGGATACCGGCAGACGTATCATAGTTGACAATCGTTTGCATCCATGCGTGAAAGAATTCAAGAACCTTGTGGTTGGAATCTACCATGAACACTGTCGAGATAGACGGCAGGGATATGCCAGTCGGTCGTTGTTCCCTCTTACCAAATCCTTGCGGCATATGTTCATTGGTCGTGATAGCCATGGACGGGATATCAGCCGTCTTACAGAAGAACACCAATTCGTTTCCGGTCATCTTGCCAGACAAGGTATTCGGTAATGCCGTCAATCGGACGATGAAGACGTTGCTCTTGGCTAATCCATCCCGTCCAAGCTTCGATGTGAATTCGGAAATACTGAATGTCATTTGAGCATCTTTCTTGAATCTGACCACACAGTATCTTTCGTGGCCTTGATGAATGTTTCGGTCGGAAGGAATGCCGCGACAACCCATTGTTCATGGGGAATTCGCAGGAACCGTGATCTGAAATGCTTTCCGAGATATCTCTTCAGGCATGGTTTGAACGGGGCGAATTTCGAGGCACCTTTCAGGATTCCATAGCTGATGACCATTCTCTTGCGGTCATCGTATTTCGGGTTATTCTGGACCGCCAATAATTCATCGAACAATTTTGCCCGCAAGACTGGGGGAAGGTAATGGAGATTGATACCCAAGGGGCCGTCTTCATAGAAATGGATCGGGATCATCAGCGGGAATTGGTCATAGTATGGTAGTTCGTTCTTCCATTTCGGATCATAGAAGAATTGATACATCTTGCCGATACCAAGATTGCGCCAGTTGCCGATCAGGTTTTCGCGTTCTTCCCGAATAAGACGAGACGGGTTGATAGCCGTTTTCCGCAGGTTCTTGCGAAACCATGCTACCGATTCCTTGCTCTGGTCATTGGCAACCCCGGCATTCGCGGCCCGTTTCAGCGCATTTTGAATAACGGTCACTTATCAGACTCCTATATCGTCTTCGGTCAATATCTGGAAATGCCAACCCCGGCTTCGGCAGAAATCTTCGGCGGCTTCCCATTTCCGTCTATTTATCTGGAATGTGGCAACCTCACGCAAAAAGCTTCTCTTGTATCGTCCGGTAGGCGTCTTTCCCTTGCTCTTGTCGGGAGGTAAGGTCTGCTTTTTCGGTTTGACTTCCAGAACGATTGTGGCAATGTTTCCGAATTGATCTTTGCGTTTTACAATGAAATCAGTGAAGTATCTGTGCATCTTGCCGTCTATCGGGGACCGATAAGGAATGACCAATTCTTCGGACCCCCATTCGATAACGTCAGGATGTAGGTCAAGCTTTCTACACACCTTCAATTCCCAAGAACTTCTATAGATGATGTTCCTAGGATCGCCCCGGTATTTCTGTGGGTTCTTTGGTCTGAAACGCCCCTGATGATATTTGGCCATGCGTCTTTCGATAAATAGAATAGGATATCCCTATATTTAGAGAAAGAGGCTATGCAGAACCGTTCGCTTATCAAACCACCTAAATCGGTAATCGAGGAATCACGCCGCCAGAAACACGGTAACGTATTCTATCGGTTTCCTGATGATTTGGGGGCACATGCCATAGTCTTGAATTTCAAGAACTACAGCTTTTCGCAAACCCCGGCCCAGAACACTATCAACAATAGGGGGTCAATTGTTCTGCCATTGCCGTCAAACCTGACAGAAAGCTTCGACGTTAGAATGAACGGGGTAGATTTGAAAACGTTGGGGAATACCATTGCCAAAGGCGTAGATAATGCTGGTAGAGGGGAGGCGACTCCTGAATCGTTGGGAGCCAGTTTGGTAAAGGGTATAATCGACGCTTACAATGATGTGACGAGCGATTTCGATAAGAACAACCCTTTGTCATCTTTTTCGGAATGGGGCAGTGCTACCAAATTCCTGTTGAGGAACCAGTTGGATAGGATTTCGCCAACTGCATCTGCGGCGGTTGATGTTGGTCTAGGAACGGCCATGAACCCACATGTCGCCGTCAACTTCGACGGGATGAACCTGCGAAATCACACTCTGGCATGGTCATTTGCGCCGAAATCCAGAGAAGAATCCGACAAGCTGCGGAGTATCCAGAATTTCCTTAGACGCGAGATAACACCGAAATTCGTCGGCGATGGAGCGACAATCGCCAGCCGAACCGTTTTGAGATATCCGAGTATGGTCGATTTATTCTTTGTCGGAATTGACCCCGGCTATTTCTACTATTTCAAAAGATGTCTGGTGCAGTCAATGGCCATGGATTATACGCCGACAGGTGGCCATGCCATTCTACAAGGCGGTAAACCCGCATTCGTCAACATGTCTCTACAGCTTATCGAAACGAGTATTCACACGACAGAGGATTACGAATGAGGAATAACTATTTTGAGGCATTCCCGAAGGCATTATATTCCGGCAAGGTAATTCGGGATATCAAGAGACGTGTCAAGATACCGGATACCTTGACCGGAGATCCGTATGTCTATCTACCATATACGATTACCGGAGACGAAAGACCTGAATTGATTGCCTATCACTATTACGGATCGGCTTCCTATGTCTGGTTGGTATATCTTGCAAACGATATCATAGACCCTTATACCCAATGGCTGATGAATGATGAAGTGTTCGAAAACTACCTGATAAAGAAGTATCAGGAGAAATCCGGCACGATTGGCAATGACGTGATACGTTGGACAATGAACACGGATATTGATGACAATATCGTACATTACGTAAACAAGGACGATCCGAATATGAAGATATCCCCGGATACCGTAAAGTATTCGGCGGATTACGTCGCATCGGAATGGATTCCGGTTCGGGTCTATGATTACGAAGTCGCCTTGAATGAGAGTAAGCGTGTCATTACCTTGGTCAACAAGGTGTATCTACAAAGATTTCAAGATGAGTTGCAAAGGGTGATCAATGGTTAACAGAATTCAACCGGGCAGGTTTCTTCTGGACCGATTGCAGATAGAGGATTACCGAGGAAACGACAAAGAAGATATTCGCAACATGTTGCATATTGCAACAGTGACGGAAAGCATGTCATTGGGTTCTATTCGAGGAACGGCATCCATTCTTGATACGATCAACCTGCTATCAAGCTTCCCATTAAGAGGCGAAGAAACCCTCACCTTCACCCAAAGGGATTCCCTTGACACCCAAAGGACCGACAGGCTCAGCCTGTTTGCGGTCACAGATATCGAACCGAACAAGACCGGCACCGGAAATCTGTACAAGGTCCATTATACAAGCCCCGAGAAGCTTCTTTCCGAGACTGTCAAAATCAGCAAGGCTTACAGGGGGCGTATCAGCGATATCGTCAAGGCGGTGTTTGACGAATTCTATTCCATGGGGGAAAAGGGTATAGAGATTGAGGATACCGAAGGTGATTACACTTTCGTCATTCCGAACATGACCCCCGAACGTGTCATGCACTTTCTGGCACAACGGGCATATTCGTCGGAGAGAGGTTCGCAGTCTTTCAGGTTCTTTGAAACACGGGACAGATTCTATTTCGTCACAGACGATTACATGATAGAGAAATATTCCGATAATCCAGTCAAGTTCTTCTACAACAGCGAAGGCAGTTTCGACGGCGAAGGTTTAACCGTCATGATGAACCAGACGATTTCATATCACGAGGCCAGTCGGGCAGATTCCATGGTCGAATTAGCGACAGGTTCCTACAAGAGACGTTTCCTTGAAGTCGATATCCTGAATCAGAGTATCAAAAGAAATGAGATAGGTTATACCGATATCAAGGATGGATTTCCAAAATTTGATCGTGTCTCTAAGGAAAAGCATAGCAAAGACTTTGTTGACGATTACCTTTCGGAAAGGACGGAAGGCCCGGTCATCTTCAAGGATTATGCGGATCAATCGACCGGCAACCGTTTCGGTATGCAGACAATGACTCATTATGACGAAATCCTACCAAACAAATTCATGTATTTTGCCCACAAGAAACGTTCTCAAATCACAATCAAGGTCTATGGGAGAAATACCATTACGGCAGGTATGGTGGTCGATTTCGCCCTACCTGAGATAAGCACATTGACGGATGAGAAAAGACGCAATCCTGTCTCGGGTAAGTATCTCATAGAGTCAATCAACAATAACTTTGTTGAAAGTGAATATACACAAGAAATGCTCCTGTCTAAACTGGAATGGAACGAAGAATGAATGAGGGAATGAATAATCTTGTCGGGTTCATGGGGGTTGTGGAGGATAACCGCGATCCGATGAAGCTTGGCCGGGTTCGGGTGCGAGCATTCGGCTTCCACAGTGACGACAAGACCGAGATACCGACCGATGCTTTACCATGGGCTAATATCATCAATGGCGGTTATGGTGGCGCTTACAAGCCGCCTGCCATCGGGTCATGGGTATTCGGTTTCTTCATGGACGGGGCAGACGCCCAACACCCGCTCCTGATCGGCACTCTGGCATCCATGCCGACACAATTCATGAAAGATACGTCAGGCATTAATTTCGACGGCACAGATCCTTGCAATCTCTATCAGCCGACTATGCCAAGATTGGCCCGCGCCGAATCCCTTGAAGAGACTTCGGTACTGGTCAAGAACGTTCTTGGTGGGCAGGATGTGGAAACCGCCGATGGAGTCAATTGGAAAACACCGACTTCACCTTACAATACCGAATACCCTCATAATGCGGTCTATGAATCATCTTCGGGACATGTCATGGAATTTGATGATACCCCCGGCAATGAGCGAATCAATATCTACCACAAATCAGGTAGCTACATCGAAATTGATGCCTATGGCAACACGATCCATAACAGCCGGGGCGCTTCGACAACGGTTATAGAACGTAATGGGAATGTATTGGTAAGAGGTGATTGTAATATCACGGTCGAAGGTAATGCGACGATCAAATCCGGGGGAGATTTGGCAATGGTAGTTGACGGGGATATGACACATACCGTCCATGGCAGCTATACCCTGAATATAGCCAACCGCTTTGATGTGAATGTCGGGCAAGCTATCCGTGGCCAAGCCGGTAGAATGATTTTCGAGACGACAACGGATTTCATAGATCTCAAATCAGCAGGAGAAATCCGGGTAAATTCTGAAGGCAACATGTCCCTCTTGTCAGGCGCAGAAATGTATCTTGACGGGTCAAAAATTGATCTGGCAGATGGAAAGGCGATTGCCGCAGATTCAACGGAACTAGGTGCCCCCGTCCAACCCAAGACCAAGACGAGAAAACCCAAGATTACCCGAAATCCTCTATCCGTGACGGATATTGACGATGGAGACACAATCGCATGACGTGTAGCAATACAACAATTGTCACGATCAACAGCAATTCGCCGTATATAAGCGAAACCGTCAATGTCGTGACCCCGGAATATTTCACAGGATTATCCGACTACCCGAGAATTCTTGACGAATTCGGGAAGGATATCAATCGTGGCGAAACCCTGCTACGTCGATATGGCGGGGTCGATAATCTATTGCCGGTCATGTCATATTTCAACAATAACCTTTCGCCAATCGTCAAGGACAATCCGAGCCTGTATCCGAATGTGAATGATAGAATCGTTCGGGTAGGTGTTACTTATGTTGAAATGGCGGAATTCATGGATTCCTATGCCTATCCAGATACCGATACATTCCAGAATGCCATGAAAACATCCCCGACAACAATCCTGTCAGAATTGGACAGGTTCTTGTCTGCCGGATTGATTACAACGGCATTAGGTGGATTGTGCAGCTTCGTTCCGGGTATCGCGAATGCAGTCAACAAGATCATGAATGGTGGACTATCCGATATTTCGGCAAAACTGCGGTCATTCGGAACAATCGTCAAACGGGTGGTGGATCAGCTTGTTGCCGATTCCCTGAAGAAGATTGATGCCAGTCTGAGACGTATACAGAATCTTGTAAGTGGGTTTCCTCTACAGACACAAACCTTTCAGTCAATGAATGATCGTATCGGTGAAATGTACGCCGATTTGCGAATATCCCTGTCGTCGGTAAATGTCGAGAATCTTAAATCACGTATCGACACATTGATGATAACCGCATCGAACGCCTTCAAGGAACGAAAGCTTGATGGTAGTATTGTCGAATACCTGCTATACCTGTTCTGTCGTATGTCGTCATTTGTCGAAAGCGATATCAAGAGCATGACAGAACCTTTCGTCAGGCTATCGACAAAATCGGCGGAAGAATACGAAAAGCTGCGGCTTATGTCGGAAGACAATACAAGACAATCAGTCGAGGCAGGTAGATTGTTCGCCGAACCTGTATCTTTGAAACAGGATTGTCAAACGTTCGAAAATCTGCATAATGCCGCGTTCATTCGTCCGCTTGGCAATGACCAGATCACGTCAAGACTTATGGAAGATCTGCAAAAGGATTTCAACTTGACTAGGACTCAAGCCGCTGGTATAGTCGGGAATCTATCACATGAAACTCAGGGGTTCGAGATTTTACAAGAGGTTTCCCCCTTGGCCGGAAGAGGTGGTATAGGATATGCCCAATGGACCGGGGCCAGACGAGAAGCATTCGAACGTTATGTCGCCGAACGCGGTCTTGACATAACTTCATATGATGCGAACTACGGATTCCTGAAACAAGAACTTCGATCAGGTGAAGGACAGGTTTTGAACAAGATTCGGAACACCGATTCCGTCAACGCAGCTACCGAAATTTTCTCTCAAGATTTCTTACGTCCCGAAATACCGCGCATGGAGTCTCGCAAGTCTTACGCCAACCAAGCATACATCAACCCGAGACCTAAAAGTGACGGGTTGGATGGTCGCATGATTTTCACAAAGGGTACGCCAACCCGTCATCATAGTGAATGGAGCAACCTTTCCTTCACCGGAAAAGTTATCAACAATCCTTTCTGGAATTCAGAAAAAGTCGTGTCGATGCGTGACTATGGCGGCGGTCAAGTCATCCCTAAAAAGCTTGGCCTGCCAAATGATGTCGGATATTGGTACACCGAAGCAAAGGTTCTTGAAATGTTGAATGAGGTGGGAAAGATGATGGGACGTACGCTAAACGTCACCTCCGCATTCCGACACCCGGTCTATAATCAATATTTGAGAAACACTGGCGTAGGGGCGGCAAAGAACAGTCAACATCTTTCTGGAAAGGCTCTGGATGTGTTGATGGGGGGTATAAACAGAGATTTATTCGTATCCCGGTGCAAGAATATCGGATTCAAGGGGTTCGGGTACTATAACAGTTTCATACATGTGGATATTGGACCGGCAAGAAGCTGGTCGTCATAACAGGAGAACAAGACATGGAAATTATCTTAATCGCACTTGTAGGTATCGTCGTGGGAGTCTTGTATGGACGCTACAAGAGAAACAAACAACCCAAAGAGATCGTCATGGTGAAGTCTGACAAAGAGAAAAAGTTTAACAAGATGAGTTGAAATCTTTGTTGTCTTCCTCTATGTTCTAAACATGTAAGCGATAGAAGGAACACGAAGATGACCGAACAAACCATGTTTGATTTTGGGACTGGCCCGGTCCCGGCCCACCGCCACCCCAACGGGGGCGGTTGGGTCGCTGATACGGCGCATGTTGCTGATAGTGCATATGTCGGGCCGAATGCTCAGGTTTCAGGTAATGCTCGGGTTTCAGATAATGCTCGGGTTTTCGGAAAGGCTCGGGTTTTCGGAAATGCTCGGGTTTCAGATAATGCTCGGGTTTTCGGAAAGGCTTGGGTTTACGGAAAGGCTCGGGTTTTCGGGAATGCTCGGGTTTTCGGGAACGTTTGGGTATTCGATGATGCTCAGGTTTCTGGGAATGCTCAGGTTTTCGGGTATGCTTGGGTTTTCGGGAATACTTGGGTCTGCGATGATACCAAAATCACTGAATAATCCTGAAAACGTCCCTTCGGGGGCGTTTTTTTTTCTTGACAAATTTCCTTATAGACCCTATATTAAAGATGTAAGCGATAGAAAGGAACGTTGAGATGACCGAACAAACCATGTTTGATTTCGGAACCGGGCCGGTCCCGGCCCATCGCCACCCCAACGGGGGCGGTTGGGTTGCCGATACCGCCTATGTTGCGAATACGGCTTTTGTCGGCCCGGATGCTCGGGTTTGGGGAGATGCTCTGGTTTCGGATAATGCTCGGGTTTTCGGAAAGGCTCTGGTTTTCGGGAATGCTCGGGTTTCTGGGAATGCTTGGGTTTACGGGAATGCTCGGGTATTCGGGTATGCTCTGGTATTTGGGCATGCTCGGATTTTCGAGTATGCTCAGGTATACGGAAAGGCTCATGTTTCCGAATATTCTCAGGTTTCGGGTAATGCTTGGGTTTCTGGATATGCTCGGGTTTTCGGGGATGCTCGGGTTTTCGGGGATGCTCGGGTTTTCGGAAAGGTTTGGGTATGCGGTAATGCTCAGGTTTCTGGGAATGCTTGGGTGTCCGGGGACATCAAAATCACTGAATAATCCAGAAAACGTCCCTTCGGGGGCGTTTTTTACTTGACAAAGTTTCTTATAGTCCCTATATTAAACATGTAAGCGATAGAAGGAACATGAAGATGACCGAACAAACCATGTTTGATTTTGGGACTGGCCCGGTCCCGGCCCACCGCCACCCCAACGGGGGCGGTTGGGTCGCTGATACGGCGCATGTTGCTGATAGTGCATATGTTGGGCCGGATGCTCGGGTTTTCGAGGATGCTCAGATTTTCGGGAAGGCTCGGGTTTACGGGGATGCTCGGGTTTACGGGGATGCTCAGGTTTCGGACAATGCTCGGGTTTACGGGAATGCTCAGGTTTTGGGGAATGCTCGGGTTTATGAAAAGGCTCAGATTTTCGGGAAGGCTCGGGTTTACGGGCATGCTCGGGTTTTCGGGTATGCTCGGGTTTACGGGGATGCTCGGGGTTCCGGGTATGCTTTGGTTTCGCGCAATGCTCGGGTTTTGGAGAATGCTTGGGTTTCTGGAAAGGCTCATGTTTTCGGGATTGCTCGGGTTTACGGAAATGCTCGGGTTTCGGGTGATGCTCGGGTTTCGGGTGATGCTCGGGTTTACGGGAATGCTCGGGTTTCCGGTGATGTTTGGGTGTCCGGGGACATCAAAATCACTAAATAATCCTGAAAACGTCCCTTCGGGGGCGTTTTTCTCTTGACAAAGTTACCTAGAGTTCCTATATTAATCATGTAAGCGATAGGAAAGGAAACGAGACATGACCCAAGAATATGCCAACAAGGTTCTCTACACCGATGTTGAACCTTTCGAGGTTGTCGAGACTCGGACTGAGCGGAAAAAGATGATCCGGCCCATGAAAGCGACTCTGAAGCCTGACTGGAAGCCTGACATGATTCCCGGAGGTTTCGCGGCCCATACGGTCAATAACTATTCACAAGAATACGACTACGAATCCCTGCCGAACGAAGAAACCTTCGCCATCCGGCAACGGAAAAACGGAAAGTGGTTCGACAAGTACGGGAACCGCTACAACATTTCCGACAAACCCCGGCGGTTCTACGACTACAACTTCTGAGAAATGACAAGGGGGCGCAAGCCCCCTTTTTATAGGTGAAAACATGGCCAAAGCCGTCTATAACCCCGAAACCGGAAAAGTCGCTTGTGTTTTGCTGCAAGCCGTATATCGGGGCGATTTGTCTATTCCCCAATTGTTCAAAACCGAAGATTGGGAACTAGGGCCGGTAGAAGGACAAAGGATGTTCAATGCGACCAAAGAGCAATGGGAATTTATAGCGTCATTGTCAAAACAAGAACGGATCGAACGTTTCAGGAAAGCGGAAAAGGGTGAAAAATGACCAGAGAACTTTGCAAATCCGTATGTCGTGAATGTCCCTTCAAGAGAACTTCGGCACCGGGATACCTAGGGGAATCTTCAGGTGATCCATGGGACTTTCTGAGCAGTTTCAGTTTCGGAAACGGACCCCTGCCCTGTCACCTTCAGGTGAATTGGGAACGTGAGGATGCCCAAGAGAAGGCCCAGACTGCCCGGCTCTGCCGGGGAGCCATGACCATGCTTCGGAACGAAATGAAAATGCCGGATGATCCTGATTTGAAAGAAGCCTACATGTCTGTGGAACCGGATAAAGAGACTGTGTTTTCGAGTCGAAGCGAATTTATACAGTATCATCATAACCCGAGACTTGCTTCCGTCTTTCGGGATATGTTGAGATAGAAACGGATCATATAGGAAACACCGCAGGGGGGCCGTCAGGCCCCTTTTCACATTCGTTAAGGGTGTAAAGAGAACCCTCTAAGGAACCTTGTCATATCCCATACCTATCTCATATGATCCTTAAACAATCCAGATAGGAAACACCGCAGGGGGCCGTAAGGCCCTTCATATAACCATTAAAGGGAATCATCCTTACATTCACCTCTATAGGTTTCCGATAGACACACTTATCCTTAAATCCCTTCAAAGACCTTATAAGCATTTGAAACCATTCAGGGTTCTTTAAGGTTTCTTGATTTCTTAGTGTTTCTTAACTCTTTGCTGCGCAAAGGTCAAACCTTACGGTTTGACTTATTCCTATCAGGAGTCTATAACGAATCAGTTAATGATTCTTTTCATATCTTTTAGGCCAATATACCTATTATACCAAATTCCGAAAACCATGTCAAGAGTAAAAATGACTTTTTGAGAAAGACATTAAAGAGTGTGATAAAAAAACAACATAAGGTCTGTAAGACACACTTATCCTTAAATCCCTTCAGGGACTTTTCAGAACCTGAAATCATTTGAAATCATTCAGGGTTCTTTAAGGTTTCTTGTTTCTTCTAAATATTTTCAACTCTTTGCTACGCAAAGGTCAAACCTTACGGTTTGACGGGTTCTTATCAGGAATCAATAAACGAATCATTTCATATCTTTTAGGCCAATATACCTATTATACCAAAACCCGGAATCAATGTCAAGAGGGAAAATGACTTTATCCAGAAAAAATCGTCAAGTGGTGTATTCTGATTACAGGAAGGATCTTAAAGCATCCCCTGTCAATAACGATTTGGCCCGAAGAACGGATGATGATTCTATCAAGGAATCCATTCGAAACCTGATCCTGACAGATAGGGGAGAACGGTTATTCAACCCCGAAATCGGCTCTGACATTCGGGGTATGTTGTTTGAGAACATCACACCAGACCTTGTTGTCGTGTTACGCGAGAATATCCGCAACACGCTAGAGAATTACGAGCCAAGGTGTAACGTCATTGAAATCGTGGTTGACACTTCGGTTGACTCAAATTCCGTATTCGTTCGAATCATTTTCAATACCATAAATACTGAGGAACCTTCTACACTTGACCTTTTACTTGACAGGGTGAGATAAATGACCACAAAGCCTATTACCGATCTTGACTTCGACACTATCAAGGCGTCATTAAGAACCTATCTGAAAGGTCAGGACAGGTTCAAGGATTACGATTTCGAAGGGTCGAATATGTCGGTTCTGCTAGACATACTCGCCTATAACACCTATCATAACAACTTCTATACGAACATGATGTTCGCGGAAATGTTCTTGGATTCGGCTCAGGATCGTGATTCCATTAATTCACATGCCAAGTCCCTAAACTACACACCGCGTTCGGTTCGCGTGGCCCGCGCCAATATCGACGTTACCTTGAGTGTTGCCGGAACCCCGTCCTTCATCACCATTCCCCGCTATACCAAGTTCACGTCAAGAGCAGGCACGAAAACCTTCCCATTCGTGACTCTCGATTCATATACCGTTGTTCCTGAAAACGGGGTCTATTGCATCCGGTCAATGCCGATCTATCAAGGTAAGGTGGTGTCAGAGACATTTTCGGTATCTGGAAACCTTGAACAGAAATTCAAAATCTCTTCTGATAACGTTGATACCAGTACGATTCGTGTTATGGTGAGAGATAGTGCGGAAGTCGATTCGCGAAAGACTGAATATGTCCTAGAGGATTCTATCATCGGTGTTAAAACGGACGACAAGGTGTTCTATGTCGAAGCGGATGACGGCGGTTATTCTCTGACTTTCGGTCGAAATCTTTTCGGGGCTTCTCCTGTTACTGGCAACATCGTGGAAGTCACATATCTGGTGACGGAAGCCGATGAAGCCAATGGATTGAACAGTTTTTCCGCTACGGATACCATTTCAGGATATGCGGCAAGTGTCGTGACCGTATCCAAAAGCTATGGCGGCGCACCCATAGAAAGCTTGGACAGTATCCGGTTCTTTGCCCCTAGGGCGGCACAGATTCAGGAAAGAGCCGTGACCGAAAGCGATTACGGAATCCTGTTGAAAAACCGTTTTCCCGAAGTGCAGGCGGTCGCGGTCTATGGAGGTGAGACACTTGACCCGCCGCAATACGGCAAGGTATTCGTGGCGGTTGACGTGAAGAATGCGGATGGGGTATCGGCCAATGCCAAGACAAGGTTCCGTCAATTCCTGCAAGAGAGAAACCCTCTGACGATTGAGCCGGTTATCATAAACCCCGAATTCTTGTTCGTATCAGTTGATACCACAATCTATTACAACACGGAAACGACAGCCGGGACCGCCGCCGATATTCGCTCGTATGTCAGCAAGGCCATACTGGACTTCTCGGATAGCACTCTTGCAGATTTCAACAAGACCCTTCGTTTTTCAAAACTTCTGAAAGCCATTGATGAATCCGACGCCAGTATCATGTCCAACAATACTCAGGTTCGGGCCATTCTGGAAATTTCCCCGGAATTCGGCAAGACTGGCAGTTATGTGCTTGACTTCAAGAACCGTATGAAAAACTCGCAACCCCTATCATTTTCCGACAGCGCCGCTAACCATACCCCGGTCATCAAGTCATCCTCATTCGTCTATAAGGGTGCAAGCGGTTTCTTCATGGATGACGGTATCGGCGGGCTATACATCGTTCGTATCAGCGATGACAAGTTCGTTCCGCTTCTCAAGAATGCAGGGACCGTGGATTACGAAACGGGCAAGCTGACGATTTCCGAATTCGAGATAGATTCCTATACCGGAACCGGAATCAAATTCTATGCGAGAACGGCCATTGACGATATCACATCCCCGAAGACCCGGATTATAAGTATCCGAGACCAAGACGTTAACATTACGGTTCTTCCAGCGAAAGAATAATAACCTATGACAGATTTTGTCAAAACAGTTTCACACGCCATAGAAACCCAATTCCCGAACCTGTATCGGGAAGAGGGTAGAGAAATGGTCGAATTCGTCAAGGCATACTACGAATTCCTTGAAACCGACAAAGAGTCCTATCTGAACCGGGGGAAATCGGCTTCGGAATCATTCGACGTGGACAAGACACTAGACGAATTCATTGTCAAGTTCAAGAAACAGTATCTGGCGGATTTCCCGTTTGTGGCGGCAACCGACAAACGTTTCATGATAAAGCATATCCAAGACTACTACAAGTCTAAAGGAACCATTCAGGGCCTGAAACTCCTGATGCAACTTCTCTATGGTGACGAGGTTGATGTTTACTATCCGAGTTCTGATATTCTGAAACCGTCTGCCTCAGAATGGCACAAGCCGGAATATATCGAAGTTACCAGATCTCCGAAAATCAAATCCTATCTGGATCAACAGATTACGGGAACGATTTCACTTGCCAAAGCCTTTGTTGACGGTATCGTCACGAAACGAATCAATGGCAAGATCATTGACGTTCTGTATCTATCAGACGTGAAAGGGGTATTCAAGAGGGGGGAAAACGTTGTACTACCTGATGGTGAGATTGCGGACTCTCCGACGATTATCGGTTCCTTGTCGGATGTACAAATTACCCTAGGTGGTCGGGATAACAAGATCGGCGACATTTTCGACGTTGTATCCGACAGCGGAACCCAAGGACAAATCCGGGTCACGAAAACCATAGATGCGACCGGGCAGGTTGACTTTGAAATTGTCGGCGGCGGATCAGGTTACACCAAGACCGATACGACCGATATCTATATCTCGGATTCTGTCGTCTTCCTAGATAACCCCAACAAGGATTTCATCAAATACGAGAGGGTTGAACAACCTCTTGAAACTCTATCTGTTCTGTCAGGAACCGATGTTCTTTCGAATGTCGTTTATGGAACCGTTCTTGAAGGGTACAATTCATCGAATACGGTCATTGCGACCGGCAAGGTGATTTCCTCAGCCAATACGGATGCGAATGGCGTTTCAATAAGTATTCCATCGGCAAACGGCAATATCAAAGTTCTCCTGACAAGCGGTTCATTCCGATTGCAGGAACGTCTTGCTTTGTCTGGCCCTATCGGTGTGTCTGTTGGGGATATTGTCGAGGAAGAGGATCTTGTTACTCTGAATGTGTCTAATGTGACCGGAACCTATTCTGTCGGCGAAACTGTAAAACAGACAGTTACCAAGACAATCAGCAATACGGATTTCACTACAAGCTATTCATATGGGGTTATCGACTCCATCAACGGGGCGATTCTGGTATTGTCAGAATGTTTCGGTGATTTCGTGACCAATGAATCATTGGTGGGCGCTAATGGTGCTACATCAACGGTGTCGAATGTCACGGTAGATCAAGTTGGTGCCAGAGCCAAAGTATCGTCGGTTGTCGATGCCAATACCATTATCGTTGATGAGATCTTCGGAATCTTCGACGTTAATGGCGTGGTAAGGGGGGGAAAATCGCGTCTGCAAGCAACCCTGCTATCCGCGACTAATGATGGTGCAGTTGATGTCAGAATCGGGGCCAATACATCGGCCAATGCAGTTATCGACATTGTATCTGACAAGACCATTTCTGGTATCGTGATAGGACAAAACACATCCGCGATAGGGGTATATGGCAACAGCGAACGTTTCTATTCAGGCGACGGAACATTTATAAAAACCGTTCGCGATGAATTGTGGAACCCGCCGAAATTCGAGAAATTTGAACCGACATACGGGTTTCCGAATCCTGACCTTACCTATTCGGCCAATGCTTCCATTGACGATCTGAGTCTTTATTCTGGACCTGACGTGGCCAAAATCTTCAAATTCGATGTGAAACTACCTGATTTCAATATCGGCGATCCGACCGGAAGCCTGATGTCGATGGGGGGACAGACAAACGCCCTGTGGGCCGGTATCCGCAGTGACGGGGTAGGGGGATATCTCTTCCGCGTGAGAGCGGGCTACGGGGCCGCTGTAACGGCCAACACGGCCCTTATCGACGTGCCCGTGTCCCAACTACCTCTATCCGGTGACATGGCGGCGCATATCGTCTTTGGAACAGCCGGTGACATGAAGCTGTATATCAACGGATTGTTACAGGCGAGTGCCAGCGGATATGTCAAGGCGTTCGGGAATGTGCCGGGTAATTATGGCAACCCGAATGTCATTCCGGCAGGTGAACCAAATCGCCCATGGGCGGGCAAGATCCTATCTCCGCTGCAAATATGGTGGCGTCCCGAGAATGCCGATGCCATTCCCGGTAATATCAAGGAATTGAAACAGAAAGAAATCAATAGCGTTTCTACTGGCAATTCGGCAGACTTCAAAATAGGTGATATTGCCAATGAGGAAGTCGTTACTCTGAATACCGACCTTATAGGTGCGAACAATTTCGCAAACATTCCGTTTGTGAATGTGGGTCTTGATGGGTCAGGTTCGGGTGTCGGTTTCGTGGATTCCGTTACTATCTACAATGGCGGAACCATGTATTCTAATGGAACAATCGTGACCTTCTCGGGTGGCGGATATGCCAACGGAAACCCTTTGGTCGCCGCCGAAGGTAATATCACGACAGATGCTAATGGCTCAATAACCAGTATTACAGTAACCAATCCGGGCGAAGGGTATTTCGAAATGCCTGTCATGGATATAGGTACGACGAGTGGAATCACGGCCAATGTCGAACCTGTCATGGATTATGGATATGGTTTCGAAAGAAGTCCGAACGGAGATTCTTCGACAATCATTGCCGATCTTCTGACAAACGATAATTTTACGATTGGTGAGATTTCAAGACTGACTTCAATCAACCCCGGAACCGGATATAATGCCGATCCTTTCATTACGGTAAGAAACAAGTATATCGCATCACATAAACGCGGTAACTATATCATCAAGATTTCCTCATTGTCTGGTTCTTTCGTGCCCGGTGAATTGATCGTGCAGGGTGCGGTTATCGCAGATGAAACTTATATCGAAGACATGGCCGGTGTCGCTATCGAAGATATGTCCGGGACAAAAATTCTTACCATGGATTCAACCGAAGGTTCGGTCATCGAAGACATGGCCGGGGCACCTATTCTGGATATGGCAGGAGATCAGATCCAGTTGATGAGTTCGTCTATTACCCGGACATATGGTAAGGGTAAGGTAATCTCTGCCAATACCACACATGTCATAATCGAAAGAACGAATTTCCAGACAGCCTTTGTCAAGGGTGTCCATATTACCGGAAACCTGACAGGGGCTTCGGCCAATGTCGATGAAGTCGTGGCTATCGAAGATTACAATATCATGGGGGATAATGCGAATATTGACGGGGATGTCGTGTCTGCCAACGGTATCGCGGTTGAGGTGGAAGTGATCGACTCAGGATTCGGATACGAGGATCTTGGGGAAGTCACTCTGGCAAATCCGAATACCCCTTTCATCATTACCGGAAACGCGAATGTCGTCAATCACGGTAAAGGTTCGGGTTACTGGCGTAGTAATATTTCACACCTTTCGTCATCAAAGAAAATTCAGGACAGCGACTATTACCAAGAATTCTCGTATGATGTTCTATCAGGGCGTTCGCTAAATAGATACGAAACCGTTTTACGTAATGTTCTTCATGTCGCTGGCACAAAGCTATTCGGGGGTATCCGAAAGGTGACGCAAGTTGAATCCAAGGCACAGGCCAAGGATTCGGTCATTACAATAACCTAGCAAGGGAACCGATGGGAAAGCTAGTCACACCTAATTTCAGAATCAAGATGGCTGAAAACTTCGTGGATACATTCGATCCTTCGGAGAACAACTACTATTACCTGTATGCTGCCAAAAGCGACACATTTCCTGACGATTCCAATCCACCCGACATATCCCCATCCATTACCGAAACATATATTGACATTCACGATGAATTGTCATTCGGCAAAAGGGTTACGACGAATGACGTATATCGTGTTGTCAAAAAGGTGATGTGGGATAGCGGCGTGGTCTATGATATCTATGACCATACCGATATTGACTTACCCTACAAGAATTTTTTTGTTGTGACAAGCGAAAGTTCCGAGTATTCCGTGTTCAAATGTCTAGACAACAATTCTGGGGCACCTTCTACAGACATGCCCTTGAAATCCGAAACGTCACCTGATGATGAGTATTACAGAACCAATGACGGCTATGTGTGGAAGTTTTGTTACTCAATTTCTGATACAGTTTTCAACAATTTTTCTACCTTGAATTTCATTCCTGTTGTCGAGGATGTAAATGTTGCTGCCAATGCGGTTAACGGTGCTTTGGAAACCTTCATCATCGAAACGCCCGGTTATGATTACAACAGCTATGTTAGCGGAACCGTAAAGGAATCTGCTGTAGCGGGTAACAACTTGATTATGTCGATCCAGAGTGAATCACAATTATCTGCCAATACTGATTTCTACAAGAACAATACGTTCTTTATCCGAAGCGGTCGCGGGGCTGGACAGGCCAGAACGATTGCCGAATATATCGTGACCGGAAACGAAAGACGAATTCTGGTGGATAAGGAATTCGACATTCTACCAGATTTTACATCAAATTTCGACATTGGCCCGAGAGTTAGAATAACCGGAGACGGACAAGATGCCGTAGCTATTGCTACAGTCAATTCAACCTCTAATTCAATCGCCAGCATAGAGGTTGTCAATAGAGGATCGGGGTATACATATGCCGATGTAACGATTGTAGCAAATACAGGATATATCGACCTACAGACAAATCAAGCGAAACTGCCGGTGGCCGCAAAAGTTCGTCCGATCATTTCACCTAAAGGCGGGCATGGGTCGAATGTCTTTGATGAATTGTATTCAACAGGTGTCGTAATATCCGTTGAATTCAACGGGGACGAAAACGGTACAATACCCTACCAGAACGATTTCAGGAAATTCGGGTTATTGAAGAACCCATATTTCGCCAACACTGTGTTGACCCTTGAAGATACTTCAGGCTTTGCCGATGGTCAGATATTAACGCAAGGTCTGGTGACTGCGGAGATTGCCGGGATCGGGGCAGATGGTGACAATACCATTCGTCTTAGAAAGGTATTGGGACAGTTCGTTGACGGGGTTTCTGTAACATCATCAAACACGACAAATACATCCATAGCTACATCAAATGTTGTAGCGGTTGATCGGAATATCGGCACATTCAATCAATTACAATCCCTATCGGTAAACGTGACGGATCAGGGGCCGAATGGTTCGGGGTTCCTTGAAGACGAGGTTATCGACCAACCTGAAACCGGAGCGACAGGTATAGTATATTCAGCCAATAGCACAGTCATTCAGGTGGCAAACGTGAAAGGGTATTTCGGGGTTTCGGATGATGCGTCCGGTAAAGTCGCCGAAGTCTTTGGGAAGACAAGTTCCGCCGTGGCCAAGGTCAACGGCAAAGTTCTCGGAGATCTCGAAGACGGTTCCGGGGATATCCTATATATTGAGAGTATGGAGCCGATTTCACGTTCGGCAACACAAAGAGAACGAATTAAGTTCATCATAGATTTCTAAGAGGTAGTTAATGAGCCTTAACACAAACACCAACCAGTCGCCGTATTTTGACGATTTCGATGAAAGCAAGAACTTTCATCGGATTCTATTCAAGCCTTCGGTGGCGGTTCAGGCGCGTGAATTAACCCAACTTCAAACCATTCTCCAAAACCAGATCGAACGGTTTGGTGACAATATCCTGCGCCAAGGGACGGTCATCAGCGGGTGCAGCTTCAGCGAAATCCGTAATCTTGGTTTTGTCAAAATCCTTGATCTTCAAGGAAACGGCGCACCCGTATCCATGTCATCCTACAAGACCCATAAAGCCGTGGGTAAGACTACAGGTGTTACGGCTATTGTTACCGAAGTGGCAACAGGTTTGGAAAGCCAAGTTCCTGACTTGAATACTCTATTCGTCACCTATACCGGAACAGGGGCGAATGATGACAAGGTGTTTTCTGGAACGGAAACGATTGAGATTAGAGATATTGATACAGATGCCTTGATTGCTGAAGTTGTTGCAGCCGGTACAGTCGATACAGATTCCGTAGGCACAGCCTATGCGGTACGTCTAAGTGATGGCATCATTTATCAAAAGGGGTTCTTTGTTCGCGTTGACGAGCAATTGACAATCGTTTCAAAATACACGAACCTGCCAGATAACATTTCCCTAGGGTTCGTCACTGACGAATCTATCGTAAATTCCAACAACGATACGTCGCTATTGGATAATGCCCAAGGGCATCCGAACGAAAATGCGCCGGGCGCTGATCGTATCGTATTGACTCCTAGGCTTATCGCCGTGGATTCGACAATTGCAGATGATGACGAAACCTTCCTTGAATTACAGAAATACCAAGGTGGACGAATTGTCAGCCAAAACCTGACTACACAGTATTCGACCATTTTCAATGAAGTGCAGAAACGTACATTCGAGGAATCTGGTAACTACACAGTAAACGAATTTCCTCTTGCTATTACGAACAATTCAGCAAATTCATCCCTACTTGATCTTTCAGTGGGTCGAGGTCTTGGATATGTTGACGGTCGCCGTGTCGAATTGCTTGACCGCTATGTATTGCCGCTGGATAAGGCGACGGAATTCGAAACAGAAATTCAACAGAATATTACGACCAATTACGGATCATATGTAATCGTCAAGGAATACATGGGCGGCTTCTCTTATCAGAATGCCGCGACCGTTACCTTGCATGATGTGGCATTGGCTCGCGCTACGGCGGGTAGCACCGGAACATATCCTAGTGCATCGAAAATCGGCACGGCAAAGATTCGTTCGGTGATGAAACATGCCGGTACGTTAGGTTCTGCCCAGACACAATATCGTCTTTACATTACCGATATCGTCATGGATTCTGGAAAGAACTTCGATGACGTTCGTTCGGTATTCCATGACGGAAGTATCAAAGGTGCCGCCGATCTCATTCTGGAAAGCGGGCGTCCGGTCATCAAGGAACGCGCGTTCGGTTCATACATTTTCGAAATTGGCAGAAGTGCCATCAAATCGGTTGTATCGGCTACCACTGATTATGTATATCGTACGGTAAATAGTTCGCTAACCGCAGATTCCATTACCGCGAATATCGTTATCAACCTGACAGGAAACGATGAATGGCCATATGGTATCGGTATCCTGAATGATACTCAAAAGGCTGATTTCGAAGTTATCGCGAATGCTACTCAAAGTCCATATACCCAAGGGGTTCCGATCAATCTGACAGGAGCGACAATCGAAGTTACCAGCAGCCAATCATTGACAATCACTCTGCCGTCTACACCAGCGGCGGATATGGCGGCTATCGTCTATTACAATGTAAAGAGAACCATTGCTGCACCTCGCAAGAAAGACATCAAGTATGTCTATGTCAAGATCGACACAGCAACGCACCCGAATACGAATAGCGGTTCCTATAGTCTAGGTCTGCCGGATGTTATCGGTATCGAAAACGTTTGGCAGGGTAATACCTATTCCGAAAGCAATCCTTCGGTCAAGTCTAAATTCCGGGTTCTGAAAAACGATACTCTAGAGACATACAACCTTTCCAGACTGGTGACAGCCGGATATTCAATTCCGGCGAATAGCAAACTATTGGTCAAGTTGAAAGTCTATAGAAAGAACACAACCGGCTCTTATGCCGAAGGGTTCTTCACGGTCGATAGCTACCCGATCAATGATAGTGATGGGGCACCGAATACCTCAATTCGCACGGAAGATATTCCGATCTTTGTCGCCAAAGACGGAAAGAGATACGATTTGCGTAATTGCATAGACTTCCGCCCCTATGCCGAAAACACCGCATCTTATGCCGAAACGGAAGCTGCGGCTACAATCAACCCGAATGGCACGACAACCTTCGGGAGTGGCGATCTATACATCCCCGCCCCGAATGAGAATATCGAAACAGATTACGAATACTACATGAACCGTTTCGATATCCTGTATATCGACAGTGAGGGTAATTTCGTGGTCGATAAAGGTGAGGCGAGCGAAAAACCGACTCCACCAGCGCCGCCTAGTTCTGGTATGATTCTGGCAACGATCAATGTTCCTGCCTATCCGTCCCTACCGAAAAACCTTGCGGATCGGAAGAACCGCCCGGAATTCGGGGTCACGATAAAGA